CTCATTGATGGGTGAAAGGTTTGCCAACTTAGCAAATCTGCGGACAACTGCCTCGCTTAATAGTTTCTTAGCCATAATTATAAATCTCCTTAATCCTTAAAGCGTTTTTTCATTATAAATAGAAATAAAAAAAATAAAAGAACGTATTTAAATCAAATTTCTGGGTGCTCTTTAGCAATTAAATCGAAAATATCCTCGATGTCTCCATCACCCAGTCCAAAGTCATTTAGTATGTCTTTACTTTTTTCTTTCTCTTTTTTTATCTTCTCTCTTTGAACCTTGGATTGTTTATTGTTCTCTTCTTTGTAGTGATCGATAAACAATTCCATCATTGGATCCTCTCCAACTACCGCCTCAACGCAAGCACGAAGAAACTCTGACTGTGTGAGGCTATGAAACTGCATTCTTGCTTTGAATTTTGCATGTAGCGTGTCTTTAGCATAAAAAGTATATTTCTTCGTGTCTTTGGCGTATTTATTTGGCATTGGCTGGTGGGCTCCATTTTTGTTTCTCTCTTGCTAGAGCAAGATTAAATATCATTATCACTAACGTATACAATGATATAATTCCGTACCCCGGACTTATTTGCAAATAATTGCAACTCCATATGACAGCCGCCGATATGGCCATAAACATTGCGAACAATGCTATTTGCCATAAGAACGACTTCATTCCTTCATAGATCCAATTCATATTACTCTCCTGTTGAACCAAAACCACCTGTTCCTCTTTTAGAGATACAGATATCACTATTATAAAGAGTATCAGTCATGAGTTTTCTTGCTCTAAAGTGAATAATGGGTATCATGACCACCTGAGCTATTTTATCTCCCGGTTGGATTGTTCTGCTTTTGTTTCCTATGTTGTTAAGGTTGATCATAAGCTCTCCATTGTATCCCGGATCTATTATACATGCGCCGACCACAAGCTGTTTCTTTGCAGCTAGTGATGATCTGTTTTTGACCTCGAGCATGAATCCATGAGGCACACCAAACTTTAATCCTGTTTCAACAACAATGGAGTCGCCAGAATTTATAATTAATGGGCCGGAGTTTTCTCCCGATGGACAGTAAAACACATCAAGACCGGCGTCCGAGGGATTAGCTCGGACGGGGTCTTTTGCGCTATCTCTTATTTTAAAATAATCGATAAGCATTACTTGTCTCCTCTAAGATTTTCATAGATATCAATTAATGCTTCTATGTCTACATCATTCTTGAGCAGTCTATAAGCACGGACAGTTAAAGAGATGTCTTCTTTTGTAAGCCAACCGTTGTCAACGTAATCTGATTTAAGTTCACGCTTTTGTTCCTTATAGGGTTCCATGGCCTCTTCCAAAGCTTTCATCGATCTAATATAATCGCCCATGTGTTGCTCTTTTGATTTAAATGCCGGCTCTTCGTATTCCTCTACGATAGCGGTGGTGTTATTAGTTACAAATTCAAATTTAGTCATAATTCCTCCTTATGATTGTGTAATTTTGCTTTTGCCCAGATGCCGATGAACGGCATTGATGATATCAAAGCGAAGAGGGCATTCCATTCGCCATGACAATTTGCTAAGTGTTCCATTATTCCTCCTTGTTGTATTCTTCCAGAATTTCTATTAAGAGCATATAGCATTGCTTAAACGATATACGCTTTCTTGCATAGTTTTTAGTTGAATTTCTATAATTAACGAGAAACAAACTGTTGTAAGTCTCTCTGAGTGTCTCCAGTCGCTTGTTAAACTTATCGACTATTAACTGTTCATCGATGATTTTGATATTACTGGTGATTGTTGCAAATGCTCGATTTGAACGATTTGGCGTGTTGTCATAAAAAAGCTCATGATTAGCAATTAATCTTATCCGACCTTCTTCAGACCCAGTGTCAATTGCATTTAAAAATATCATCGTTGATGGTTCTTGCCCTTCTAGAAGGCGACCAAGTTTATATTTTGTTTCTGTTTTTTTAAATAATCCTCCGCCTACTCGCCAACCATGTTCCTTTTTTAACTCAAATACTTTCGAAGTCTTGCTAGGGTAAAAATGAAAGGTTGTATCGTTTTGATATCTTCCTCTGGTAAAGCTAAATGAGCAAATAGTGTAGGTTGTGTCGTCAAATACTGTTTCTTCAAACACATTTACTTCATCAACATTGTATCTCTCAAAAAATATATCTCTAATGTTCTTGTCTCTGTCGCAGAAGAAGTTTAGAGGAATTATTAAAATACCTCCGGCAACGTCTCCATCGACAAAGCTTTTGATACAAGCTTTATATAAATCATCAACACCATATTTTTCGTAAACTCTTTTATCCTTGTTTTTGTTCTTAGCTAAGAACGGAGGATTAGTCACAGGATACTTATCTTTATAGTCCGGAGGATTGAGCAAGGTATCTTGGGTTATAGCAGAACACTTTGGCTCTATATCGTATAGCTCCCAGTCAGTTCTCTTAGACCACTTTACCAAGTCACCTTGCCCAACAAACGGCTCAACTAGTTTAGCACCATGCGGAATTTTAATGTTCGAAAGAATATAGTCGCAATTTGTAGTATAATATTGTCCGAATTTTTTCTTATTTGATTCTGTCATTCCACCACTCCTCTAGGTTTTTAAGTGGTCCGCAGTAAAAATACTTCCTTAAGGAAGGGTCAACCTGATCGATAGCATATTCGAATTGTGTTCTGCCGTTTCCTTCTCTCAAAAGAGAGAAGTTGCAATAATAGCTTCCATCAGTGATACATACAAAGAACTTGTCATCGCATTTATTTTTCTTTATGTGCTTTGCGAAAGACTCTACCATGTCAATCACTGGCCTGATAGATCTGTTTTGTGCTCCACCAGAATCTGGGATTATTTTTAAGTTCCAATAGGTCATTTTGTCATTGACCTTCTTTACACCGTCAAAGTCTTCCGTCCAATCCATGAAGTCTTCTCTGCTTGTTACGACTCTTTGGTTTTTGAACTGCAATGTTCTTTTGTTAATCCGAATTGACCTTTCGTTGTTTTCAAAGGTTTTCAGGTCGACTCCAAGATTATCAAGGATAAAGCTCTTCTGAAACTTTTCAGAGCTGTTGTCTTTGGAGTTCAAAGAAATGTTTTCGTGTCTCCACTCTTTAGTCATTCGTTGTGGTATTGTGTCAAAAGTGTATGTAGTCATAGTTCCTCCTGTTTTTGTTTTCATATATATAATGTAACTGGTCTGTGGTAGTTTGTCAAGTTTTTATTTCAAGTTTTTTACCCAATCATCATCCACTTCTTGTCAACCCGGCCGTATGTCGAGAAACCCCAAGTTTCATTGTAGCTTGGGTGCTTAAGTACATATGGCTTGTTAAGAAAGATGAGGTCCTTTTGTGGATCTACGCCCCAACAGCGGATTTTGGTAGCTTTCGAATTGGAGTCGATCACATCAATAGTGTAAAACCATTTACCATTTTTGCTTTTCTTCGTATGAATTTTGGTTGGGATGCACCATGCCACTCCAAGTGCTGAGTCGTACTCCGAAAGAGGAGGTACTACATGATGTTCTATAATCTTCAACGCCCTTTCAGTCATGACCATGTTAATTGGATAAATACCCGTCAATGCTTGTGTGTTCTGTATCAGCTCGGCTGTACTAAAAGAACCTTCCTTGCGATATTTTTCGATGTTTTCATTCAATTTCTTCTTGTTCTTTGGCTTATCAACAACAACGGCAGACCAGAAATGCTTGTCTCCATAGAACCTATCATCAATCAAATCATTCATCGCAGAGGCTCTTGTGAGGGCGTCTAAGGACTTCTTGTTGAGTTTCCTTGCTACCACCCCACCGTCGAACAAAAGATGCTCTACGGACGTAAATGGGCGCTTCTCGATGATCTCATCAATTGCAGCATCACCAAGACCTTTGATGGTTGTCAGTGGAGCTACCAGTGTACTTTTACCAGTAGCAGTCCATCGTCGACCGGAGGTGTTAATGTTCAAAGGCTTAATTGTATAGCCCCAAGATTTAGCAATGTTGATTGCCTTTTCTTTTCTAGACTCAGGCTCCTTATCCAAGAAGGCACAAGCCCACTCTGCATTGTAATACGTTGCTAACCAAGCAGTTTGATATGAAATGATTGAGTAAGCAACAGCGTGAGACTTGTTGAAGCCATAGCCAGAGAAGTACTCAAACTTCTGCCACATTTCCTCGGCAGAACGCATAGTTATGCCTTTCTCAATGCAACCTTGAACAAACTTCGTCATAATCTCTTCTTTCTTTGCTTGTTTCGAAGCATCGAGGCCTTTCTTGGTCAAGAGTTTACGCAGCAGATTGGCGTCATCTAGATTGATGTCTTTACCAAGCTTATGAGCCAGAAGAGCAATTTGCTCTTGGAAGATCATAAACCCACTGGTTTCACTGGTTATCTCTTCGACAATCGCATTCTCATAACTCACAGACATAGGATCACGGATTGCTTTAATGTAAGCCTTGTCAACACCAGCCGATAGAGGGCCGGGACGATAGATTGAAGTGATAGCAGACAAGTCAATGATGGATCTTGGCTGTGCTCTCTTAGCAAGGCTTTGGGCTCCATTCTCTGTGAATTGGAAGATGCCCATCCATTTACCAGCGCGGAAGATGTTTTTGTAAACTGTCTGGTCGTTGAGATCGATCTTGTCAGGATGAAGGTTCTCATCATAATATTTCTTAACATCAGCGAACGTTGGGTTCTCGATACCATGGTGCCTCTGAAGAATTCTTTCGATTGCTTCTTCCATCATACGAAGGGTTGCAAGACCAAGAATATCAAACTTGATGAAACCCATTGGCTCTAGTTGGCGTACATTCATACCTTCAGACCAAGGAGTTTGTCGTACGCCCTTGGAAGCAATTAATGGCATGTACTTATCCAGTTCAGAGCCAATTACAACACCTCCAGCATGACGAGAGGTTGAACGGATTTGACCCATTAGGCCTTCGACGTGTGATTTAACCTTTGGATGGTCAGAGAAGAACTTTTGCAGTGTCTCGGAGAACTCACATACCTCTTCAAAAGTCGGGGCATAGATTCCTGCACGGATACCATGCTTCTTCTTTGCAAGAGGAGTTGCTTCCTTGAGCATAGTGTTGGTAACCTTGTTGACTTCGGGAAACGGGATGTCATAGAACTTTGAGATGTCTTTGATAAGAGACTTCAATTGTAGTGTATTGAAGTTGGAGATAGGCACAACAGTGTTGGAACCCCACTCATTGATTAACAGCTCCTTGAGCACCATAGGATCAGAGACATCGTAGTCAATGTCAGGATAATCCGTGGCGTCCGCTCGGAGGAAACGAGAGAATAGTAGACCATACTTAATTGGATCCACTTGTGTAATGCCCAGTGCATAAGCCACCAGCGATCCTGCTGCTGATCCTCGGCCGGGTCCTGCGAGTTGTACTTCATTTGTTTTGTCCGTGATTGACTTCATCGTCAAGAAATATTTAGAGAACCCTCTGTCTGATATGACTTCGAGTTCATGCTTCAGTCTATCGGTGTAATCCACCCAAGTGGTCGACCCTCGTTCGACAGAACGCGATGCCATAATCTCAAATAGACCCTCGAAGGATAATTGAGCCAAGTATTCTGCAGGGTGATGGCCAGCAGGTACGACAAAATCAGGCAAGCGCACAGTGTTATCTGGGAGAAAACTATCAATCCTCTCAAAAGCAATATTGACCGTCTCCAACATTGACTGACGAACGATGTCGTCATCGTAAGTAATGTCGGTGTGTATGATGTTAGTGTATCTTTTATAATCGGCCCACATTTGTTCGCCGTTCTTTGGGTAAAGTTCATACCCGATTTCATCCACACCTTCAGGTAACTCATCTGACATCCATTCAGGCTTGCCCTTTCCGAGCCAACCTATCTTCTTATATAGTTCTCGATCGTTCCAAGCGTCTGGAGTTGGGTAATGAGAGTCGCACGTTGATACCAGAGGTATGCCGAATTCTTGGTGCATTTGAATGACGTAATTGTTCAATTCGTGTTGTTCCGGAATTGCATTCCATTGAAGTTCACCGTACCAACGGTCGCCAAAGATGCTTAACATATTCTTCGTTATAGAGCGCATAGCATCCACAACAGCCTCGGAACCGGTCTCTCGGTGTTCCCAGTAGCAGCCAGCATAGACACCACCGAGACAAGCGGAGAGAGCGATAACGCCCTCACTATGCTTCTCTAAGAGGTCAAGGTCGATACGAGGCTTGCGATAGAAGTAGTCTCCATCATATGATTGGGACACCAACTTGAAGATGTTATTGAGGCCTTCTTGGTTCATAGCAAGAAGTACCATGTGTCGCTTGCGGTTCAATTCTGATTTGGTGGACTGCTTTGACTCCGCTTCGTTTTCAACGGTGGTCCCGCTACGGTCGTCATCAATCTTTTTTGATTTGGTTTTGTCTGCGCGGTGTTCGTCAAGCTTGACCTTCCAATCCGCGACGGACTCGATGAAGTAAGCTTCCACACCAAAGATTGGCTTGAAGTCTTTTCCTTCCTTCTTCATCTTCTTAGCATGCAATACCTGATAGGCTAAGCCGTTCATATTTCCATGGTCGGTTAGAGCTAGGGCTGTGCTTCCGTTTTCGTAAGCATAGTTCATGTGTTGTTGCGGATGTCCAAAGCCATCAAATGGCGATCCAACGCCCGAATGAGCGTGTAGCCCAACGAATTGTTCTTTTCTTATTGTCATGTGTCCTCCATGATCTTATGTGTTGTTTATTATACTTATAATATAACGTGTTGTTGTTTAGTTGTCAAGTTTTATCTCAAACTTTCTAGAAATTCTTTGGCAACCTCCGAAGTTTCTTCTCCGGCTACCTCTATCTCTTCTTGGCGTCTTTGTTGTGTCTTCATAGGGACAGGTCTAACAAAGTCTTTTATTTTTTGAATTGCTTTTTTCATCTTTTCCTCCGCATGAATGCAAATGGTGCGAGTAGTAAAATCCACTCTGGTAATGTTGTGGAAGACGAGCAGGATTTAACAGGAACGCCTTCATCAAGCTCCAGTTCCTCTTCTTGGGTGTCTTCTTCTGCTTCTTCCTCTGGTTCTGGGGTTGCAGTGTCTTCAGGTTCACCGGTGTCCACAGGTTCGTCAGAAGGCTCCTCTTCGTCTCCAGTGTCTATAGCAGGCTCGTAGTAAGGTTGGGAGATTATGATGTCCTGAAGAGACACTCCTAGCTCTTTGTGGATAGGGTTCCACCAACCCATGTCGAAATTGCCCATGATGTTAAGTTCGTCGAGCATGAAGGCCTCTCCTTCTTCAACTTGAATTGCGAGGAAGTATTCATGGTATGCTGATTGATCGTCGCGTGCTCCAAGGTTGAGATACATATCCCATGCCATCAAGTCTGCTCGACCGCTTACATATACATCCCATTCGTAAAGCGTAACGTCATATTGTGTCTGCACTCTATATTCTGTGCCGATGTAGCCTTTGACCTGAACGTCTCCTGCTGCCTTAACATCACCCTCTTCGCTGATCTGGTATTCTCCATGAGCCATAACAGAGCCTTCGGCGTTTCCTCCGATACCATATTGGTTGGAGAAAGACACTTGCCCGTAAGCATCAATGCCGTAATTTTCAAACGGAACAGACCAGTCCCACCGGAAGGCTCCTTGTTCTCTAGAGACGTCTGTGAAGGCCTCTACGCTTATCACAGGGTACTCTCCCCAGTCTTGGTATTCGTCGGCCCATAGGTGACAATCAGACAGGAAACAATCTTTGCCCGGAGTTGATCTCGCCTTGATAACACCGACGTAGAAGTCAGAACCGCGGTCAATTGACGAGCGAAACCAAAAGAATTCTATGATAGCATCAACGGAGTTTCCTTCGTCGTCGCTGTTCCCCAGATACAGAGTGTTTCCCTCAAAGAAGGAATACGCATGTGGATCTGTTTCATAATCTTGGTTTAGGGTTTCCTCAAAAATAACATCCGAGTCTCCAATAAGAATGGACGCTCCGGTGTATGATGTTTCTGATAGTGATAAGTCCTCTGCTTGACTTGCAAGCAGTGATAAAAATAATAGCATAGTGATTCTCCGGTGCTTAATTAGTTGCTTATATTATAACTTGTTAAACTTAATCTGTCAAGTTTTATTTTGCTGCCGATTGTAAATCGACAGTCATTAGCTCTCGCATCTTGAATAGACCGAGTTCTTTGTGCTTACACTCAAGCATCACATCCATATCAAGCCCGAAGGTGTCAATTGGATGCCAATAAGAGTCCGAATGAGCATTGGCTCTGATCTTGGGATCATTGTGCTCGATGGAACGAGACTGGCTGTAATGAACAACGGGACGAACGTCGCCCCACGTAGAGATCGCTAATTCAACGGCATCCAGTTGAGACAGGCCACCAGTGCAAAACGTGTGGTGGTGATAGTCATGTACGATGGGGATGCCTATGTTTTTGAATATACCATCATACAACTCTTGGGTTGAATATAGCGACTCTTTGTCGTCGTTCTCTACGGTCAGTCTCGTTTTGACTGCGTCTGATAGTCTATGGAAGTTTCGGCAGAAGTTTCCAAGAGCCATTGGTTTATCGTTGTAGGCACCGCCTACGTGAATGTTAATCTTTGCTTGTGGTGTGCGTGGTTGGCACAGCAAGTCCATTAATTTACCGTTGATCTCCAAGTCGCGCAGGGTGTTTAGGACAACCTGTTCGTTGGGAGAGCATAATTTGTTGAATGGACCGGGATGCGTTGTGAGGCGGATGTTGTGCTCCTCGGCATACAAGCCACAATCGAATAAAATTTCTTCGATCTCTGCGAAGTCAGGCAGGTCTTCGAGTGCATACTCCGAGGCCCACGGAAAGATGTCAGAAGACATGCGAAAGAACGTGATGTCGTTTGCGACGTTCCACTCAAGGATTGTCTTGAGATCTTTGACGTTCTGCAGAATAAGTTCGGAAGCATAAGGCAGACCCTTTGCTTTGAACGTGCGCTTGATCATTGAGCGGTTTGTTGTGATCCTTGGCTTTTGAGCAGCAAGGGTCATGTTTATACAGGCATAGCCTAGTCGATAATTAGTCATTGTGTCCTCCAATGTCTTTGTGTTATGTTTATAATATAACTGGTTGGAGGATGCTTGTCAAGTTTTATCTACCACTTTTTGCATGACCAATAGCGTGCTTTGGTCTTTGGTCCCGGGTTGTCGCAGTTGTGACGAGCGCGAAATGATTTACGTGCTTCTGGGTTGTTTTTGCGGATCTTCATTGTCTTTTCACCCTTGGCTTTAGCTGATGTGCCTCCATGGCCGAAATTTACTTTCTTGATGTTTCCAGTTTTTGGATCTTTTACATAGACCTTAAACTTCTTCACATCGCCTCGAGTAGGCTTATTAAGCGTTACTTTTCTTCCTTGATACTCTGCTTCACCGACTAAATCAGGACATCCGCAAGAAGCCTCCTGAAGCATTTCGAATAAGCACCCTTCACATACAAGGTCTCCTTCTTCGAGCGTGGCTCCCTTAAAATGTTCAAGTATCGAGTCATCTCCTTCATAAGTCAATGCCTCTCTTTTTTGCGGAGCTTCTTCGAGCGAAGTACGGTTTGCTAAATTGTTCTCAGCGGATTTCCTAACGTGGGCCGACGAGTATGTTGTTAATCTTTTCAACACTTTGACTGGAGTTGCCGGGTTTTTTGCCAAATAGAGCATGTCTCTATCAGCCGCCGGCTTCTGGTGGAGTCTATTCAGGAATAAATAGGCCTGTTCTAACAGCCACGGGGATGCGTTCGGATTTTTGGTGATAGTAGGCATTCTGCGTTTTCTAAAGACGCTGAGAAGTGTGTACTTGACTGTGTCATAAATCGGCATCATCTGACGCACGGAGAAGTACTCGTCCACTTCCATTATTGCATCTGCAACGTTAAGGAAGTCTTCAGAGCTTAATTGTAAAAGCGCTTCAATAACTTGACCTTTCTCTTCGTCTCCAAGCATTACCGCTAAATCAATTGCTTGCCGTAGATAATCCGGATCGCCCGTGGCAACAAGATTAGCTATTTCAGCCTCGTTGATAACTTGCTCAATTAACCTATGTAATGTTTCTTTTTTCATAACTATAACTAGTTTTATTTCAATCTTTCTACGGCTTTATCAAAAAATCCTTGGTCCAATTCACACCCGATGTATTTGCGTTGCAAATTTTTGGCGGCGAGTAGCGTTGTTGCAGATCCAGCGAATGAATCCAGTACCACGTCTCCCGGATTGCTGTGTTTCGCGATCAGCTCTTGCATAAACGCCAAAGGCTTCTGTGTGGGGTGGAAACGGCCTTTCTCGTGGCATATAGGATATCGATAGACTCCATTATCATATTTTGAATGAAACGTGGGCTTGCTGACCTTTACGCCTAGGAGAGCGACCTCTCTAGCATTGCTGAGGTAATTGCGACCGGAGTTTAAAGGAACTGGGTTTGTTTTAATCCATTCGATGAAGCGAATTTGCTTGAACCCTGCATCTTCCATTAGACGCTTTACGTCGCTAATCTTCCACAGGTCGCAGAAGGTGATCATTGTGCCGTGCTTCTTAAGGACGCGGTAATATGCCTTAATAGAATCTCCCAAATCTTCCAAAGAAAAATTTTCGGGTTTGTCCCATTCTCCATGCTCTGTGGAGACAGCGAAACGCTTCTCTCCGGTTACTACGCTCTTGAAGCCCGAGGGCTTGCTTATAATGTATGGTGGATCGGTCAACACCAAGTCCACGGTTTCTTTCTCTAGCTCTTTCATTAACGACAGTGAGTCTGTCTTTTTAAATATATTCATTTGTCCTCCAACAATTTTTTATAACGCCAATAAACATTCCTAACAGTTGCTCCTTGCCATTGGTATCCATGGCGCGTCTTGATACCTTGGTTGTTCAAATTATCTGCAAGCTTTCTCCATGATAAACCAGAATTCTCTCTTAAGATAATCATTTCTGGACCTAGAGATAAGGCGAATTCGTTAGCGCGGCGAGTTCTCGTTGTGTGAGAATTGATTCTAGCTTTTGACATGTCAGGGTTACCAATTTGTTTTCCTGCTGCTCTAGCTCTTGCAATGCCAGCTTTGGTAAGTTCACTTACATTAATTTGCTTATCTCTTTTGATTCCATGAACTTTTCCATGGCAAATAGAACACAACGGAATAGTTTTCGTTCCCCCAACGGAACGTGGGACGACGTGGTGGTGTTGTATACATTCCGCTGTTCCACATTCGAAACATTTATAATTCATTTGTCCTCCGGTGTCCAAGGGTTATACCCTCTGTGTTTATTTACAGCGATACCTCCGATCTTATTAAAAAACATGTCCACGCTTTCTTGCGTAGGCTTGTTGCCTCTTTCGTACCGAAGATATTGAGAGGCCGACGCATCTACTGCTTCTAAAATGTATTTCGGGCCAATCTTGATAACCAGTCGTTCAAGGCCTTTTATGTTTTCGTAATAATACGGCTCTATCTTGCTGTTAATGTGGTCTAAGATAATTTTGTTTATCTCTTCTTGGTGAACTTGTTTTTCTCTAGACTCTAGATACTCTCTTAGTTCCCTTATTTGTTCTAATGTATTCATTTGTCCTCCGGTGTTCTGTTAACATTTTTAGTTGGTCTATCGTACGAATGGCATTGTATAATTCTATGCCTTCTTGAATATGTCGTTCAATCTCCAGTGCTTCATGAAGAAGCAGGAGCTCTTTGTCTTTCGGGTATTCTTGGATTATCCTAAACTTCAAACCAAAGGCCTCTTCTCCGTATTCGTTGAAATCTTTCTGGAGTTGTGGATTACCATGGTAATTACCGCGGAGATATCTGATATGATCTTTCCAGCGAAGTTCCCCTCTCGTTGTTTCTCCAATGTAAACTTTACTATTCACATCGTTGTCTAGTGCATAGACACAACCCGGCTTTGCTTCTTTGTTTTCGGCACGATACTTTGCTTGGGACTTTGCTTTTGCTTCTTTGTTTTCGGCATAATACTTTGCATCATACTTTGCTTTTGCTTCTTTGTTTTCGGCACGATACTTTGCATCATACTTTGCTTTTGCTTCTTTGTTTTCGGCATAATACTTTGCTTTGTACTGTTTCTGGCAGTGTTTGCAGTCGCCTCGGAGACCGTATTTTCCTGTTTTTTGTCCATAGAAAAATTCTAATGTGGCGGGTTTTTCTTCGCCGCACTTGGTGCATGTTTTATAATTCATATTCCCTCCACAAGATCCATTATCTCATGGTATTGCTCTTGCGAGAAGAAATTGGTACCATCAGTAAGCTCAGTTGGGTCTTCAAAGCCAATTCTACGCATCTCAGACGCCCACTCAGAACCATGAGGGGCAACGTCATAACCATGCTCCTCGAACACCACATGATGGCACATCTCGTGCAAGAGAACACCCATTAGTTCACGATCTGTAAGTCGTTGGTTGGTCGATAAAATAATATCATTAATTCCAGTTCGTGTATGTTGAAAATTGGCCAGCTCATCGTCCGGCAATTCTCCCCTAAACACAGGAACTCCTCTATAGCAATCTTCCCAATACCTTATCATAAATATTTGAAATACGTAATTCCATATATACATCTTAACCTCCGTTTTATATAATATAACCTATTGACTAACCTTTGTCAAGCTCTATTCTTCAATTTTAATAAGAAAAAAGTCATATTCCCAGTCAGTATCATTTATCTTTGGCCAGAACACCTGAACAATGTCTGTCGTACCATGAGAAGCAAGATGTACTTGACGAGGGCTTAGAGCTACAATGATCCCTATCTGTCTATCTGTATCGTTAGGGTCGTGTATTCTAACGAGATCGCCAACATTGAGTCTAGGTCTCATGGTTCAGCTTCTCTATTTCCCCAGCCCAAACATCAAGCGACCGGCCGTCGCCAAGGAAAATTCTATAATTAAAAAATTGATGTTCGTCTTCGGGATCGTATATCTCCGCTATGAAGCAAATTTCTCCGCGAATAGCAATTATGTCATCCCACTCAATTGTTTCAAGCAAGATAACAAGGTCTCCCTGTTTATAATCGCCTAGCTTCCACCTCAATCAATAATCACCCCACACAACATAAACATCGCATTCGCATATGTTTTTTTTGCAAGATGAGCAATTCTTATTCTGGTTCGGCTTCTGCATGCAGAGGGTGGCCGGCATCGATTGCATACATTTTTGCTGTTTCGATTTTAGTTTCAGCGATTTGTTTTGAGTAGACACCTGCTATCCCCTTTCCTTGCTTGTGAACCTGCATCATTATACTTTGCGCTTCTTGCTTTCCTTTATTAAATACGTTCATCAAAAGCAAAGTGACAAAATCCATCGGAGTAAAGTCGTCATTGTAGAAAACAACCTTGTATTTTTTAGGTCGATCGATCTTCTGCCGGTCCTTGATTAATATGTCTTTTTGTTTCTTGGTCATTCTATATGACCTGTGCCGATAACTGACCACTCCATGTGTGTCTCGATATAAGTGTTCTGTTCTACCCAAGGAACCAATTCAATCTTGTGTCTTGTCATGTGTACTGCAACTAGTGACCAATAAGGATAAGTTTCTAGATATTGTCCCGGGATAGTCATCATCCCTGTGTCTCCGCTTGAGCAAGCAACATAACCCAGTAAAGAAGAGCCATCTGGTGTGTATACTGCCAGTGTTATCGTGAACATGCTATTTGAGCCGTTGGGAGACCACCAAAAGGTAGGACCCGATCTGTAAATCTTGGCTGAGAAGGCATAAGCTGGGTCCACATATCGTAATTCATAAGGTTCGATTGAATCAAACCCATGGAGCGATGTAAAAGAAGCAAATTCGTAATTGTTCTCCTCGGATATGTAGTGTACAGCATCACGAGTATAATATATGTCTGTATTCCAAGAGTTGTAATAGCTATTCTGCGATGTTCTGTATGCAAATAAGATATTCCCGTCTGCTCTTGTTTTAATTTCCGATCCTTTGTCCATTAACGGCACAGAGGGAACTGTTTGAGTTAAATTTTGTGTGCATTGGCCCTGCGGGACAATCCAAGATGTATATGAATCATTAATTGGCTCATGAAATCTAGCATTCATCTCAACAGTTATCTCATTTGCTTCGCCCATACAAGCCGGACACGCCACTTGTTGAAGATAGTAGTGTACATACCCTCCGATGCCTTCCATAGGCTCTACAGAGGGCTCTACGGCTGGCTCTGACGATGGTTCTGTGGTGTCTACAATTACAACCGCGGAGTCGCTTGGCTCATTTGGTATTTTGTTGATAGACACTTCTGTACAGGACAGAAGAAAAGGTAATAGATATCTCATTCTTCCCCCATTTGTTGCCAGAAACTAAATCCTGTTACTCCAGCAAAAAGAGAGCAGGCTACAAATAGACCCCAGTCTCCTGTTTTGATAGCAGCGGCAGCCACTGCTAAATTAAAGGCACAACATAAGAATGTGAACCATTTCATATTTAATAAATTTTTCATTTTTCCTCCATTTGATTAACAAAGTTATAACCACACCACACAGCAAAGACTGTGCACATCACGAACATGTTTGTTTTACCATCAATAAGACACATTGCAGCTGCAAATGCATTCAGACAAGCACATGCAAAGCTTGTCCATTTGTTTTGTAATAATTTCATTTTTTCCTCCAAAGTGGTGGACTCGAGGGGAATCGAACCCCTGTCCGCGCTAGTCTTAGTTTGAGTCATTCACATGCTTGTCTAGTTATTTCCCTCCTAGCGAGGTATCCACTGCGTTTTATTCTCCATAGTCCGTGGCCGAAGGAGATGTGATTTTTACAACTGTCCTGTTGTTTTGCCTCTCTTGGATAGATGGTTCGAGGCGACCACCCGATTAAGCCGCTAAAGCGACTTCGTCGAAAAACAAATTATTGTTTGCGTTTATAAAAATTTGAACGATTAAGGCTGATTCACGCCTGCATGCACTCTCCCCTTGATTCTAACCCGTCGAAGCCATTGCGAGCCCTTATTATAATTATAATATAACATGCTCAAGATAGTTTGTCAAGTTTTTTATTGTTGCTCAAACCAATTAACGCCAACTTGTCCGGTAATGTTTCCAGATGAAACTTTTATCGCAATAACGAAATTGCTTCCGGGACCAAAGACAAATTTTAAATCCTCTAAGTTCTCAGAAAGACCTGTTAGTGGCCCAATAACAAATTCATGAAATGGTTGCTGTGATGCTAGATCTACAATTGTATCACTGTCAGGATCTAACGAAGCGACGGATACTATACTCTCTTGCTCATTTACGTATTGAAAGTCTACATCTCCGTTGATCTCCGCATTCAAGAAGAAGCCGACAGTTAAAGTCTTTGTTGTGGATTCATTCGAACCATTAATTCTCATTATATCAAACTCGCCAAAACTACTACGACCATCAAAAAAGCGATTTGATTTGAATATAGCTAATGGAGAATATGTTTGCTCAGAAAAACTAGAGAAGGAGAAGCTCTTGGAAAACTTTGGATCTAACTTCATGACTTTTCCTTCCGTGAAGGCTGCCATGGATGCTGTTTTTATTACCTTACTTGTGGTGCCTCCAATATTTGCTGACGTAGCTAAGACTGATAGGTTTGGATCTTTTAAGACTGGGGTTGTTCTTGTGTTAGGGTTCTTTAGCACATGACAGGGAGTATTTTTTCCTGTTTCAGGATTTTCAACTCCAAAAATAGCATTGCCATACCCAAGGTACTGATATCCAATTTGATACACGTTTCCTTTTTGTGGGTTTATTGTAAATCCAGATGGACCTGTTCCGTCTAGCTTGTCTACATTGAATGAGCCGGAAGTTATAAATGTGTTTGTTTGGGCCTCGCCGATTTGCTCTCGTGTAAAAGAACCGTCGATGCTCCCTCCGGAGGTGATAGAATACGCACCTGTTGAAGTCGCATTGGCTCGTGCCGCGATAAAGAACACACTACTGCCTTGTGCATCAGCTAGCCAGCCGCCCTTGCCAACTTGTGAATAATCACCGAGTGAAAGCTGATATGCTGTTTGAGAAGTATCAGCGCCTCCGGAAACTGGGACAACAACAGAAGATCCATCTAATGTTACAGTTACACTCTCAGTTCCTTCGCCAGCTGATACCGTGTATTTTCTTACCTCTCTTGCTCCTGTTTCAGAATGCAAGATCCCAAAGAAGCCGGCAAAATAGCCAATAAAATAACCACACTCGGAAGTTCCAGCACCTACAAACTGAGCGTTTCCTGCATCTGGAGTATCGAAAATCGCTGTTGCTCTCATAAGAGAGCCTTGTCCGGGTCTATACTCAAGCCGCCTTCTCAATTGAACTGTAGAAGAACCTGATGCACTGGTGCCACTTGAGAGTTCTGCGTTGCCGGAGACAGTAGTTATTGAGCCACCGGAGAACGTTGATGTTGTAAAAATCTGACCGTTGATATTGTGAATGAAATCACCTTGAGCAAGAGGCTCAAGGGTAGTTGTTAATATTTCACCAAAGGTTGAGTTAGGACTTTTTATATTAACATCATTGGCCCCTAAAGTTTTGCTAGGTTTGTTTAAATCTGTAAATCCCATTATCCTACTCCTATTGAACCTGACCAATTGTTAATTAAATATCTAGAGCCTATACCAGTCAGGCCTGCAATAACCGAAGCGGTGCACTCATTAACCGAATTACTCAATAAAAAGATTTTTGTAACTTTAAGATCGGCTTCAAAGCTTTCCCCATTGTTGAGAATTGCATAATTATTATTAATTGATCCCTTCACACCATCAGCTGAAAATCCAAAGCGGAGAGGAACGTTTGTAGCAGAACCATCGAGTGTGTTGGTTATTATAATAAATCTACTAACCGTTTCAAAAGATATTTCGATTGGCTCGGCTGATACTGCCGGCACTGTCAAAGATGAAGTTAAGTACGGCCTTGCAGATGTTTGGAACGAAGGAACATGGCCTAGGCCCATTGTATATCTGAAGTTGCTCATAATAGTAATCAGTGTCCATTTTATAACTAATTAGTGCTCACCATCAAATCTCGTACACTGTCTACATTAAAACCTTTTTTGGTTCTGAATATAAATTCGTAAACTACTCCAGTTAACATGTGAGGCTTTGTAAAGCACTGGGATAGCCCGTCAGCCACGATGGGTTGGTCTGTTGTGAATTCTGCCCAACCTTTGTCTTTCCAATCTTTCATAGTCTCTTCAACATCATCAACTTGATATGCTATATGGTGAACTCCTCCAACGGAATTGCGCTCTTTTACCCACTTATCAACAATGGATCCAGCTGAGCCTTGAGAAACAAAGATTTCTGGTGGGGAATGATATTCAGATTCTCCAAACATTGTCCAAGCTTTAAAAGAAGTACCATCTAGTCTTTCTGGTGGAGAAAGGGCATAGCATTGAGCGCAACTTCCATCGTCAAATTGAATTTCGAATTCATCAGCTATCCGATAATTGAAGGCATCAATGAAGAATTGTGCTGTTTTATTTCTGTCTGCTACACGATATGCAATGTGATCTATTCTCATATAATGCTCCTTGAGTGTTTAAGGTTGACGGTGCTGACGGGACTCGAACCCGCGACCTCCGGCGTGACAGGCCGGCATTCTAAACCAACTGAACTACAGCACCATCAGTCTATTTTATATAGTAAGTCAAGACAATACTAAACCTCCCGAAGGAGGTTTTAGATATATGGTGGAGGTAGCGAGGATCGAACTCACGACCTTCTGCGTGCAAGGCAGACGCTCTCCCAACTGAGCTATACCCCCATACGTATATAATTAGTCTTTATTTACATAAAGCCTCGGATACTTTACTTATAAAAACCTCTGGTGGGCAGGGTTTAGGGATTCGATACTCTGATATATCGCTGAACATTTCGATCAGCATGCTGTCTAGACTAGCTGTATGCATTAACACTTTAGGGTGATCTTGCATCTTCTCAAGGAAGTCTAATACTTCTAAGCCTCCTAGGTGCGAGGCATCTAAGTCTTTATATAATTTATTTTTTGGTCCGACAATAGATTGAGAGTTTGTTCCGAGCGGTAAAAAAATATCCATAATAACCACATCATATTCTTTTTCGCACATTTTCTTTATTGCATCACTTACGCTATTTGAATACTCAATATCCAGATCATCAATTATAAATTCTAACGTATCTAGTATCATACGAAACTGATCTGGGTTATCATCAATGAATAAAATTCTTGCCATAGTATCTTAACTAGTCTCGATAAGATCGAAGCTATCTAAAAATATTATTTATAATTATACATCTGTTCTAGAAACGATTTAGCGACTCTATCCATACACTCTACGTTATCTTCGCATGTATATAATAGCCAAGAGTAGGTGCCTTGCTTCTCTTTTATTTTCTCTTTCATTCTTTGGATGTCCAGCCTTAAAGAATTATTAACTGATATATAATCATCAAGATCCAGATCATAGCGGTCTGCAATATTGAAGAGTTCGCCCCAATTTTTGTTTTCGATTGCAACCGAGGCTCTTTTAAATATCTCTTCTTTTTCTAATTTATCTGGATCTTCGTCATTGAGCATATCCGGATGGAACGCTCTTGCTACTTGTCGAAATAATTTTTTTGCATCATACTCTTCGTCTTCTGAGCTCTTTGAAATCTCGAGACATTCATCTTCAAAAGGGACCATGTCTGTTTCTTGCTGTTTCTTGGGTGATAATTTTTTATTTAATTCTTCAATATTGATATCGTTTTTTTCGCAATAATTCCTTAGATTGTCGTCAAAATCAGACAACGTTTCTTGACATGCCTCTAGAATATATTCATATTCATAATAGAGAGACCTGTATTCGTTCAACAGTTTTTTAAATTTAAGCTTCTTTATCTTTTTCATCGCTTTCTAAATAGTTCACTGCGATCGGTTTACACTTTTGTCTCGTGAGGATGGTCTTTGTAGGGCGTTTTATTTCTTTGTCAACATTATCTGATATGAACGATTTGTACTCTTGCCATGAAGATATGTTCCAAAAATTTTCTATTTTTATTTCGTTTGCTGCATCTAGATTAAAAGGAGCAAACACTTTTTCAATTGGAAAAAATCTTGCAGACCACCTTTCCTCAATTGGCAACGCATCATGCTCTTTCCAGTCTGCTCCGGGGCGGAACCTTCCCGTTCCTGATCTTATGATTTTTCTGAACTCTATAAACTCATCCTTACCAAAAGTAAAGGAGGAATAAAGGCCGTCCTTAAATGTTTTTCCTTTGGATGAGATATAAAAGTTCTTTGATGAAGAAATTAATTTTCTATGCTCTCGAATTTGCCAAGAAGGATAGAAGCCATACGGGAAGCTGACGTAGTACTTATTGGGGATCACCCATTTGGAAATCTCATCAGCAATTTTAAAAATTGAGAGTGATCCATGAATGACAGACCAAGCTAGGCAATCTCTTTTGTCTCTGTCTTTGGGATGTATCGGCACATAATAAATTGGGATGTAACGGATGGTCTGATCGGGCTTTCTCTCGTGCCGGCGATGGGCATAAACTGGGTCCTTCACAAAGTCTCCAAGTTTCTTTTTTATTAGGGGAGAAATGTCATCATTGCAGATAATCCAAATCGTATCACATCCAGCATAAGCGCACTCAGCAACGGCGGCTTCTAACAAAGAATAGTCCGGAGCTATAGGCATCAAGCAGTCAGGCCAAGCTTGGTCAAAATCTAATGGTTGACCAGCAACGGGAACAATGCCGGCTAAGTGGAAGTATGTTGTGTTATTTTCTCTAGTAACTTCCATGTGTATCCTCTTTTCTGTTCCATCTCATAAGCATCTTTAAAAGAAATCTCAGGTATATAATCAGGCTTTATAATTCTTTTCCGAAATTCTATAACAGGCTTTCTATATTTGGCTCTGCCGGTTGGGCCATAACCAACCACATTACCTAAGATACCATTTGTTCTTAGCATTTGTAAAATTTTCAACCTAGAATAAACATGAGAAGTTTCCATCGATGACAGTTCCTCTTCTGACAAGTACGAGACCCCTACAAGATCCTTTATGTGGCTTCCTACCATGTCTCTCTCAGAAGAATAGAATTTTATACTCTTTATAAAGTTTTCATCAGTATCATTTATCTCATCAAATTTGTGTTGGCCTCCGGACTTCCAATCATAATAGTCATATACATAGCTCCAGCCCGTCTCTTGTTCATCGAAAACATTTATTTTTTCGTAATGGACATTAATTCTCTTATTGTGATTTGAAACAATTACAAGTGTCCCTTCTTCCCTACGATAATTCAGGACATTGTTTGGAAACAACAAAATGCCCGACATGCTCAGTAAAAAACAAAGTCGGTCCCAAATTTGCAGTGGTTTCGGGGAATCAATACCGAGCCATGAAAAATCATAATTGTCATACCTAATGTCTAAATTAAAAGGCGGAGAGGGCTCCAATAATACACAAGGGGTCTCCGTTCGAAAAGAATGCAAAAGACAGGTTATGGTCTTTCCAACATTAATCTTATCATAATATAAATCTAAATCGCTCACTTATTCTCCGTCTATTCAAATTTTTACAACTCTTTTTAGGAACTTCTCTGGTATTTCCTTGAACAATCTTCCCTTAATTAAAATATCATATCCAGCATATTCAATTGTCTCTGGAGTTCCATGGAAATCATGTCGATATAAAGCATAAGGTCCGTTTATTATAATTCCATTCTCACCTTGAATATGCTTAAACAGCATTACCCCTTCTTCGTTGAGAAAAAATATGTCTCCTTCTTCAAACACTTTTATGCGTCCTATAAGCTGCTATGGCTGTCGGCCATAAGTTTGTTGCTATCTCTAGGCACCCTAAGGCTACATCTTGTATCTCCTGTTGGGCACCATCATGGGTCCTTAGGCCTATGAACTTAAGTAAATTATTTAAATTGACTGTTCCATAATATTCAGTGTACATGTTTTGCGGCAGAACCATTCGTGCTTGCTCTCTACAAACTCCCGCACTCATCAATTGTTCGAACAATTCTTTCGACGCTCTAGTGTGTTGTTTTAGATAATCCGCACAGGACAATCCAAAACTAGGGTCAGACAAGTCCGGATAAAGAATAGGATCTATCTGGTCTTGATTAGAAGACTGCCTGTTGGACTTATGCTGTGTACGGAATGTATCTGGGCAATAAAAAGCAAGATCTTTATCTGTATATCTTCTGGAAATCTCGTTATAAGACCAAGTTCTGTGCCGCATATGCTGAGAGCGCACAAAAAGAGGAACGACAAACTTAAAGGTAACCACATTGTGCTCGAACGTAGACGTGTGTCGGTGTTTAACAAGGTAATTAACAAGTTTTTTATCTCTATCATCTAGTTCCTCCTTCTGAACTCCAAATGAAACACGAGCACTGTTCACAATCGTGAGGTCAGTGCCCATGTGGTCTATATATTGAACCTTTCCTATGCCATCAGAATATAAATCAATCGTTTTCTGATATGGCATCATTCACCTCTATTATAGCGTTCTTTTAAGCTCTTCCAATACTTAATTTGGTGCTCTTTTTTCATGGCCTCAAAGACGCTCTTTGGATTAATGTCCAATGCTTCTTGTATTTTTTGTTCTGCGAATTTACCTCTGGAACCTCTAACTTTGGTATAATATATGTCGTCGTGTTCCATCTCTTCGTATGAAGACCAAGGCCCTGCCCATGGCTCCTTAACTCTATGAGCATCGCCGGGGGCTTGAGCGTCAGGTTCATAAATGGCAATAAACATCTCTCGTGTAGGCTCTTCTTGGTTAGGGTCTTGAATTGTTCTAGGGTATCCATAGGAAAAGCTATGTTGATTTGACGCTTTTGCTATCTTTTTTCCCAATTCAAACAAGCCCATGCTCAACTTGCCGCCGGGTCTAGTTTCTTTATCAAAAACTAAATAAGTCTTTTCATTGACCTCGGTACCTTCTGAATCTTCTATCTCGACACCTTGATCATCACGAGGCTTCTCAAGGAATCCACCTTCCACAATTGTGTAAGAATAACCACTAGGCTTCAATATTTCTTCTCTGATTTTTCTGTCCATTTCCATATTTTTTCTATAGCTTCTCTCAGATCTAAACGCTGATACTGCTAAAAATGGTACCATCAATTCATTTATTTTATGTTTTGCTGATGCAAACGTTGCCATTTCTCTCAATGGCTCTTCAAGTAAAACAGGCTTCTGTCTGTTCTCTAATATAACCTTTTTTATCATATTTTTTAATAATTCTTTATTCATCTTTTAGTCTCCCGTAAACATAATTTTCCAATACTAGGTAATTAGTTTCCCCTATTGCTTTTATCTCTTGCAGCATTCTTCTTTCTACTACAATACGATCGCCGATAGAAACTCCTATTTCGCAATCTTCTGATATTCCTAATATATCGCAGGTAACATAGGGCGAAATTGGTTTCTTATAATCTCCCGGCAATACTATTACAGTTTTCTCTTTTTCTTCATCATCCATCGGAAGGACGAGAAGGTGTCTATTTTTTGGCTCTAAATACATTTTTCCTCCATCACAAATATAGCAAACGCCTCTTAACATATTATATTATAACACATTAAGAGGCGGTTGTCAAGTATTATTCGTGAGAATTTTTCTTATTTTGTATTTCTGATCTCAATTCTTTCAGTTCTTTTATAGCAGTTAAAGCAACCTTTCGGGCTCTCGGTGCTGCAGCTTTATAGCCATAGGTACCGGATTCCACTTTGTCGATATCACTCATTGCACTTTTGAGTTCTTCAATTATAATTTCGAGTCGTTCTCTCATATTATTCTCCTAAAATATTTCACAGGATGATCCACCGGCACACGCTATTTCTCCGGACAAATTTGTTTCATCTTGATCTTCTATAATTAGGTCCAAATCTATTCTTTTTACCGATTGTAATAAAGATTCGTACTCTTCTTTCGTGCAATCGGTAAAAGGAGCTTGGACATATGTGTGTTCTGAATGGGGCAACACAGACAATCCATTGTAGCACTTGCGATTTAACCACATCCACTCGCCAACTGATTTCCATTCGTTTGGCTTGACAGTGATGGTAGCAGACACATTGTGCGTGTTGTTCCCGCTTTGGTGCCCTCCTTTGATCCAAGTATCACTAATACCCTTTACCCTTCTTAAGAGATCCAAAGCGCTCTCGTGGCGTGTTATGGCCCCTTGTGGAGCTTTTTGTGGGACTTTAATAAGTGCCGTATCGTGCGGTCGGAATTTATCATCTTCAATAAGCTCTGGGATGTTTTCTTTAAGATAAGAATAGATCGCCTCGTTCTTTCCTACGCGAATTCTGCGTACATAATGGTCGTTATGCCACGCATGAATTCCGGAAGATGTTCCGAGGGTCAAGGATGTTGTTCCTGCTGGTTTTACACAGGTTGTTCTTGCTGCTGGTTTGATTCCAATTTGCATTGCTATTCTTCTATTTTCTCTCTTAACAACCAACGAAGCAGTAGTTAAATCCAAACCAAGTACTCCACCAGATGCAATACCAGTCATAGAAACGCCAATAAGGGCATCCTTTTCAGTGTTTCTTTGCCAGATAGGTCTTAGGTAGTGGAAGTCCGTGTAAGACGCTTGAAGGGTACCTATGAACGTTGCAGCGGCCACTCTTTCTTCTAATTCTTCCTGATTGCTTATGTCGCTCACATTGACTTCAACAAGATTGCAAAATTGATATGGCCTCAAGCCTATTTCACAGCAGGGATTGGTTCCCCAATCTTTGTCGTTGGAGAAGTAAAACCCGGGTTCCCCTGCTCCTGACTCGCGAACACGCTGCCAGATACCCATAAAAGTATCACGATCGATGCGATGACGCATAAGAACAACAGAATTGTTTGCCCTTCCTCTTTGCGGGTTAAGTTCCCACCAGTCGCCTGTTTTGGCAGCGAGCATCTCTTCGTCATCAGCAGAGAACAAAGATATGAGCGCAGCCCTACGAATACCCCCAGCCAAAACCGCGTCCGCAATATAACAGACGATGTCATGAACTTCAATGGGAGTAAGTTGGGAGCCGTCTTCTTTTTCATCTAATATTCCTTCAATTTTTACTAAGCATTCTTTCAAGGGCTGAGGTCCGGGAGCTTTACCTCCGGAGGTAACTAGTCTGGATCCTTTCGGACGGATATCCGAGAAGTCAAAACGTAGTCGAGAAGTGCCTTTAAAATACGAAGCCACTAGAGCCTTAATAGAGTCTGCCCAACCCTCAATTGAGTCTCCAATAAGAAATCTTCGACTTCTTGCTGAAGGCTTTCTTATTTCTGGTAGCTTGTCTACATGGTGGTGTTGGACGGAAAATCCGACACCAGTTCCTCCTAGGAGGAGAAACATAATCTCAGAAAACACATGATAATTATCAACAGGCGCATATGCACAATTGAAAATTCTATTTGGAGATACTTCAATTGGTTTACCTCCAAACTGCATGCTTCTCATGGAAGGAAGAACTTTCTTCTGGAAGACATATTGATACGCGCTTCTTATTTCCCTATCTAAAGATGGGAATTTTTTTATATGCATATCCATGTTCCGAGAAACCAACTCTTCCCAGTTCTCGCGTCGATTTTGATCTTCTAAATACCTAGCATACTTCATGTATACTGTTACATCTGATAAAATTTTATTTTCTAAATTCATAATATTTCCCTTATTTCGCATTCAATTCATTATATTTTCTTCTAAGAGTTTCGAGAGCATCCTTTGCAGAAGGCATCTCGATATCATTATCTTCCCTATTTAACACTTTGATTGTAACATCAGACCAATCGACAAAAGTAGGGAACACTAAACCGTCTGGGCCATTTCTATTTTTAGCTACGAATAATCTTCCTTTATTAGCTGCTTTATCCTGAACTGTTCGGGACAGCGAGAAGATGAAATCCGCAACGAAACATTTGTTAAAAGCCTCTGATATGGCTTCCATTGTAATTACCTCGGCATTCAGTCCACTTCTGTTAGTTTGTGAAGCTGTCCACACTGGTATTTCATATATTTGAGCTAATGCTCGGAGACCTTCATATGTCTCCTCTAATTCATGTCGCTTCTCGCTTGAACTTCGCGAAGGACGAAGGAGGTCAGCGTAATCACACAACACCATATCCGGATATATTCCTCTTTTCTTTAATTTCTCGATATGATTTTTTATTGTTTGAACAGAAGCTGATTTGGTTGGATACTCTTTAATAATAAGTGTACCATCAACCGTCTCAATGTGGTCCAGAACCTCTTCTTTGCGATCTCTGAGTTCGTTTAATGGTATTCCACTTAGACAAGAGTCAAATCTTCCACCAACCACAGTATCTTTTAATTCCAAAGTGTAATATACTACGGTCTTGCCTTGTTTAAGGGCTTGCGCTGCAAGGTGTACAAGGACCATAGATTTACCGGCTCCTGTTGGAGCGATAACAACGCCCAATTCACTTTTACCTAATCCACCCTTAACAATCTCGTCCATTCGATCCCAACCGGTAGAAATTGGAGCACGATTAATCAATTCAAAGCGTTTAAGAGCGTCTATGTGATAATTGTGCCCAAAGTTGTTATCTGTTCCTAATTTTAAAGCTTCCTGAATCACCTTTTCAATCTCATCGAATGATGAAGACTTGATAAGTTTTATTGATTTCATCATTGCTCCCTTAAGAACCTGCTTGCGACAGAAATCTAAAGATTTATCCTTAACATATTCTGACTCTTCTACACCTTCTGATTTCATGATCCTTGCAAAGTAATTTCTTACTTGTGTTGCTGCAGCATCGTCGCAGTGGTTCAACTCAGTCCTGAGTATTGCCATCATGACTTCATGATTTGGGTGTGTATTGTATTTAGATCTGTATTTTATTAATGTATCTGCAAAAATCTGCAGGTATTTGAGTTCAAAAAATTCAACTCTTAATACCTCCGATATTTGGTCAAAGAATGGTCTATCTTCCAACATAAGTTGGCACATATTTTCTTGGAATTTTTTTCCAAAGCGTAAAAAAGTTTCGTGGTCGTTATTAATAGTCATGTGTCCTCCATGGTGTTATATAAATATAACCTGTTTGTGTCAACAAGTCAAGTCATATTTTATCTTTTTATATTTTTCATTATTCTGGTAAGTTCATCAAATTTGATGTATGAGCAATCATCCGAAAACAACATCTTAGTGAAATTTATTTTCGAATATTCTGCTTCGAAATCTCGTATTGTGTTGTCAATAAATATCCTATTTACCACCCCTATGTTAGGAGAATACAATTGCATAATCCTGTAATTGTTTTTGATCAAATCAGCTGATTCTAACAAGTTTTGATGTAATTTAAGCTTTTTTGTTTGCATGTTGCAATTTGTAATGATTTTATCACAACTTGATTCTTCTTCTTTAAGTAAAAATGGGAATCTTTTAGCAACCGTTTTAAGTCCAATCCCAGCTACACCCGGAAGATTATCGGATGAGTCCCCAGCAATTGCTCGAGCAAGGGCAAAATTATTGGGATGAATCTTAAACTCATCAAGAATACTTTGTTTTGTAACAATCTTATCTTGGATAGGTCGGTAGATAGATGTGCGATCATCACAGAGTTGAAAAAAGTCTTTATCGGATGATACAATCACCTTGCCCCAATCTTTGTAATAAGGGTGTTGTACACCGTAAGCGATTACATCATCAGCTTCAACAAAATCAATTGTGATTTGAATAATTGGTAATTCGTTTAGATATTCCATCAATCTGATTAGTTGATAGGCTTTGTTTTTTACTTGCTCTGCGGGGTCTAGCTCAATCAGTCTCCGGTTGAACCGTATAGGACTTCTACCTTCTTTGTATTCCTTGTTGAGTGCTCTCTTGCGCTGAGAGCCTTCGTGTCCATCCCAAGCCACAATGACTTCTTGAGGATCAAATTTCCTACATACCTTTTGAAGTGATTTTAGAAATCCTATACAACCTCCGATTGGGTTGCCATGTCTATCTAAAGTAGGGTTCACTATATAGCTTCGGATGAACATGTTGAGTCCATCAATCAATAATACTTTTTTCATTTTTCCTCCAGTGTTTTATAAGAATATGATGCTTTTGGATAATGCCAAGTTACCACCTTTGTTTCGTTGAGAGCAATAAATTTTGTCTCTTTGTCTTCTATTAGATATCCCACAAATTGGATATCCTTGTGTTTAATTAATATTTTTTTCATCTTGTCCTCTGTATTATACTTATAATATAACGTACTATGAACAACTTGTCAAATAATTTTAATTAAAATCTTCTAAAAATTATGTCTGGCATCCCATTTGAATACTGGACGGCTTTCTCATAGGGGTTGATATCTACTGTCAAGCCTTCTGTATTTATTGAAACTATTTTGTTCGGCAAATTGCCACGTTGATAATTTGCTTTACTGAAGCCATCTGCATACGCAGACCATTTGGGATCGAAAATATCAATCGGCCTATAGTTCCAGTTTTTTGGAGCGTAGGCATCATCCCAATCAATTATTTTATAAACCTTATCTAGGCCCATATTTCGATAAACACTGGAAAGTCTGCCGTCTAAGTGATCACCTGTTTTTCCGCCTAGATTGTCTCGAGAATAGTGCATCAAGTTCATTAAGCGGCCGCCATGACCTTCCTTGTTGTTCCAGCCGGTACCCATATGTCCATTTTGTTCTGTGGCCATTCCTGTCATTTTATCTAGGGTTATTACTAGTTTCCTGCTTCTCAATTGATCATAAGAAAGTTTGGTTATGAATTCCGATCTTGGGTTTTCTTCTATACCATCCATAAAAGCCTGTATTACTTCCTCATTTGGAGCAGTTGGAGTTGAAACCATTACTTCTAATTCTTCTGCTTCTTCCAATGCACCATCATCGAGCATATTTAAAGATGTGAAGTAGGTCCCCTTAACATCCTGTTCTTCCTCGAGTATTTCTAAAATTATTTTTTTTAATTTATCTTCAGTCAGTCTCATTTGTCTTTTCCAAATTATTATCTTTTGTTATTTTATAACCCTTTACTTCGCCAAGGCGGAATGGATTAAAATCATCTAACGTAGTGGCCTTAAACTCTGGGAAATACCCATAGTAATTATAATGTGCTGCTTGACCTACCAATATTGAGAACAGAAAAGGAACTCCCTCTGGTGGTATCATTTTAGCTTGGTTATTAAAGGACTTGATCTCTCCTAGGAGAGTAAAATTAGCATTAACCCCTTGCTTTTCGTGTCCCCTTGCTTTGAGATGGCCGAAATAATCATGAACAGCACGGTTCTTAAGATTTAACATCCTTTCTTCATCATCATCAGATTGTAGAAACTGTGTTGAGATTTCTAGGTCGCCTGTGTCTTTAACTTTTTGACCCATTTCCTCGCCAGTGTCGTATGGCTGCTTGTCTACAAACGAAACATCATATGTAGAAGACACTTTAGGGTATAGACTTAAAATATGATCCTTAAATATGTCGTATCCTTTAAGTCCCTCAGGGTTTTCTTTAGGGGCTGCTTTGTAAGCTTCTGCTACCAGTTGTGCATAGAGATCCCAACCTTCTAGTTTTACCCCTTTCTTTACGGCTTCATATGCTTTGCCGGCTTTCTCTGGAGTGTCCATATATGTTGGCTTTTTTAAAGACCCAGCGCCTGATGCCTGTGATGGTAATCGGGTAGATTTGGTAATTGCCCAGCCTTCATTTAAGACTTCTAGAATTAATTTACGTAAAGCTTTGGGTGTTAATTGCATTTTTGTTGTCCTATTGTTTGTTTCTAATTAGAAATTTTAAATAAAAATGCCCCTTCCCATATTAAAACAGGAAGGGGCATAAGGAGAAAAACGATGTTATAAATAATTAGTTATTTATCATCTTCAATAGAGAAGTTTTTACCCTCAGTATCAAACTTTTTGATAATCTCTTCATCCATTATTTCGAACACTAACGAACGAAACTTTTTATCAGTGAGCTTTGAGACCCACTCAGAGGCTCGGAACTTATGCTCCTTGCCTTTTGAGTCAGTGAGGTAGTACCAACCACCACCAACTCGATATCTATCGGTGCCAGATAGTCTTATGGCCTCTAACCAAGACTCTTCATCTTGTATTCCAACTTTGTCTCCCCAAAGTATCTTGAAGCCACAAGTGCGACCTTCAGTTCCAAATCTAGATTTCTCAATCTTGACCTTCACCTCAGAGCCTACCCTCAATCCAGTATCATCAGTAACATATGCTGCCTTTGCTTTACGTTTCGTTAGCCAAACACGCATTGAACAAAAATATTCTATTGCCTTTCCGCCGGGGGCGACGTAAGGTGTCGTAAATTTCTCTGCAATGTTGCTTGTGATATTGGTTTTCAACTGGTTAATCAACACAAGAGTACACTGTTGATTAGCGAGAGGGATTGTTAGTTTAGGAAAAGCCTTTGCGAAAATGCGAGGCTTAACTGCCATTGTGGATTGGGGATTGAAATCAGATTCTATTTCCTTCTCAGATGAGGTAGCAGCAATACTATCCCAAATAAACAAGAATTGCGTCTCTGAGTATTCAGACAAAAGGTCCTCAATGGTCTCTAACGTCTTCTCAACTGATACCGCTTGCACATAAAGAAAGTTATCATCAATATCCACACCAGAATTAGTTAAGAAAACAGGGTCAATAGCACTTTCAGCGTCGAAATAGACAACTGTTTGACCCATTTTTTGAGCATTTGCGGCTATTTGCACAGCCATAAAAGATTTACCAGCAGAGCTCAAACCTGCAATTTCAGTAATCTTGCCGACGGGTATTCCGCCATACTTTCCTCTAACTGTAATAGAGTCAAGCCATCTAGATCCCGTAGGGATCCATTGTTTTACTTCGGTGGGATTGTCTTCCCGAAGATCATGAGCAACGTCCATGCCAACTTTTTTGTTGACGAATTTTTTCATTGCACTGATGTCTATTTTTCCCGGTTTTGTAGCCATTTTAATTACTTTGCCCAAAGGCACCTCCTTGTTAAGTACTGTTTATAAATCGTAGCCGTAATCCCAGTCATCATCGTCATAATCATCATCTGGGTCTATGTAAAAGTAGTTATGCATACTTGCTCCTTATTTATTTTCTATACTCTCGATAAAGTCAATATCAACTCCCATGGTGTCGAACCACCACTCTTTTGATTTACCCTGATATTTGGCCTTATTTTTGTCTTTGTTATAGCGCTTAATTACTTTGTCTTGGCGCTCTTTCTCTTTCTGATAGTGTTCGTTATCCCAAGTTGATTGAATTCTATAAAGCTCTCTCAACAGTTTCCTGAACACATACCCTTGTTCCTTGTTGCTTGGATAGTAGCCAGAGTATAAAAGCTTTTCACAAGTTAGAACAAGTATTTCTTCTTTGGTCTCTTCGTTTCTTCCATTCACAAACATATTTAGTCTTTGTAAGCCGAAGCCAACATCGATACAATTGCCCAATGGATTGACAATGTTTCCAATCTCCACGTCATCCTTATAGAACTCAGTGCAGTATCCTCCGATCTGTCCGTCTGTCCATTTACACTCTTCATCTTCTCTGATCTCCACATCGTAGTTATCATAAAGACTTTTCCACTCTTCGAGCTTGTCTGGGTGTATTGTTATGTAGTCGACTTTTATCTCTAGAATATCTTCAAGGAATTCCATCCAGAAGTCAACTGCTTGCTGGACGGACATAGAGCGAAACGAGAACAGCCCAATCATATCAAAATAAAGATAATGAGTACCATCACCAATTTCTTCCAAGTCGTTCATTCTAATACAAGATTGAACATTTGCGACTGTTCCCGTTTCTTCCGAGTTGAACTTCTTTTTAAACTGTTGCATGCCTGCTGGGCAAAAGAGAGTTGTGTTATCATACGGACAAACAGTATCGTCCAACTGATACTTTATTCCTTTGTCTCTGCAAAACTTGCTATATATTTCAACTATGTTCTTCATTTGTTGCTCACTCGGTTCTATAACGTGAGGCACCTGTAAACCCGTGCCTCCCTGCGGTATTTAAATTTTATGAATAAAGAGAAGGATCTCTAGCAAACGAGAAAATCTTATTACTAGCGCTCTCTATTTCCCAATCATCCCACTTAACAAAAGAATAAAAATCTGCAGGCTTTCGTCCTTTATTAGCATTCTTGAATACTTCATTCCATTTTTTCATCAGAGCGGATGCTCCATAAGTATCATAATGATTAGAAGAGTCAAACTTCAGAACTCGAACCCAATTGTTAATATCTTCAAGTTCGGCAGAAGAAGCCTTAACCAAATTAACAAAATCGATCAAGCGATTTAACCCTTTCTCACCTGATGGAATTCTGTGTTTGGAAACTTCAACAAAAGCTGTTAGAGCATACAAGACGGACACAGGAAACTCATCATTGTTAGGAAAACAATTTTTAAGTATATCAATAGACTTAACTAAATTAGGAGCAGATTTCTTCCCCCATTTCGTACCTTTCTGGTCGCCACCACAGCTGTTAATTATTCTCTGTAGTGTTCCAATTCCTTCTACTAAAGGATTGCTCTTAGATTTTTGGCTATGATGCAAGCAAATGCCGGAAGATCTCGAGATAGCAAAAGTATCACAAGACTTGTTGTGATAATTGCTAGTAGGATCAGCAAGATACTGGAGGAATTTATCATAACCGGAAATTGATGCAGCATTTTTATCTTGTGTAACAAACAGTTCACGACTTTCTTCTGCTGAGGAAATGATTCTAACAATCGCTGGTATTTTATAAATACCATTCATAAATGCTGCGTGGGCTCTACCACCGCCATCTCTAATTATAAAAGCATCTTCGTCTACAATATAATCAACGCTGATGGGTTCAATCAATTTAATGTTGAAAGTCTTAGCCATACCAAGAATTTTTGCTTGCCTGCCGGACTCCAGAAGAGGGTTTCTTTGGCCCCAATCTTCTCTGATTTCCGCTGTTCTTATATCGAAAAGAGGGAATTGATAGTCTTCATGCATCACGCTTTCGAATGTGGCAATAGATCTCACCGATTGCTTTAGTCTCCACTCCAAAAATACATTTAGAATGTCTGGGTATGCTAAAAGGTTTTCTTCAACCGAATATCTAACCTTACGGTGTTGGGTCTCTTGTTTATACTGATGTGAGACTTTCGCAGTGTACTGTGGTCTAATAGACATAATAAAAAACTCCTTGTTGTTTTTTCATTTTTAAACCCGATAAGAACGGGTGTTGGCGGCTAATAAGAATAGCCTAAAATTAATTTTTTATAAAGAATAAAGATCCCGTCTTTCTAGGCAGACGGGGAGCCTTTCATAAGACCTTACGCAATGGCTTATCGGTCTATTAACACAGGAGGACTAATCGTTATTCATGAATTTTTGAAATTCCTCATCGACATTAGTGTTGTTTTTTGCATATTTAGTTGTTTCAGTAGATCTGCTTTCCGAAGAAGAGTCGCCAGAGAGAAAATCGTCAAGGTATGCTTGAACATCTTCTGTTGTCTTTCTATCGAATAAGCTTCCAATATCTGGGATCGATTGAATTAATGTATCGCAATCTGCTACTGCATCGTCGCAAAGAACACTCGGTCGTCGTCGAGGTTTAAGGGTGGTCTTAGGGAAGGACCCCGGAGTTCCCGGTACGTCATAATTGAGAACAATATCAGTGCCCACGTCAGGGTCTGTGATATCACCATAGTCAGGGTCGAGGACATAACCCAGCAAGGTTTCATACGCGGTCTTCCCATAAGACCAAACTTTTACACCCTCGGTTTCCTTGCCGCGAACGATAATTGGAGAGTAATAGCGCTTACGACTAAAAAGCTTCTTTGCTTCATTTTTAAGCGTACTATCGTCGTTCTCTACTCCTTCACGCCAACATTTAGACGCAAATTCACAAATTGGACAGTCTTCTCCATGATTTCGTTTGGGGCACATAATCCCGGGGTTTTTGCCTACATTATAATGGAAGTGGAACTCCTTAAAGGGGTCTCCGTCCGCTGTAGGAAGGATACGAATGGTTTGGTCTCCTTGAGTTGGTCGCCATTTCGTACTGTTTGATTGACCTTTGTTGCCGTTTTTAGATGCATTAAGTTTGGCACGCATCGCTTCTATATTTATAGCCATTTGATCTCCTATGATTTTTTTTGCTATTGTTTAAGGTGAGCAGGGTTTCAACCTTACTCCCAGTTTATTTTAAGTTGTATAAATCAACTCATACTTATATTATAACACATTTTTTAAACCGTGTCAAGTTTTTTCTTAAAGTTTATTCAGTTGGTTCGATAATAGTTGCAGAATCAGCGGTATCATCCGCCTTTTCACCACAGCCAATTAGAATTGTTAGCATAAGTGTTAGCATTATTTCTCCTTTTTTCTTATTATGTATATAATATAACCTGTCTAGGTTATCTTGTCAAGTATTTTCTTAATCTTTTTTGAAGATTTCTTACTATTTCGAGAATCCTTAAAGGCGGATCTTATTTTATAATTTAATTTCATTCGTTCTCCTGTTGTATAACGTGTGTATAATATTTGGTATAGTAGTAACTCTCGGCTTCTTCTGTTGCCCAAATAGCAAATGAAGTTTCTCTTCCTAAGTCTTTACACTCTTTCGCCATTGCTTTCACATTAGGCAAAACAGAAATATCATTAACCAGATCATCTTCATTTATACTTATAATATAACTCGTCTCAGTTATGTTGTCAAGTGAAAAGAACAACTTTTCTTCATTTTTTTCTAGTAGCCCATAGCCGAGAGTTGTTATCCTGCTGATTTCTCTAGGAGTATGAAGGACTCCAAATTCTGCTTTCACATTATTGCAATAGTTTAATGTGTGAATTGCAGTATATATGTAATGATTTACTTTCTTATAATAATCATATATTGTACCATGACCCACTATATTAATTAATATCTTATTATCTATTAGCATTAGTTCCTCGACCATTCCAGAGCGAGCATATTGCTGTAAGACGTTATAATGCACTCGATGTCTCAACTGTTCCTTGAGAGAAGAGTACTCGAGGTCCGGAATAACATAAACAACTTGCATTTTAACGTGCTTGAGACCCTCTAGAACACGCAGTGTGGCTCCGGCTATCTTACCACTCCCACAAACGAACAGAATGCCGTCAGTGGCCGATTTGATGCCTTTCTTGCGAGGTTTATAATTAATTGTATCATAACCTTCGACTGTTTTTTGTTTTTTAATTCCTTTTCCTTCATCTAGCAACTCAACATGGTATTGTTCATGTTGTTCGAATAACTTTGCGATATTACATCCTGCTTGTCCTAAACCAATAATTAACATTCTTCCTCCAATAATTCAATGCCTTCAACGTTTATTTGAAAATAGCCGAGATGCTCAAACCAACAGTTGGCTACATATCCAAGAGCTGGTGCTTCGAAAATTTCTAATATGATCCCAATCCTTTTGGCTTTGTCCTCTGAGCCATAAAACCAAGAACATGGCTTTGTTATAACTAAATCACCGATCTTCATCGTCGTCCTCCAATTTTTCTATTTCATCTTCAAATAGATAAAAAATTTCTCCATCGATTAGGATGCCATAAACTTTTATCTTATCAAATTCCGCGCTCGCTTCAACGACGACACCAATCATTCCTCCAGTTAGTTGTGTTAAAATTGCTTTTATTTTTTCAACTTTTGGGAGAGTGATGATTAGATCGCCATACTTTAGTTCCATTTAAACTCTCTCATGCTTCCAAAATCTTTACCTAGGTGGCAAGAAGAAGGGAATTGTCCCAATTTAGTGTCCTCAAAGATCTCCTTCAATTGTGGAATAAGAGAGCGATCGTCCCGATGAAGGTCAATAATAACACAATCGTGTATAGTAAAGGCGACATAACTTCTCCTGTCTCTTAAGAATCTTTCAATTTTGTTGACTCGGTCCATACAATTGTCGGAGGAAGCGGATTGCAACAGGTAGTTGAGGGCGTGAAATCTATCGCATACTGTCCTCCTGCCAAACGGGGTCCGTATTTGCCCTTCTTTGTAAAACTTTTCGACGAGAATGTCTTTGCTATAGAGTTCAGAATTGATAGTTTTGTTTTCCGAGTTATAGAGCCATGCAAAGAATTTTTGTTTTGCTTGTGCTCTGCTGATATCTTCTTTAAATATGTTTTTGATGTTCCACTCATGAATATCCTCCTGTGGTTGTTGTTGTCCCATTAGGGAAATCATTGTTCTTATTTCTGCTGCATTGAAGTCAAGCTCAAGGAAGCAGTCTAGGTTTGGTTTTAATATTGATCTTATCTCTTTCTTAAGGTTCATTATCGGAAAACTTCCTGTTTTAGTAGTAATTCTACCGGTGATGCTTCCGAAAAGGTCATAATTCACAGTATGACGAGGGTTCTCCTTGGTCCACCTTAAAAGACTTTTGGCTTTCAAATCTTCTTTAGCAAAGCTATATAGTTTATGCAAATTTAAATTAACTGGATTTTTCGCTATTTGCTGAATTGTTATGTATGAATCATGTAGAAAAGAATAATTCCTTGGTTTTGGGTAATTTTCAAAAACCCACTCACATACTTCATTTTTAATTTCAAAGTAGTGTCGTAATTGTTTGTCTGGTACCAACTCATAAAAGCAGATGTCTTCAAAGTTGATTTTTGCCGTATGAAAAGATTTAAAGTGCCCTTTCATTCTATTTTCGTGTGTAGTTAATCGCAATTTAAGATGTTCTGGGCATATTTCTTGAATGGATTTGCCTTCGGACCACAAATAACCGTATTCAATGAAGCGGTCTGAAATGTGGTCTGAGTAAGCCCAAGTTCTGTTGGCTGATTTGGGAATTCTATCATAAATAAAATTTCCATTTGTATATATGCCTCTGCAATCTTTCTTGTCGTCTAAGACTTGAAATATCATTTGTCCTCCAATATGTCGTCGTCTTTTATAATATAGCCTGTTAAGGGTCAGTTGTCAAGTCTTTTTTCATTCTTTTTTTTGTAATAAGTTAGTGTTCCATCTTGCAAATTGTACTTTGCTTTGAATTGATCGTCGATATATTGGAGCATGCTATCTTCTGATATTTTCTTTAACCTAATTGCATTTAAATATATATTATCTATTTCTATATTTGTATAAGATTCTCTTTCTTCTATATTTCTAATGTTTATATATAAATATATTATATTATTATTAATTATATTATTATTATTTATATTATTAATACCTTTTTTTATTTGTACACTTGTAATAGTTTTACCTGAGCAGACATCAAAAGTTCTTATGAATGGACTCTTGGCAATGAAAGAATTATACCAGTCCGACAGGAGTTTAGATAACAAACTGATATCTTCATGAAGAGTTTTTGAATATTGTAAAGAAAAAATTGAATTAACGCTTGACAATGCATACTTTCTGCGGTATAATAGAGTAACTGGACTTGCAACGTCTGAAATTAAAACACCGGGATTTCGTTTGTTAACTGAAAACCCATATTGTTTTGCTAGATTGATATAATATTGAAACGCTGGGCTATCAAAGAGAAGGTTTTGCTTCTTTTCGTCGTCGTCAAACGGAATACCAGCAACGTCAATCGCTAAACCGGAGGAAAAAATGGAACTTTGACTTGATCTTTGAAAACCAGAATAGGTAACGGGAAAAATATCCCTCATGTTCAGCATGAAATCCGGAAATGCATTAAGAAAATCATCAAAGCTATTGATTTGTGATGCTTTTGGCTTTAAAAATTCGTTTGTGTAGGTCGACATCACGTTTTGTACATAATTTAAATAACTTTGTTTAGGGTTTACGTACCCTCTCTTTGCAACAAGGGTTGATAAAACTGGATCGTCTGTAGTTATGAGACCAAGTTGACATGCTCTTACAAAATGTTTCTCTAAGTCTCGAAATTGGTCTGCCACGAAATTCATTGCCAATACAGTGTTGTTGGATCCGTCTCCAGAGATTATTGGAACGATAAAGTCTTCATTTGGTATTACTGGATTTAATTGACGATCGACCTTTCCATATAACGAACGCTCAGCAAAGTTAAAGTCGACAATCTGTTCACGGCCAAGCCCATCGTTCTCTGGGAATGCCTCGAGATTGTATTTCGCTCTTTCTCTTCCTAAACGAAAAGCAGATCTTATTGAGTTTTTTCCTTTAAATTTCGGCATTTTATTCAGACTCCTCGCTTAGTGTATCAAAACGGGCTTGCAAGGCCTCTTCACTTTCAAATATTGGCGCTACTGTTGAGGTATATGGAATCCCGACATCTTTAATTCTTAGTACCCACTTTTCATTCCCCTCGCCATCAGTCCCTTTTGTAACAGAAGCTACTTGGTCGCCTCTTCTATCATAGAATATAGAATATCCGCCATCATCTTGGTCGTTTCTTCGAACAGAATCATATTGCCAAATTTTAGGAGTACCAAGGTCGTTGCCATCATCATCTGTTGGCTGAAACGCCAGCTCATAAACCTCACCAGCCACTGCCTCCGTTGTCGTGTTCTCGAACCGATACTCGGCCGCTTGCTCCAGAGCTTCTTCAGCCGCTGTGAATTCTTCGATTGATTGGACCGTGGTGGTTCCTTGGTCTCCGTCTAGGACTGACTGAAGTATAGACCGGCAGAAGTCTTGTTGTATGTCTGTTCGATTTGTTGCATCCGGAATTGCGCTTTCTTGCTCTAGCCTTTGGGCTCGTTTTGCTTTCTCTTTCCTTAGTGCTACGCCGTCTGGGTTTGGATTACCTTGACCGTCACCGCTATAATATTGCTGTGCCTCGATGGTTGTGGAATAGTTCCCGGGCGTTAAAGAAGATTTAATTGAAATTATGGTATGATACCCTCCAAGTCCCAAAGTGTTTGCCATTGAACGACCAGAAGAAGATTTAGGACCTCGTGTTGGAGACCCTAGTGCTGTCCCTCCAATTCCATATGGGTTTATGAACATCTCCATTCCGGGGTAAAACAGAGTATTTCCGTACATTTCAACAGAAACTTTGTACACGTTTGTTAGTTGTTGTAGTCCATCAATGCCCTGCTGAAAGAGCCTAGCCTCTCTAATATATTGCATGTCTGTCTTTGAAAACGATACAGTCTTTACGATACCCTTGTTGGATCCAATATCAACATGGTACCGGCCGACTTTCACATCTTCAGCATAATCGCCTCTACCGGTATATGACAAGGAACTCCCGAGCACATTTAGGACTAAATAATTGTAATAATTTGTTATTTTATTCTTGCTTCTCAGTTCATTATCGCTATCACCACTTAACGGTAGGACACCGGTTGGTCCCCTATGTGAATCTGTATTAATGATGGGAATTTCGTTAGAAACCAGAGGGTTAAGAGGATCCTTTCCATTTTTAGAATATGCACTGATTTGCCCTGTTGAAAACCGAAGAGACTTTTCAACATCTCTGTTGACACAAGTTTCTAATAATGAAGTTTGCAGTAGATTGTTAGACAAATTCCTTATGAATGTTAAGATTGGAAATGATTTACGAGTTTCTCCTTGAGCAATAACGTTATCTGTAAACCATTTAGTGAAGAAGTCTAGAGAGATTGGTATTTGTGCAATATTAATAGTGTTGCCTTGGGACTCCTTGATATAAGGGTGATAATCAAAGCTACCCAGAATAATTCTTGTGTTTTCCAAGCCTTCCACAAATTTTCCATCCTGCTCAAACATTGTATCCATAATTGTATAAAGAAGATCTCCGAAAAAGAAATATTGAATGTTGTTATCGATTTCGTTGTTGTAATTCCAATCATCTGGTGGTTCACTACTAAGTATGTTATCTATTAAGCTGCCGGCATCAATGCTATCTAACGCATCCGATGGCGTAAAAGGAATAATTCTTTCCCCTTTAATATTGGTAAGAGTGCAGCTTGTAAAAGACCCGTTTTCTCTGAATTGCCTAGCATGATCAGGGTCCACTTTGACAATGAATATTTTGTGATCATCGTAGAGTCTCTGAACTATTGATTGAAGGCTTTTCTTTCTTAACTCTTCTTCCTTGGCAGCGGCGGTTAATTTTATTTCCTTTATCTCGTCTATAGTGCAGCTTTTGGAATCAAGTAGTTCCTCAATTAGCCTTAGATTATTTCTTTTCGCGCTGATTAATTCTGGTGTAGATAAAGAATCGAACCTCAAAGACTTCAGTGCGGTCTCCACATAGGCACGATAAGAAATGCTAATAGTTACTGAACCGTCGACGTCGATATTGATGTCATGGTCTACCATGCAAAGGAAAAAGGAACGATTGGTTCTTTGTATAGCAGACTTTAGCTTTTTATCAGGATCATTGTATAAATCATCCATGTTATCTGGGTAGTGATATCCAACCTCCGCCCTTATCCTGTAAAAAGAAGGATCATATTGATTTGGGTGTATAACACTGACCCCGTTCACTTTCCCATCTTTATCCGGAGCTGGCTGAATGATTAGGTCAACAAATCTGTATTTCTGTCCGTTATAACTTACTCTTTCACGAACAAAGTCAGTGAAAGTTTGAAAATACAACGTTAAGTTGGCAGTGATGTCGTTTCTGGATTCAGCTGGGTTTGTTCCGTTGAATTCAAAGGAAAATTCTTTTAAACCACAACCATCCCCTTTATCAAATGGTGCCTCAAGAAAACTAGATGGGATTGCAAGGTCCTGTGGTTGATTAGAGCTGTAGTCTCTTGTACGATCGATATCAGTACTCTGGGGGAATATAAACTCGGTCTCCTGAAGCTTCTTTTTATTGTTCTCAACACGAAAAAGTCTTATTTTTGGAACTAGATTGCTGACCACGGGAGGCGGAATCTCGAAAAACTCCTTCCCGTCTTCCGGAGATACCAAATTGTTAATTAACAACTCTTGTTCCACGGCGCACTCTGCCATCCAAAATCTTCCTCCAAAGGGTTTCTTTTTGTGGCGCTTTCCCTTTCGTTTTATTTGCTGACTTAGTCCTTCTTTCAAGGAGTCCATGTTTAATATAAGAGCACATTGTTTAAAAAACTTTTCTCTTTTCTTTATGTCTTCTTCCGATAGCTTAGTATCTCCTACTGGAGTTGGGTCGGAGCCTCGGAGCATGGCTTCATTACCAGCATTGTTGGCTTTTTCAGCTAATTCAGCTGTTTGGTCCTCGGTCAATGGGCCATCATCCGGAACATCTTTAAGTTCCTCAGCTAGTTTCTTAAATTTTTCGACTCTTCTCTCGATTTCCTTATCGAGAAGTAATCTTCCATAAAGATCGCTGATGAAATTGTCATCAAACCACTTATTGAATGTTTCCTCTGCAAAATTTGCTTGTGTGTCGTCGCTTATCCTAGAATTAGCATCTGTAATTGTCTCAAGTAGAAAAGAAAAATGTTGATTTTTAAATAAGAGCTTGACTTGGTCCAGTGCGTCATACTCTGCACTCCAGAACCAATCCCAGACCCCCTCTTCAAGACCCGACTGAGGCACGGAAGGTGTATAATTAAAATCATAAGTTGCTATTGAAAAACCAGTATCACCAAATGTTTTAATTAAATCTTTATAGCTATCTGATTGAAAAACACTGCCTTCAACACCGGGATATTGTACGGGGCCATGGTTATAAATATCAGCAATTAATGGATCATCCCATTTTTCTTCTCCTATAAGTGAGAAGCGAATAAAAGGGAATTTTCCTTCACCTTCATCTGGAGAGACCCCGGGAGCTTGTAGATAAAAATCCCCCATTGTGGCAGATTGAAATCTAGGAAACCATTCTATTTGGTCATCAGATAACTGGAGTTCTATATCCTCGCTATCTTTTATTTTGTTTCTTATGGCCTCCGAAACTTCCTTGTAGGCTTTTTCCAATGTGTAGAGTTCAATTTGAACAGTGCCCAACAAATCGATATCAAAAACATCATCTATGTCTACGCCTTCTGTTTCAATAACGGCCCTCAATATTTGCCCTAGCCACTCTTTCATTTCTATTAGTTCTTCTGTTGGAAACCAGAGTCTTGCTTCTTCATCGTCATTGCGATATCCATATATATCAAAAGCATTAGATGTGAAATAAGCCCACTGCAGCTCAGGGGAATAGTAATCCGGACTGCCTGAGTTGAGTCTGAGGTCTTCAAGTGTGTATTCAGAGCCTTCGCCATATAGATCAAGCTTACCAGACTGTCTTTCGATCAATCCTTTGATGAGATTTTTTCTCCACACGTCCAATACAATTGGATCGCTCGATTGTCCCTTGTTTGTTATCTGTTCAATAATCGAATCTTTCAGTGCCCTCAGATACTCGCCGCCACGCTTCTCTTCGTTTGGTTCAAGCTCACTGAACCGTTCCCATACGTAGAACGGGTTATTTTCATTAATCACTTGTTCCACAGCCAGTTTATAGGCCGGCCACTGGTTTTGCCAAATCACTAAGTTATTAGCACCAGCAAGACCAAGAAGTGTCGAAGTATCAGCAAAGCGAGTATCTAGGACATCTAGGATTCCGTATTTGAATTTGTCGCGACCCCTCGAGCCGAAGATAATTTCATCCCAAGAGCCACTCCAGTTGTTTACTAGGGCTTTTAATTCTTCAACTTCCTTCCGTATTTCACTCACATCCGACATTATGTCAACGCTCCCAAAGCAACGGCAAGATCGATTGGGATCTTAATTACATCTCCGGGGCTTAAATGTCCTTCTGTTGGTTTTCTGTTGAATTGGGCAATGACCCACCATAATTTTGGATCACCATATTGTTTTGCGGCTAGTTTCCAAAACTTGTCGCCTTGGATCCATGTATGATCGATTGTTTGAATCCTTCTAAAATCTTCCTCTGAGGGAAACTTGAGAACAGGCGTTCTGTATTGAAGGATTTCCTGTACACCTCTGTCATCCAGAGTGTCTTTGTACATTTCGTTATCGTTTATTCCTTGAGATCTTCCTTCGTATCTTGACATGTCTTATCCTCCGAATGGAAATTTGGCTGAATTTGGGAAGGGGCTGGGGCCCGATCCTGATGCTACTGGTATAGTTCCCAAGTCATGCTCATGTAATACACCAAAGGAAACATTTAAAGATACAACTTTTGGATACAATTCCCCATTATCCGTAAACATCCCCATATCCAAGACAGGGTTCCAATCGAGAGAAGTTATATAACCAAGTAGACCATCTTTTTTCCCACTAGCATCTGTAATTAAGTTTGCAAACTTTAATCTTATAAGTGGAGACTTTGAAAGCGTAAGGGCGTTCGAGGAGACTTGTTTTCCTTCTGGTTCTTCTGATGACGCGGGAAGAACAGAAGGGCCTCGAGTATAGGCCGGATATATCATTTTGGTGAGTTCACTAAATTGTAATAAATTTTCTTTAGCCTCATTTAAATTACCAGCTGGTACATCCCAAGACAGAGCCAAGGTTCTAGTAGTACCTCGGAACGTTGCGATTGGATCATTCCGTCCATAAACTGTTTCGGTATTCCATTCTGATTGAAAGCTTTGAGCAAATGAAGTTAAGAAAGCTAAAAAATTAACTCGCCGATCGGACAATACTGATATAAATGTTAACTGAGAACCAGTTGTCTTTGCATAAGTGTTTTTGATTGTTTCAAATCCCATCATTCATCCTCTTTATTTGTTAGCCTCGTCAGCGGCGATTGTTCTTACTTTGGCATTAAATTGCTCTCCTCCAATGTCTACAACGACTTTCATGTTGCTGAATACGTTTTTAACATTGGCTGTGATATTCCCACCGCTGGCTGTGATGACACCGCCTGTTATGGAGCTTGTTGCTTTTCCTACATTAATCAGAGCAAGGTTCTCAATGGTGGCAGTCACTTTTGGACTTAAATTATCAAATTCGTTTGCTTTCATGATCAGAGCATTCATTCCGGCAATTGCCGCAGAAAAGTCCGATTCTCCAATCTTGGTCAAGTTGGTCAGAACCTTCTCGGAGGCTGCAGCTAGCGCAACGGTCTCTTCGGTGCTAGCAGCAGTACTACCGCCAAAAGAATCCCCAATGGCCGTGGCCGCCTTGTAAAGTAAATATAGACCACCAAGGGCTAAGGCAACGGCTCCTATAGCCGGCAAGGCAGCCCATAAAGCACCGGAGAAGGCACTTATGCTAGCTGCAGCACCTACTGCACCACCAGCACCAGCAGCTGCTCCACCAGCACCACCAAGGACGCCAAAAATGGTTAGTAGTGGCTTGACTGCCTTGAATAACATGAAAGCACCAGTGGCACCTAGCACAAGATTGCCTATAAACTCTTTTGTTTCTGGGTTCATCTCTTGGAGTGTTTTAGTTAATTTTGCTGCTAAGCTACCTAAAACCTCCAGCATGGGCTGGACAGAAGCAACTATTTCTGTTGCGAGGAGCTTAAATTGGTTCATGACCGGTACAGTTTTTCTTATTGCGTCCTCGAACTTGCCTTGAGCTTCCGCGTTTCTCGCCATTTCTTCTTGGTTCTTCTTGTAGTCTCCGAGGTTCATTCCAAAGATCTTTTGGGCCTCGTTCATGTCGTCAATCCCAGCAGCAGCCGCGATTGCTTTTTGAGTGAAACGATCCATATCTTTAAAGGCAACACCTTGAGCTTGAACTTGCTCAATGAGTGTTTCGATTCTTTCATCCTCAGTCATCATCAACATCTGTGTTGTTGATAATTGCGTGCCGAGCAATGCATTTAGTTTCCCAACGCCCTCTGCAGCACCAGCAAATGTATCAAATTGTTTTGCGATACCCAACAGTGCAGAAGTCTCAACTCCTGCTGACTTTGCGGCTGCAGCTAAGTTACTAAACACCTCAACTGATTGCTTGCCATATACGGCAAGGGTTGGAAGCGCTGCGTTGAAGTCTTTGGTTATCTTAGCTGAACTAATTCCAATCGATGTTCCCATCATGGCAAGACTTTCTTGTACACCAAGAGCCTCTTCAGAGGTCATGCCCAAGTTCAAGTTTAAGAATTGAAAAGTTTCAGCTGCCGTTGCTGCATCAACTCCAATTTTGCCAAGAGCAGCTGTGGTTTTGATCATCTCTGACCTTGCAGCATTGCTCATTTTTGCAAACATCGATGTGTTTTCGGCTAACGTTGCTGTTGCTGCTCCGGCTTCGTCCATTGTAATACCGAGAAGGTTCATTTCCCTCTGAGCATCGAACATTGAATCAGCAAATTTGTATCCTGCTCCAGTGGCTGAGGCTAGTGATGCTCGAGCATTATCAAAAGAAACCAGCAAACCCGCGGATGCTTCGGCAACTTTAGTGAATATTGAATAAGCCAAGTTTCCAAAGCTGAACATTTGCTTAAAGTTATCAATCAACAATTCTCTTTGTTTTAGTCCAACCTCGCTTGTGTCTTTGAATGCATCTCCGACCTTTATAACAGTACCCAAGAAGCTCTCGGAGAACTTCATGTTGACCCCTAGTCCGCCGGCAATGTCCCCAAGAAGCTTTCTTTGGTCTTCACCGTATTGCTTATCTGCTTCTTTTAACAGGTGTATGTCGCGATATTGATCGGCAATGGCTTTCAGGTGGACTTGCTCATCGGTGTAAGAATTCATCTGCCCAGCCCGAATATCAGCTATCTGCTGTTCAGTGAATATACGCTTGTTGTTTTCATCTGTTGCCAGTCGCAAAGTGGCCTCTAATTCACCGTATTCGGCTTTTCGAGCATCCAAGACATTTCCAAGCGATTGAGCAGTTTCCTTTAAGACCTTGTTATATTCTTTTTGCTGCTCAAGTGCTTTCTCATCCAGCCCAGAAAAATCTGATGAATCACCGGATATTCCCAATGCTTCCTTGATTTCTTTCTTTTCGGATGCAGAAAATCCTTTAATGGCCGCTATAACTTCTTTTTTTGTTGCCATTTAATTAATCCTTAAATGGCCATGGGAGACCGGTCTTGTTCACAAATTCTTTTGAGGCAGCGTCAGCCTTTGTTTTTGCCTCTTTTGTCTCAGGTGCATCTTTACCATGATCAATGTATGCTCTCAGGTGATCAGATTCGGCCTTTAAAGCCATTGCGTAAGCTTTAACGTCTTCATACTCTCCCTTGATTGAGAAATGCAAGGAATCGGTATTCTCCTCGTTTAAATTGGCTACCATATTCACATCTTTTCCATAGATGTGCTGAAGGAGCTTTTTATTCCAAAATCCCCACATTTTCATCCATGACTCATTGAGAGTTTTATTGGTTAGATCGATCTTAATCACAGCTGTTCCCTCTTGTCTTTTTTAAATAGTCTCAAAAAAGAAATGCTCGGCAACAAGCGTTAACGGCTTTTGTTGCGAGCTTTCTCCATTGCCTTGGCTTCGTCATCGAATTGCTTTTGAAGTCTCCCTACGAACCATTCTCGAAGCCCTACGGGCAGGTTATACGCCTCAATGAAACTCCAACCCCCAAAATGCTTTAGAAGAAAGAATTGCTCATATACGGCTTCCATATATTTAGAGGTCAGGCCAAAAAAAGTCAGTTCCAAAAGGAACATCGACCTCCTTTTCAAAAGAACAAGCTCGACATTTGAATGTCTCTTTGATTTCAATATTGGGAGTTACTGCTTTGAGACATATCTTGAAGTGTCTCGAATCAACGGTGGGCATATTATCAACATATTGATCAATGATCGGTCTGTCGGTATGCCCCTCAATTGATGTAATAATTCTCTTGAATTGACTTGTCAAGAGGTTTTCTTCTTTGTTATCTGCGATATTTTTTAGCTTATCTTGTAGGAACCTCTCGTCTGCGCCGGTCAATAAGCGGAATTCAATCTGAAATTGAGACAAAGGCATTTTTGTGATGTATTTTCCGCGAGAAACTTCGGAAACTATTGTTTGGTCCACATTTAGGTTTCCGATAATGGTGGGACTCCGGAGATCAAACATTAATTGCGACTTCTTCGTGCATTCTGGGCAAGTTATTGTTGCATCATAGTCATGACCATATCCGCTGGCTCTTGCTGCAACCAAAATTGCGTTCTTATCACCGATCAATAGTGTATCGGGGTCAATTGTTTTATCAACCAAGATATTCTGAATGAAGCGATCGATCGCAATTCCTTTTTTCAAGAGAGTGTGGGACGTAAGAATGTCTTCATCCTTTGCCGTCATGAATTTGATCTCAATTGTTTCTTCATCACAAAGAGGGTGGTCATCGGTATATCCCTTTCCTCTGGATGGTAATTCTACGAATTCGGTTGGAGCAACAAAGTTCAATGGATTAAAAGTTGGTGTCTCCGAATGTTGTGGCTTGTGGCCGCCAAGCCGATCTTTGTTTCTACTCAATTTTCACCTCACGAGTCAGTAGTAGAGCCCTCTGGTTGGGCAGTTGTTTCTTCTCCGAGCAATGCATAGTCATATGCTATTGTCATTTCTATTTGTACTAATTCATCTGAACTATAATCCAAGCTTCCATAATTAATAGATTTGATGAAAGAATTCATTAGTTGCCATTTTTCAACGATCGTCCCTTTGCTGTCCAGCTGATTGATTATTAAATTTCCGCCTATTCCATCGTATCCGTTTTTCTGGATGCCTGTTTTGTTTATTTGCGGATTTGTATAGCCGGCTGCCTTTAAATACTCATCATTGATTCTTTTAACAAGAGAGTCGCCGACATCTACAAGAGAGATATTAACATCGTTCCATGTAAGAACGCCGGGATATTTAAATTTATGGTTGATCAACAAATACTCACTTGTGTTTATTTCAAATGACGGCTTATCGACACTTTTGGCCCACCACCAGATTCCAGATCCATCAATTGTAAATCTAAATTGTCTGGTGGGTTCAGCCTTGTTTTCTTTCCAGAAGCTCATCGCTCACCTATTATGCGTTAGAATTAGGAGTTGTAGCTGCTGGGAAGAAAGTGTTCGTGCCGATTTCGCATGTTGCCCAATCGTATTTAAGAGTTAAAGAAAGAGCTCTAAGCTCATCGCTTGAATAATCATATTGTCCAAGATCTGCACTCAAAATAAAGCAATTGTTCAGGGTCCAAGTTTCAATGGCTGAGCCTTCTTCGTCGAGCATTGTAATTACAGCATCAACTTGAGCTGCTTTTACTTTTCCGATAGTAGCAGGAGTATCAGCTAAAGCCTTTACTGCATAGCCAGACTTGTTCAACATATCTAAGATAATTTCAACAGCGTCCGGATCACTTGGATCAACAAGGCTCATAGACACATCTTCCCAAGTAGTTCTTCCGGGGAAGTTATACTTGTTATCCAAATAGTGGTGTTCTACTGAAGCAACAGAAAAAGTAGGAACTTTTACATCCTTTGCCCACCAAAATGCTTGCGATGGACTGATAGATCCGCCGTCTGTTGTACGACCGAATTGAATTTGAAATCGGTAATTTCTTTTTGGTGATACTGTGTTTTCTTTCCAGAATGCCATTATGTTAGTCTCCTATAATTTAATTAGTGGCTTATTAAAATTCTACACTTGTTCGAGTGATGACGAAGTCAATAGCGATGAATTCGATTGCTCGAGCAGGCTTAACGAAAATCTTAGCGTATAAGATATTGCGATCGATAAGATCAGCAGTTGTAGTGGTTTCATCTAAAACCAATTTGTACTCGGTGATACCCAATTCAGCTTGGACAGATGAAAGAACACTGTTTGCTTGAGACTTGAATCTATTCCAAGTTACTTGAACGTTTTGGTCGAACAAGATGGTATCGGCAATAATTCCAATTTGTCTCTTTAGATAAATCATCAAGCGACGAACGTTAATACGATCAAGAGCCGATGGTGTTTGTTGCAGTGTCTTTTGTCCAAAGATCACAGTGTCCCCTGTTGAAGGAAACCTAGCGATTGGATTAATGTTCGCCGCGTATAGAACATCGCGATCATCTTTTGTAAGATGCAATGAAGTTCCAACAACAGATGGTCCGCTTGAACCACCAAGGCGAGCAAGCCCACCACGATTGAAACCAGCAGGAGCGAACCAAGGTTGAGTAAGGTTCTCAGATTTAGCAATGGCGCCAATAGCAGCAACTGATGGCGGAGCAATCAAGACGGTGCCATTTCCAGATAGTGTGTCGCGAAGACGAACATTTGGAAAATATGTAGCAGCATAAGAAGAATCAATCTGTCTAGTATCTAGATTAGATGTAATGTCATTAATAGAGGCAGCAGATGCAGCACCTTCGGAATCCCAAGTGTCTCTAGCAATTCCTTTGATGTCCATGATGGCCAATGCATCTCCACGAGTAGTTACGATATCTAATAAAGTCTCTCCGGGAGCCTCAGCTAAAAGGCCGGGCATTGAGATTAATTCATAACGAATTTGGTCTTGGTCTCGAACCATCTCCAAGGCTTGCTCAACGGACCAAGCTGGATACTTATCGGTACCATTTTCAATTCTAGCAGTACTGAATGGGTCTGCATAACGCACATCGACACCATCAAAGCCACCAAAGAATGGAGCATTGAATTGCTTTATTTTCAATCCGTCGATAAGACCAGTAGCTCCAGTCAATCCACTAAGGGCTGATATACTGGTTCCACCGGTATAAGTCCCGGCACTGAAGTAATAAGATGTTGCACCAGCTGAACTAGATACGATATCGTCGAGAGTAAATGTGAATGAAGCACCAGAAAATGCTGCTCCTTCGCTCAGGTGAGGATCAACAGCGCTTCGAAGTCTTGCAAGATCTCTGATGCTGTTATCGTGATTACGACGATTAGATTTCATGTGATGAAGTCCAAAGTAATCTGTGTATGCATAATCTCCACCAGCAGCTGTACCGTTGGCTTTTGTTCCGGTGGTAGTAAGCTTCATTGTTGGGAAAGCAACAGATGCAGTATAGCTCGCAGGCCAACCTTCGATAAGTTCTCCGGCTCCATTACCAAGGGCAATAGTGTTGCCTCCGTGGATCCAGCCTAAAGAAGTTGCTGCACCACCGATCATTGTCTGAGCTGCCAAAACAGCTGGTCCAAGAAATCCGAAAGGAACATCTGACTTATTAAGATCAGCAGCTACTTCAACTCTAACAAGGTTTGAAACATTAGGGTATTTACCTGTAATGTCCATTCTCTGAGTTGTTTCGTTCCAACTTTGGTCTTCGTCTCCAATTCTTTTAGAGATATAGTTTGCACTGTTGACATCCAAAGACAGATTTGAGTATTGCTCGATAACTGTATCGCGACCACCAGAAACTCTCTTAACTATTTCAAGAGTGAAAGCAGCGCTTGGCTGAAGAGATGTGGCCAATTTAATATCTTTGATCCGACAGTAGTAATTGTTTTCGAACTCTTCGCCGTCATCCATGGCAATCAAGCGGAAAAGATACTTTTGAGTAGGCTGAGCACCAATAAACCATCCACTTTTTGCAGCAGTTAATTCGTTTTGGAAGTCATCAAGTCCTGTTCCGGAGTTCTCAAGACCAGCGATGAAGCCATATACATTTCCAGCAGAACTAGAAACTAAACGACTTACGTTAACGTCATAAGTTTCACCGAGGAAGTAAGGAACATCAGTCAATTGATAATTGGCAGAATTATAAAATTTAGTAGGGTCAGTATTTAATACAGTACGGATGTATTGAGCACTTGTATCATTAAAGTTAATACTGTGGATGGTTTCACCACCACTACTAGAAATAGCAAGATTAAAACCGTAATTATCACCAGAGCTGGCCATCAATGCACTAGCAGAAACAGCAGCGGCAGCACCAACTACAGTACCACTCAATGCAACAGCAGCGCCAGAAACATAAAAGACAGCCGCTAGAGTAGCATCAACAGTTCCAGCAGATGCAGAAGGTGTAAGGAAAAGTCCATAAGCAGCCGCATTGCTAGCAATTGTATTACTTAGATTACTGCCCATTGTCCACCCTGCTTCATTTCCAGCAGTAGCGTTTTTAGACAGACCGAGAAGTCGAACATATTTAACGGGACCAACACCAGCAGCGAGGTATGCTTGAGCAGCATAAGCAGCATAGTTTGGAGCAGCAGTGTTTCCTTCTCTCCATGGGTCATCTTGGCGGACACCATCAATTGGTCTTCCAAAAGTGTCGATAAAATCGTTAAGATTCTTAACTTTTACAGGTTTCATCGCGGGGCCGCTTCGTGCACGACCAATTAAGAGAATACCATCGGCTTCTTGCGCTTCTGGAAGTTGTGATTCGTCAATTTCTCGTAGTTGAATCCCGGGAGAAACAAAGTCAAATTTCGTAGGCATTAATAATACTCCTTCAATACATTATTCCTATTAAATAGTTTATTAAATAGCGAAAGTCAAATTTCTCTATATTTACCAATCTCTTTCATAGATCCTCTAGAGGACTAATCTTCAATTGAATTCCAAGGCGATGTGCTTCTTTTCCCTGTCACTCCCTTGATCGGCAATCGAGTACTAGTATTTAAAGCATCTTCTGGGGGATTATTGGATGGTAAATTTGTTACAATCCGCTCACGGGAAACAGTTATGCTAACAGCATTTTGTTTTCTGATAATGCTTGGGACGCTACCATTTTCTCCATCACCTATGAGGTACCCAAGTACTTTGAAGCTTACTTTAGCAGTAAACATTCTTTCGTCCGATCCTAAGGTGTTAATGTTGTTGTTGATGGAGTAGTCTGCTTGAACAAACAACTCATATTGATATCCATCGTGTCCGATGATTTCAACGTTTTTTTGATCAATAATCATGACTGGAAGGATGTCATTCATCTGTTGTTGGTATTCGGTTCTTATGTTAATCTCAAACATGCAGGTGATATAAGTTGGCTTAGGTACCAATATGGTTTCATATACAATTTTATTATTAACAGCGGGACCTGTCTCGTTCCCTTTGTTTCTTTTGTTCTCAGCAGCATTAGCAAAGTTTCTTGTCTTTTCTTGCTTAATGATCTTAGTGATTGCCGTCCTTCCACCTTCAGGACCTTTTGTTGGCGGATAATAAGACTGGTATGATCCTCTGAAGTCGTCATCTCGCGATACACTACTTCTACTAACTGTAATCAATGGTAATTTTAGCTTTCCAACCTTGTCTCTTAGGTCTTTATTGTTTTTTATCTGGTGTGCCCTCTCGGTACCAAGCCAGAGAACAGGTACTTTTGTTAAACCCCGGTTTGTTGTTGTGTGCACATTTAATCTTTCATCCACAAACCTAAACACCGCGGTATCAATAGTTTCCAATGTTGATGGTACAATTTGAATTATCTCTTCACTCTGCATTGAATAGTCCGTCCCTTGCTCTTATACATTCTGCTTGGATCTCAAATCGAGATTCTGGTTGTCCAAATAATAATTTTGGCTCAATTAGTTTAACAATCTCATAGTAGATATCTCCAAACCTAACAAAATCTCCCTCTCTTACGAAAAGATTTTGATCCTCGGTTAAGCGACGCTTATGAAAGTTAATCTTTATTTTTGTCGCTTTATCAATTGCGAAGTTATCCATGTCCGAGGTTTCGACTCCTTGATAGTCCACCAATGCATATACTCGGATTGGGTGTAAAAAGGTCTTTTCTATCGCTTCTCCATAAAGGGGATGATAATCAGTGTGCTCTATGTCAATTGGGAAATATAAAACTTGCTGGCCAACAACGCGTTCAATTATTTCATCGTTAACTTGTTTAACAAGGTTTTTTTCTTTCTCCCCCAAGAAAAGTGGTGGCGGAGGTTGCGTTGGTCTTGTCCATTTTCCCATCTATTTATCCCACGTATATCTTAAGTGGAGCCTTGGCAACAATAGCGTCAGTGTTGTCGATAAAGGCCTTGTCAGTCTCCGCTAACTTAGCGTAAAGTGTTTCATCCAATTGTTTGTTGAGCTCTTCTCTCAAGGTAGCCTGCTCGGTTGCTGCTTGACTTAATAAGTCAGAGGCATTGAGCGAAACGCTATCTCCGGGGATTGGAACGGTGTTGCCGAACTTCCCACGTACTTGCCCAAGGGTTTCTTTTGATAATGCTAGGGCGAACCTTCTGATCCATTGTTGCCCCATAGAATTAATTTTATTGAACGCTATATTCTCAAACGGTAGCGTGTTAATGTTGTTAATTCCATCGATACCATTATCATACGAGCCGGTTGCGTATGCATCATTGTCCTCAACATCAAATCTAAACCAGAATTTTGTTGGAGACACTTCATCGGGCGTTGGATATATCCGAAGCTTATTGTCATTTATTTCATAGCTATAGTGGGATGTTCTTGTGTACAGGTGATCTTCGTATTGTATAGCTTGTATCTTATTTTGCCACACAGGTATCACTTGAAATGATGAATCATCTGCATACTGTCCATAGTTGTGCATATCACCGGTAACATTAAGTCCACCATAATATCCATAGAACCTCCACATTTGACGAGGAGTTACGTAATAAACTTGACGGATTTTAATTCTTTTGTTCCCAACGAAATCAGCATAAGGAACAGAACCTGAGGCTGCAGAGGCACTAACGATCTGTTGTAAATCATAGTCTTGCTGCATGGCTACTCTATCAAAAGAAGCGGAATATAAAGGAGTTGTTCCTCCAACCATGGCCTCAGATGAAAACTTATCAGCCACTCTAAAAGCATAATCAAATAGGAATTTGGGATACTTTAGAGCCTTGTCATCGGTACCTGACACGTTTCCTTGGTGATCAAAGGATCCTGTTTCTCCACCGAGAGCACTTCCTAGTGCGTTTCTTGCTTGGTGAAGGTTCACAATGTAGGAGTATTCTAATACAGCTTCCTCGTAATGATTATAAACGTTTTCTGCTTTTATTTCAATATCCAGAACGTCGCCGCCGAGCCTCTTGTATGTATAGGCAACCTGAGCAGACGCACCACTTAGAAAGCTAGCACTTCCACTATAAAATCCAATTGCCAACGATGGAGCAACGCTACTAACAGTACCAGTGGCTGGTAGAGTTATTGCCGACACAGTCGACGTTGGTGTTAAACTTGGGAAACTCATGTATTAATCCTCCGCTAAACGTAAATAGTTCGAACTAACAGAAACCTCCGAACTTTAGAGGACGGAGGTTTGCAGTTGTATAGTACTATTATTTGGAGGAGTTATTTTTCTTGCGTCTCGGATTGTTTTTCTTTCGAGCAGTCTTCTTCCCAGCAGGTTTTTTCGCAACATACTTTTTCGCAACAGTGGCACTTTCTTCTTTTGCTTGTTCCGGAGCTTCTTCTATTGCAACCTCGGCAATCTGTTCTTCCTTTACTTCTTCAGCAATCTGCTCTTTCATTACTTCTTCAGCAATCTGCTCTTTCATAATTTCTTGGACAACAGAATTTTCTTGGTGCAATACCGCGTTGGCTGCTGCGCTTCTCATTTCTCTCTTGAGAGCCAGTTTAATTCTTTTCTTTTTTCTACCCATGATTATCTCCTAGACTTTATTAAATAGTATCTAAATAAAGAAATCTCCCCACAAGCTTTTGTAGAGCTGAGGAGAGACCAATGTTCTTTATAAAAAGTTTTGAAATAAAAGAAAAACCCCCCGAACCTTGCGGAACGGAGGGCATCTTTTTGGACTAATCAATTATAGATTAGGATCCAGACTCACCAAGAAGTCCACGAACGATAACAAGACCGTACATGTCAGGACGAACCATCTTCTTAGCATAACGAGTCATTACCCCTTTACGAGGAACGAAGTCTTCAGGCCCGAAGATAGTTGGAGTAGTTTGGAGAGGTACATACGGAGCATATACGTATCCAGACTCAAGGAAAGAACTTCCTTTACGTCCAACAAGAACAGCATTACGTGGGAAGTAAGGGTCAACAATAACGTCGAACTTACGGTTCAAAGAACCAACCTTAACTGCCCCGATATCGCCTTTGTCTGCATCAGCAGTAACATTAGCACGGAATCCAGCAGTGAATTCAAGAATGTTAGCAACTTCAGGAGAAACAACAACAAAGTTAGCTCCGCCACGAAGTGTCTTTCTGTGAATTTGAGCTGAAACATCATTGATAGTTTCAATCAAAGTCTCATACCATTCAGAAACAGTACCGGTGAAGTCAGGAGCAGAAGCTTGAGCACCAACTTCAGCACCAGTTTCGCGGTTCAAGAACATTCCGGGAGAACGAGACCAGTAATAAGTCGAAGCAGTTCCACCCTTAACGAGATCTTCCATGATTTCACGGTCGATTTCAAGAGCGATTTGCTCAGACAAGATAGAAGTTAATTCAACTTCAGCATCCAAGTTGTGGTAAGCATTCAAGTCTTGTCCCAATTCAGGAGTCCACTTTGCTTTCAACTTCTTGGTTACAGCTGTAATTGCAATAGAATCAACTTTGATGTCGATTTCAGGAATGTTAGCTTCGTTTTCAAGTCCCCAAGTAGCATTACCGATTACAGAACCGAGAGCACCACCAGTTTCCAAGTTGTCTTTGATAGGAGCAGTACAAGCAACAACGGCGTCTAAAGAAGAAGACAATGTGTCGGAAGTTTCTGAACCAGAAGCGTTAACGATGATTAGAAGTTGTGTAGCATCATTTTCATCAACTCGTGTAAGACGACGAACTTGACGTCCATCAGCATTTCCGGTCAGTAGGATAGCAACATAATCATCTTCGTTGAATTGACCAGCTGTAGCTTCAATCTCAGTAAGAGGAACAGAAGCTACTGCGAAGGCAGAACCGCTAACTAGGTCAGCGTCGAAACGAAGAAGTCTGATGTCTGAGTTAGCCCCACCATCAAATACTGGAACACCACCGTCAGTTACCGAACCAGAAGCTACAATAGTAGTAGTGATTGTGATAGAACCGGTTGGAGAAGCATAGCCATTGTTAAGAGCGTATGCACTAGTTTCAGCATTTGCTCCAGCCAAACTTACACCATCAGCAATTCCCTTAGCCAATTGTCCACCACCATAAATAGATTCACCAGCGGTGTTTCCAAGACGGCTTGAATTGTAAGAGAAATCCAAGAAGAAGATAAGACCACTTGGAAGAGACATTGGTTGAACACTAACAAGATCGTTAGCGATCAGTCCGGCGAATACACGACGAACAATTGGAAAAGCAACAGCAGCGAAACCTTCAATAGATTGACCAGCCATAGAGCTAGACTCACGAAGAAGTTCTTTTGCTTGATTTTCAAGAAGACGAGCCATGTTAGACTTGTCAGTATCATTTTGAAGGCCTTCAAGTAAACCGGTTTGAGACCATTTGTTAAGAAGAGCAGCGCCTTCTTGAGCCAAGTCACGGTTTACAATACCTTCGGTTAATTTTTCTATAATAGACATTAGATTAACCTCCTTATATATTGTTATTTAATGCCTGCAAGCTTCTGCATCTTATCAATAAAAGATCCATCAGTCTTGCTTTCGTTTAAGTTTTGTCTACGATTGATAATTCCAGACAAATTCGATCGATTGTTAACAGATTCGCTCAGTGATTGTGGACCTCTTTTAGTTTGAGATCCCACTGTCGTTGTTAGTGTTTCGTGAAGTTGTTTGGCCTCTTTCGGAGACTCCGCTTTAGAGATGGCTTCGACAATTTTTGACTTTTGTCGCTCATTCAAGGAGGCATCTGCCAATGTGCGGTTTTGATAGAGAAGCTTTGCGTTTGAAAGCAAAGTCTCTTCTAATTTGTCATTCAGTTTATGAACGACAGACTCAAGTTTTTCATTTTGAGCCTTAATTAAATCGATTGTTTCCTGAAGTTGAACAGATTTTTCATCTTCCTCTTCATCTTCCTCGGAATTGTGTTCGTCTGCAGCTTCCTGCATATCACTATAATACTCTAGCGTTCCCTCATCTGTACGGAAGGTCCCGTCCTTTTGTTCTGACATATCGACCTCCAATTCTTCTTCAATGATTCCGCTTTCTTCGAGCATGTTTAGTAGTTCTTGAAGTTGCAGGTCTTCCTCTTCCTCTGCAGGAGCTTCAGTATCTCCAGCTAGTAGATCATCTGCACTTGTTTCTTCAGCTTCAACTTCTGGAGCAACATCATCGCCTATGGAGAACATATTGTCTTCTGGCATGTCAATACCTTCTAGTTCTTTTTCTAATTGCTTGAGGTCGATGGTGATATCATTTTCCATTTTCTCAACGTCTACTGATAGTTCAACAGTTTGATCCTCTGGCATAGTTGGATTACCAGCGAATGGAGCTTCAATATTGCCCTCAGGAGACATTCCAGCATCGGCAGCACCCATATCCATAGCTAGCTCTTCTTCTTGTAATATATCATCTGCTGTGGCCTCTGAGAGGTCTGCTTCGTTAACGACAAAAGCTTTTCCATCTGCTTCTGATACTGTAACGTTGCCTTGATCATCTGCCTCGTGAACAACACTGACTAATCTTCCTTCGTATTTCATCCGAGGAGATTCTTCATTTTCGAGCATGGCCTCAACAGCCTCTTTGATTTGTGGCGCATATTTTTCAATTAGCGATTGTTCGGCGTTCTTTAATGCTGCCTCTCGTAATGCGGCTGCATCGATGATGGCTTGTTCTAACATGCTCGACATTCATTCATCTCCTAGAAATACTTTTATTCTTTATAAATAGTGCTCTTATTAAGAAAAGGTAAAATCCAATTTTGAATAGTGCTCTTCACTAGAGGCATTAAATAAAAATGACCTCGGGGAAAACCCCGAGGCCAAGAATAGTATTGTGAATACTGATATAAAAATCAACTAGTGATTAGTATACATAAACAGTTGAACCGTAAAGAACGAACATTGCAGAAGTACCTTCGTGCATTGTAAGAACAGCAGAACCGTTTTCGAATGTACAACCAGCTGGAGCATCGATATCGATAGAAAGAGCAGAAGCATTCTTAACATTTTGCATCATTTCCGCTGTACCAGCAAGAACATACATTCTACCTGCTAGACCAGAGTTGATAACAACATATGGCTTAGCAAGAGTAGATGCGTGATCAGCTTCAGTCAAGTAAGCAAATTGCAACATACCAGCTTCAAGATCATCAATGCTAGCTGCAAGAGCAGTTTCAGCATTATCAGAAGCCAATTCGTTTGCATCTACATCAGCTTGAAGAGCAGTGATAGAAGAAGTGATTGAAGTATCAGCCAATTCATAAGCAGCAACGATCTCGATAAGAGTATCTAGAGATACACCAGAACCAGCAACGATTGCGTCAGCAGTAGCTTGAGCAGCCGCAGCAGCAGCAGCGTTAGCAACTTCAGCAGCACGAGCAGTAGTAGCTTCTGCAGCAAGAGCAGCAGTTTGAGCAGCATCTTTACCATTTACATCAGCTTGAATCACAGCTTCAGCAGCAAGAGCGCGAGCTTCTTCAGCATCAACATCAGCAACACGATTAGTGATCTCAGTAGCTAAAGAAGCAGCAAGAGCATCAGCAGTTGCAATGATTGCAGTGTCAGCAGCTTTGTATGCAAGATCCATAGCAGCGAAAGATGCGTCAGCATCAGCTTCATTTTGATCAACGTCTGCTTGGATAGCAGCTTCAGCTGCAAGAGCACGAGTCTCTTCTGCATCTAGAGCATCACCAAGAAGATTACGAGCAGCTAAAGCAGCAGCTTCATTTGCATCAACGTCTGCTTGAATTGCTGCACGAGCAACACCAGCAGCTGTGAAAGATGCATCAGCATCAGCTTCATTTTGATCAACGTCTGCTTGGATAGCAGTGCGAGCAGCTAAAGCAGCAGCTTCATTTGCATCAACGTCTGCTTGAATAGCAATACGGCCAGCCAAAGCAGCAGCTTCGTTAGCATCAACATCTGATTGAATTGCTGCACGAGCAACACCAGCAGCAGCGAAAGATGCATCAGCATCAGATTCATTTTGATCTACATCAGCTTGAATAGCAGCTTCAGCAGCTAAAGCACGAGCTTCTTCTGCGTCAACGTCAGCAGCACGATTAGTGATTTCAGTAGCCAAAGAAGCAGCAAGAGCGTCAGCAGTTGCAATGATTGCAGTGTCAGCAGCTTTGTATGCAAGATCCATAGCAGCGAAAGATGCGTCAGCATCAGCTTCATTTTGATCTACATCAGCTTGGATAGCAGCTTCAGCAGCTAAAGCGCGAGCTTGCTCAGCAGCATCACCAGCAACACGAGCATCATCAGCAGCTATAATAGCATCATCAAGATCAGCCATTGAACCAGCGAAAGAAACACCGTTAGAACCTTTACGAACAGCCAATTCTAAAGCAGCATCAGCAGCAGCAAATTCAGAACGAACAGCAGCACGATCTGTAGCAGCAGCAGAAATGTCTGCATTAGTTGCAGCGATTTCAGTATTAAGATCTGAAATAACAGCAGCAAGTGCATTGTCGTTTTCAGTGTCAACAGAGTTGATCAAAGTTACGATTTCTGCGAATGAATCTTTGTCTGCATCAGCAGCAAGCAAGATAGCATCAACACGACCTTCTTCAACTTGAATTTTGTCTTCAAGTTTACCAAGAGTGTCATAATCAGCAGCACAATCACCCAATAAGGATAATTCCAAAGCAGTGTCAGCAGCAGCGAATTCAGAACGAACAGCAGCACGATCTGTAGCAGCAGCAGTATCAGCAGCTTTGTACGCAGTGTCCATAGCAGATACTGTAGCAGCAAGAGCGTCAGCAGTTACAATGATTGCAGCATCAGCAGCTTTGTATGCAACATCCATAGCAGCGAAAGATGCATCAGCATCAGCTTCGTTTTGGTCAACGTCAGCTTGAATAGCATTACGACCAGCAAGTGCAGCAGCTTCATTAGCATCTACATCAGCTTGAATAGCACCTTCAGCAGCAAGAGCACGAGTCTCTTCAGCATCGATAGCATCACCAAGAAGATTACGACCAGCAAGTGCAGCAGCTTCGTTAGCATCTACATCAGATTGAATAGCAGTGCGAGCAGCTAAAGCAGCAGCTTCATTTGCATCAACATCAGCTTGAATTGTTGCACGAGCAGCCAAGTCAGCAGCAGCGTTGTTAGTTACTGTGGTAGCAAGAGCGTCAGCAGTTGCAATGATTGCAGCGTCAGCAGCTTCATATGCAGTTTTAGCAGCCAAATCAGCAGCAGCAAATTCAGAACGAACAGCAGCGCGATCTGCAGTAGCAGCCACGAAAGATGCGTCAGCATCAGATTCATTCTGATCTACGTCAGCTTGAATGGCAGCTTCAGCAGCAGAAGCACGAGCAATCTCAGCAGCCATAGCAGCATCAGCATCAGCTTCATTTTGATCAACATCTGCTTGAATTGCTGCACGAGCAACACCTGCTGCAGCAAGACCAGCATCAGCATCAGATTCATTTTGATCTACGTCAGCTTGAAGTGCAGCGATTGCAGCATCAGCATCAGCTTCATTTTGGTCAACATCTGCTTGAATAGCAGCTTCGGCAGCAAGAGCACGAGATTTCTCATCTTCAAGAGCACCTTCTTTAACTAGCTTGTGGCCATTTTCAGCCGGTTGCTCACCAGCGCCAAGAACCTTATCAGCGGTAATTTTAGATGGATCAAGATTGAGCTCACCGTCCATATCCGCCATATCAAAACCTTTTGCTTGAGAATCAAGCTTGGTTTTTCCAATAAATAATTTAGACATATATATTTCCTCCACGAAATAATTTTATGTTTTAAATGTACGTGTGTACATGCGAACAGCACAAAGGTTCGAAACCTCAGTCCATTCGCACTCATAACTATGGGCCAAATTCAGAAAAAGCAAAAGAAAAACAGCAAGATTAGAAATGAAGCTCTATACGTTGCATTTTTTTTTGTTTCCCTATACACGGGAACTATAGACAAATCACAAATTATAAAATGAAGAAAGCGCCCGATCCGTCGGTATATAAATTAAAAGATGTGTGCGGGCTAGGAATAGTAATACTAGCGAGACCATCAATAGTATCGCCGGGAGAAGCTTGTACTATTAAAGACTGTTCTAAGGCTGTTCCTAGTTCGTCCTTGATTATAAATGATTGCCCCTCTAGTAGAGATGAAGCCGATGGCAATGTAATTGTGGTGTTTTGATTTGCTCTAATTCCTATTAGATAGTCCTCAGAGGTCATGGAGTAGTTGCTCGAGATTGACTTTCTATTATAAACTACCCCTCCGGTATACACAACTGTACCTTTAAACGTGTGGATATCGTCCGAGGTATCACCAAATGATGTAGATCCGGTTGAAGAGAGGTGAACTACTTGTACCTCTGTTAGGGTTACTTTTACTTGTTCAGCAAATAGAGTACCGCTTACATGTACATCTCCATTGAACTGTCCGTCTCCATTGACCTCCAGAGTTTTAGTTGGATTATCTGTTGCAATCCCAACTCTCGCTCCGGATGGTACTATGGACAAGTATCCGCTTGAGTTCACTCCTATGTCAGTGTTGACGTCAGCTGATATTCCGAATACATAATCAGAATATGTTAAGCGTAATTGCTTCTCGGTATCTTTAACCTCGAGCGTTCTTTGGGGATTTGTTTTTCGAATACCAACTCGGTCGGCGCCAGAGTCAACGTGAAGGGTGCCAGAATCAACGTCAAGGTCTCCGGAGACATTTAAAGTAGTAAGGGTGCCCAAAGAAGTTATATTGCCTTGTGATGGTGTTGTGAGGGTTCCTATGATGCTGGTTGCGGAGATTGTATCGAACCCACTTATTGAACCAGAAGATAGGCTCCCATGTCCATCTGTAAGAGTATCAGCGGATAGCACTGGAGTAGTAATCCTAGTAAGAACATTTAATGTCCCACTAATGTTTGAAACACTATTGCTGTCCAGCCCGGCATTTAAATTGCCGGAGATAGTCAAGTGAGACTCTAATGTCGTATCATCTCCAGCAACAAGTATGCGGAAATCTCCGCTTTCCTCGGCCTTAAACTTAACAGCGTTTGCCGGATTGTCTGCAATTGCTATTTGAGCAAGCCCAGAGTTAACCTCTAAAGGGCTACCAGCATTGCTCGTTCCTATTCCAACGTTGCCGTCAGAGCCAAGAACAAATTTACCTGAATTAAAGTTGAGCCCGTTGGTTGCCGTGATTGTTCCGGCATTAATTATGACGGTATCTGTTATCTCATCGCCGAGAGTCATTGTATCAGCTGAGACAACAAAATCTGTTGTTTGTGCTTTAAGTGTCCCAGAGATGGTCAAATCACCTGTTATTCTCGCATCCCCTATTACATCTAGGTTAGCAGTCGGTGAAGCGGTTCCTATGCCTAATTTACCACTTGACGGTGTTATAACTAGGTCTCCTTGGTTGTTAGTTAAGAGATCTGTATGTTTCGCCTCCGAGATGCCGAAGACATATTTCGAATTAGTTAGTCTTAATTGTGTGTTGCTGTTGAAGACTTCTAAGGGCGTTGTCGGGATTTGTGTCCCTATGCCGATTCTGTTGACCTCTGAATCAATGTATAAGGTATCGGTATCAAAAGAAGCATTGCCGGCCACCGTTAATTGACTTAATGGACCGACAGATGTAATGTTGTTTTGAATGCTAGTGTTGAGAGTTCCAGCCAAGAAGTCAGATGTAATAAGCTGAGCTCCGGTGATGCCTTGGCCGGTTATATTAACTGACGCTGTCCCAACAGACAATGAATAGAATCTCCCACGACTTCCAGTAATTTCATCAAAATACCCAAACGACGACGACACCATTCCACTTGCTGTGAGGTGACCTGCGAGGTTTAAAGTTGTTCCATTGAATGTTAAATTGTTTTCTCCCTGTATACCGGTGGAGTGTTTACTTGTTATGATCCTGTTGTCTCCAGCATTCGAATAATCATCAATAGGCAAAGAAGACGTTATAACAACATTGTTGCTGGAATCAAGAGCGAGGAAGTGAGCGGAGCTTGATGCAGGAAGCGTTTGTAAGCCATAGAGTTGAATTGGATTAGCTGAGGATGAAATCGACAGGCTCCCAGTAAAGATATGGCTGTCGTCAGTAGTGTCTCCAAATCTCGTATTACCTGAGGCACTTAAGTTTGTGACTGTTTCATTAATAACATTAACGTTATATTGGTTTGCAGTGATACTACCAGAGACGTACAACGATCCGGAAAGATTTAACACATCAGTGTTATGATCAAATACTAAACGATCACTACCCGTTAGTGCCATTCTCGGAGTAGCTGTCTGAACAGAGCCAGAGACTCCACCCGCCAGCGCTCCAGCAACATATGCCCATCCAAATTCTGCCATTATTCATCGATCCCCGAGCCCGTTAAAGCATACATTCTCTCAGGTGCTATGTGAGTTAATTCAGCAATAATCTCAAAAGTAACAGCGGCGTCAACAGCAGATAAGTAAATTTCTTTTGTTTTCATTGGTAATTTAATAGACGAGTTGTATCCACCAAGTTCGTAATAATGCTTGTTGGCATATATATTAGCGCCGCTCGCAGAACCTGTGCTTAGCAGATGCATTCTCAATTTTCCAATGGAATCGTTCGTGAATGGCCCTGTTGTTGTTGCGTAATTCTGATCTACGGCATCCAAATATCTCGTCAGGTTTAGATTCTCTTCGGTGTCATCAATTACATCATAAATGATGTCTAGCTTGACTGTGCCTGTTGTGGCAGGGGAACCCAATACATCCAAATGATGATCGCCGAAGGTCCACCAGCATTTAATATCAGAATTTTTTGTATGAGTTCTCGGGTTAAACCATTCGCCGTTATTGTACAATTCGGCAACCTCGTTTGCATCCATGCCATCATACCAAAAAGTCATTTCGTCGACACTAGCCGTTAGAGGTTGGTTGTTTCCACCGTTCCATCCGATTCGGATATCTTGCGCTTGTCCTATCTGACTGACAGTAGAAGACCCTGCTACACCATTTACATACATGTGTGTAGATCCGGTTTTTTGTGTCAGCAAGATATGATTCCAATCAGCAACACTGGCAATGCCTGTCTTCGTAATGGTACCAAGTGAGATGCTTGAGTTGTCGAATAGTTCAAAAGTCAATTGCGTATTGCTAGTATTACTAATTGTTCCTCTCCTCCCAAGCGGCGAGGATGTTGTCCCGAATAAGTTAACTAGTCGCTTGTTGTTTCCGCCTGAGGAATCAGCTTTGTACCACAAGGCAATAGTCCAATCCTGAATTGCACCAGCAGATGAGCTCCCGAAAACTGGTAGCTGTGGGCTGCTATTAAGGACTTCTTGGGTCGTGAACCAAAAGTAATCCGAACTTGCGACCTTTTCCATCCTCGCGGCTGCATTTGATATAGAAGGGATTCTTATGGTTATGCTCTTGGTTACTGATGGGAATTCAATCTTTACTTGTCCATCTTTGGAGACTGTCCTACGGGCAATAAATGGTCGTCCGGAAGCTTGGTAAGATCCTGCACTTTGAAGACCTGTTGTATAAATAGCCATGTTGTACCCTCCTTATTCACTAATACCAGAACCAGTTAGGGCATACATCCTTTCCGGAGCTATACTAGTTAAGCTCGCATATAATTTCCACAACACCTCTCCGCTGACTGCGGAAAGATATACCTCTTTGCATTTTAAAGACAACGTTAAGGATTCGTTTTGTCCTAGTTCGTAATAAACGCCACTTGCTGGATGGTTATTGATGGACCCTGTTGCAACGAATGTTAATCGTAATTTGCTCAAAGGATCCGCGGAATAATTCCACAACGTTATAGATTTAGTGACAGCTGGGAAACTAACGGAGGTCTCATCACCTGATGCTATAGCATTTTCGTTGGAGTATATATTGGAACCGGTGATAAATGGTCGACCAGATACTTGGTATGATCCAACGTTTTGTAAGCCGGCAGTGTATATATTGTTAGCCATTAACTTATCCCCCTGAGGCCATCAAAAGAATATAATTTATTTGTGCCTATATTGGTTAACTCTGCGTAAACTGTACAAGATGCAGAGGTTGCATTGACAGCAGGAGCTACAAAAACTTGTTTGCACTTAACATCTAACTCAATAGTTGATGAAGCAGATAAGAACAACCAGTTTCCAGAACCAGACGCTGAATTGGTATATCCATAAGTTGCAGCTTCACTAGACAAGAAAGGCGCAAAACTTACAATCAAGTTGTTAGACACATCATGATTAGTTACTATCACTTTCTTACTAACGTAAGGGAACGAAAAAGAGGAAGACAAAACAGATCCTACTTGATCTGATGTTATCGAACCACTCAGGTATGGTTGTCCCGATACTTGATATGAGCCGACGTTTTGTAAACCTGCGGTATAAATGTTTGAGGCCATGCTAAAAACTCCTACTACATAACTAGTATTTTTATTTAATTTTCCCTACGCCGTTGCTTGCGAAGTTCTTTTTTGCGTCTAGCAATTGCGCGTTTTTTAGATAAGCGCTTTTTGCATGATGGTTTAGTATAATATTGTCTCTCTCTAAATTCATCAATTATCCCAAGTTTTTTGCATTTCTTGATGAATCTTTTAATGAAACGATTTGGATCCTCGTTTTTGCGAGGCTTCTCTGTATAATTGGTAGCCATTTAATTTCCTGCTAGTTTTTTCCATATGCCTGACGTGCCGAAGGAAGATATATCCACACCGGGGTCATGGGGAGCAATGCCCTCTAATGCCTTGGACCTGTGGGATGAGGCTCCACCAGATCTATCGGCCTGCATAGGTGTTGTGCCTTCAAATAGATCAACTCCATTGTATGAGTCTTTACCTATTGCGTCAAGCATTTTTTTTCTTTGTTCTTTTATCAACTTTTCTCTTCTTTGGCGAGCTTGCTGATCAGTCTCAACTTTTCTTTGAGGCTGCTTAACTTCTGTTACCAATTGTTGACTTGTTCCTTTTAAGACCTCAGATATGATTGTTGAAAGGGTTCCTTCTTCAAAGATTACCTCCTTAACACATTCTTTAATCAATGGTCTCAAAATCTTTTTTAATTCTTCTTTTTTCATTATTTCCTCTGGTGCATGTTATGTTGTTCAGATTGAATGGCGAATTCAAGGTCTTCTACCGCAGATTGCATATCTTGTATCTGTTGTTCAATCTGCGACATGTCAGGTTGTTCATCAGCTGGGTAGCCTTGTAAATTAGCTATTGCCCACTCTCCAGAGAGAGACATCTTCATTTTTTCCATGGCTAGCTTTAAATCTTTTATTGCCCGCTCAGTCTTTGTAATTTCTAACGCAGACTCTGGATCGAACTGCATTTCTCTCTTTAGTTCTTCTAGAATTATTTCTTTTAGTCTTGCTTTATTAATTTGCATTATCAATCACCCAAAATCTTTTTAAATAGATTATCTATGTTATTTTCTTTTACTTCTCGTAGACGAGTAGAAATATTATTTTGACCTTGCGGTAGCATATACGCGTTTGGTGTCGATGGTTCTGAAACCATATCAAAGCAAATCAATTGGAAGTCGCTTTCAACTGTAACAACACCCATGGATTCACTAACTGATCCAAGCCCTCGAGAAGAAATACCAAGCTTTACACCAGCCTTCACTAAATCTTTGAGTATGCGACCTGAGGGTGTATCTAGTACTTTAATTTTTCCCATAACATCCTTTCCTTCCCACCACACTTCTGTTATAATGTGCGAGACATTCTTAAGGTTCACCACTGAATCGTCTGGGTGGTCAAGTTCTCCACAAGCACGATTGTCTTCGACAATTTTCATATAGTTATCAATTTCTCGCTTAAGAACATTGTGCGGATAAACACGGCCATTTCCGTTTTGCTTATCAGCAGTTTGCAGGCGCCCTGATAAATATAGGGTGCCATTTTGCATTTCCCGCTTTTCCCGCTCAGATAAAAGATCTTGACAGATCCCACCTTCGCATAAAGCATAGAATTCTCTTAGTAATTTTTTTTTCATTATTTCCCTCAGAGTAAAAAGATGCCGGCGCTACCGGCTTGGCTCAACTTCCGGAGCAGCAACGTCGGACGGGCTGAAGCATCCATCGTTTAATCGTCAACATAATCACCTCCTGATCTCGACGATACTCTCACACCAAAGTCATTGACAATCATGGAGAGCAAATAAGTTGTCCCAGCTCCCAAACAAGAGAGGCAGAACATATTCCCTAAGGAATATTCAAATGTAAATAGTTCTGTGTAGCCGTTTATGCAAAACAAAAACAGCGAACACCAAAATCCCATACACAGTGGACAGTGGAAAAGAGTGTTCCATTTTTTAGTATAATCTTTTTTTGGCCTTATGTTCTCGAAGATCTTGCCATAGACAACAATAAAAGTCATACCATAAGAGACAAGGATGAAAGCGAGTAGATTCACGCTCCCCCCATATAAGCAGCCTCAAAGCCGTCAGCTGCAGCATCAGACAGTTTCCTTTCGATTTCCTTTCGATCAGAAACCGCCGACATAATTTGCTCGTGGTTCTGTGTTAAGGTGTTGTAGATTGGTTCAAATTTACTATGGCCTTTCATAACCCAACTGTTATTAGTTGCAGGTTCATCAACGGGCTCTCGACAATCATCCATTGGATCCAACGGAGTTTTCTTAAATCCCGGTTCGCCATAGTCAAACTCAGAGTGGCCACCAAAGGGGTGTTTGCCGGGCGTTGTTCTAGGAGTCAATTGTCCCCTGCTGATCATCTTATCCCAAGCTCGACCTTTTGCGTCATCTGATGTGGAAGACCAGTGGTCCGACGTAAGACCGCCGCCAAGGCTGTTGACTAAGTTGAAAGAGATACCATATAAAATCTTACTCCATCCTTGACTTTGAAATCTTTGGTGGACATAGATCCAACTCATGTGCCAAGTCTCAGGTATGCAGGGGTTTTCTTCGTCCTCTGTCAATCTATCAATTCCGCATGCTGCGAATGGGAATGGGCCATTCCGACCCATACCATATAATATTAATTCATGATTGTCAACCTCAGGATCATGATAGAGGGCGACTTTAGCAACATCTGGCAGTGGAATTGGTGCATCACTTCCTTCGTGAAGATAGTGGTTCCAGTTTTCTATTATAAGCTTCATTACAATGAAAACCTGCCGTACATTGCTGGTGAAAATATAGTTCTAGGGCTGATGGAGCCTTTCTCTTCAGCCTGAGATACGTCTCCCAAATCCGTAGAGTCAATGTTATCTGGGTCAGTTAGAGCATCGTCTTGCATATCATCATAAGCGGTTACGCCTTGCATGTATGGTCTCTCTGTCTCCATCCACTCAGAGACGTTTATTAGAGCTGAGGAGATTGGATGAAAATCATCTGATTCCATTATTGTTCCTTCCAAAGATCCATAAATATTTCCGCCTTGGATAGAATCAATCTTAATTACTCCTTTCTTTCTCAGGAACTCTAAGAGTCTAGATTCTGCACCGTATACTGCGTCTGTCATTGCGTCCTTTGCAAATGCTACGATCTTTTTATTACCTTGCTGGATAACAATATCGATGTCCTTGTGATCCATTATCATCAAATCTCCGTTGAGGGCAGATCTTAAGTTTAGATTATAGTCCAAAGTTTCTTCTTTGATTACATCTAAATTTACTCCTCCATCATCTGGAGTTATTTTGATATCTATGTTGTTTTCTTCCGTAGAGTCAGCAGTGTCAATGTTAATTTTTATTCCCATTTTTAGATACCTCCGCAATTAAGTCTTGAATATAAAAGATTTCTTCAACAATTTGCTGATTTATGGGCGTTTGTGCGTAGTTGTCCAGCTTTACCTTAACTTTTTTAAAATTTTCCCTTGTTGACCATTTCGTCTCCTCTACGATCCGCTGCTGTACGGCATCCTTGAGACGACCAATCTCTTCATTTAAAAAAGTTTTCAAACCCAGCCCATTGTCAGAAAACGATACGATATAATTTGTTAATAGGTTTTTCTGCTCTGTTCTCAAAGTTCTGTCATATGCATTGTTGAATTTCTTAACAAATGTTCTGTACTCTAGATTATCTAAGTGTTTCATTTCTGTTAATATCTTCTCGTTTCTTCCGAGATATTTAATCAAATTATTTTCAAGCATGATTCTTTTCTTAGCAGGCAGATTGTCGTTTTGAAAAAACAAACCCAAGGTTGCCATATCTTTGTAATTTGGAATAAAATTAGAAAAGGCACCATGACCTAAATGCTTATTGATTTTATTAATAAGACTGGTCTGCTGGTTGAATATGGCTTTCCTATCAGATCGAACATAATCTATTTTTGTTTCTTTTAACAGCCTCTCTGAGAAGTCAGTGCTCAACGCCTTACTTTCTAGAATGGAATTATACAATTCAAGTTCTTTCTTGAGAACGCTTCTTTTGCAAAAGAATTCCTTCAGAATTTTCTTTGTAATTACTTGTCTTTTTTTGTCTTCTCGTACGATTGCTTTTGTTAATTCTTTTATTAGGCATTCGTAAAGAAAAGCGGTATTTCTTTTCTTATTATGTTTCATCTTCGTCAACCTTTTTTAGCGATTCAATTAATGATTTGATTTCAAAATCAGTACTAAATAGTTTTCTTTCTTCCAAAATATCAGAATTACTTTCTTCCATCAGGCCTCGCGCTAATGAATCTAGGCCGCCAAAGCCCGACTTGCCCGGAAAGGTCTTTCGTAATGTTCCGATCTCGCCTGAAGCCATATTCTTCATCTGTTTTCTCCGACCGCCCTTGCGATACGTTTTCTTAGAATCTTTGGCATAAGGCCTTCTCTTCTTAGGTCTAGCATTATCATCGCGTTTTCCGGGAGGCTCGGCCAACAATACATCGTCATCCTCAGCACCGCCACCAGCTTCTTCTCCACCAAGGTCTAGATCACCGCCTTCTTCTCCACCGAGATCCAAATCATCGCCAAGGTCCAAGTCTCCTCCGAGGTCTCCACCTAGATCTCCTCCAGCTTCAGCAGGTTGACCAACAGCCTCTAGTTTGGCTGAGAATTTTCTATCATGGAACATTTCGCGTTGCATCCGGATGTACTCTTCTTCCGAAAGCCCAAGTAGGTGCTCAGCGACCCATCTCTTAGAAAAGTAACCATCCGTAGCAGACCCTGCGATGTCAAATTTTGTTTTCCAGTGCTCAAGTTCTTGCATCTCTGCTATCTTGCTCGGATTATTAAGAGATAGTTCAAAATTTAGCAAGTCATCTCCACGGAACCCAAGAGTGAACAAATGAATGATGCCAATCTTTTCTAATTCGGATATAACAACTCGCTGAAGTCTTTGGATGGTTCTTGCGAAACGGATATCTTTTTGAGCCAATGTTGTTTTGTCCTCAGTCGCTCCTTCGCCCATTGAGAGATATGACTGCGGAACTTTAAGAGCAGAAAACAATTTATCTCGAAGATACTTTACATCTTCAATAGCAGCAGTGAATTGTCCACCGGGAAGATTATCGATATCGGTGGATGATTGTCCTCCACGAACTGGAATAAAATAATCTTCTTCAATCGACATCGGATTATATCTGAGGTCAACTCGACCCGTATCAGGATCAACAACTTGGTGTCGCTTCATCTGAGTCATTACTTTTTGCATATATTGTTCCACTTCTTGCGGGGCAATCCCTCCAACATCAATTTTAAAAACACGTCGTTCGGTTGCTCGAACGATTCGATAAGCCATCATAGCATCCTCAAGGAGAGTTAACTGTCTCCAGATGCGTCTAGCTGGTTCTAAAGCGGATGTTCCATAAGGTGCATACTTATCATTTCCAAGAACACGAAAGTGAGAAATTTGCCAATTTTCGAAAGTCAAGCCGCCTGAATTCCATTGAAACTGAATATAATTTGGATTGGAAGGGTCTTCTCCTTCCAAGCGCTCGACTTCTTGCGGTGGAAGCCCAATACAATTACGGACACCCATATGTTCATCTATATCTAAGAACAAAAAGAAGTCTCCATATTTACACATGGTCCGTGCCCAGCCAAACAAGTTTGAATTAACATTAAGAATGTCATAATACAAAGAATGAAGAATGAATTTAATTTCTTCATTCGCGCATTTAATATTTAACATTGGAGTGAGACTAGAGTGTGTAGTCATTTCATCAGCATAGATGTCCAACGAAGAAGCTATTTCTGGGGTGTATTCCATCTGGTCAAAGTCAACATATCGCTCAGATCGATTTCTATTTGAAATCATATTGAGGGCCATAACATTCATTGGGTTATATTCTGACTTTTTGAATTGTAGTCCGGAAGTGGAACGGAATTTGTTAGCGTACTTGTCTAATTGCCTCCGCCTCAGTTGTCTTCCGGTCTGTGTTCTTCTTTGTACCATCGGTCCAGAGAATACTCGTGTAAGAGCCTTAAACAGACTGTTCTCGTTATTGTTTGGGTTTCTATCGTTACGTGCCATTTTTTATCCTTTATAAATCCAAAAAAAATCTTTTGCTTTTTTTATTTCTTCTTCGTATTTCTTCTCGAAGGTTTCGTTATAGCCATCCTGTCCTTTGATTCTTGTTTCAAAAACTTGTGTAGATTTCATAATGCCAGTTAGCATCGCCTTCTTGTATTCAACTTCCCGTTGATTCTCTTGTAGCGCTGTATCGCGGACCCAGCAAGCAATAGCCAAAGACATGACGAGATCGTCATTGTAAGAGCGCATTGCTTGGGGTTTGCCATTATACCAAATAAAAGTTTTGAATTCATGAAAAATCCTATTAGAGTTCACACTAATTAGTTTGTTCCTGATGTACTCTTCCAATTTAGCAACAATTAAAGGCCTAGTTTTAGTACTTGTAGTAAAACCCATAACTGCTCGGTCATTACCTTCGGCGATAGATGAGTCAATAAACTCGTGCGTTGATTTGATAGAATAATAAATGTTTGGATACTCTAGCGTGTTTAGTTTCTCGAGAACCGAAATTCCGATTCCATTATTCTCAACAACCAACAAGCAGCTTCCATATTCCCTTCCTGCTTCGTTCAATATGTTGGAATACAAGTCTAGACTTGGCTTACCTTGATATTCGGCAATTATTTCCATTGTATCTAAACGAATAATATGAAACACAGAATAGTCCGCACCGTCGCCACGAGCAACATCCGCAACCAGAACATATGAAGCTCCTTCCTGATATTTTTCCCATATCCAAAAGTTTCTATCGTATCCTGTTCTATATATCGGATCCTTGATGTTTTCAAACAACCATTGCATATCATCCGGATGAATTACCGTATCACCAGATGTATTGAAATTGCATTCTAATTCTTGGGCGATTTGTCTACGAGACATATTTTTTGTCTCTTTTTGAAACCATGCTTGGTCACGCTCGGGGTGAACATCCCATGGTAAATTAATTGGATGAAAATCGTTCTCTTCATTGTCAGCATCAACGTAAGTCTTGTGGAACCAATTACCTACCCCATTAGGGGTCGATAAGGCTATGCAACGCCCTCCTGTTGATAGAGTAGGGTAAAGACCTGTCCACAAGTCATCAAGGCCTTCTACGTGTGCTGCCTCGTCTATAACGAGCAGTGATAATGCTTCCGAACGACCAGCGTCCCCAGAAGTGGTTCCGGCTTTAATCTGGGAGCCGTTTGATAATTCGAATGAGGTCTTGTTATCTGTGATGATTTTTGAAATTTGAATCCAAGAAGGAAGATTTTTCATTATTTGCTTTACTTTTTTCACGAGGTTCGCTGCTGTACCAAATTTGGTGGCGATGACAAGAATGTTCTTATCTCGATGAAAAAGCATAAACCAGACAATGTATCCCGCGGAGATCGTGGAGATACCAAGTTGTCTGGCTTTTAATATAATATTAAATCGATAATCGTTAAAGTCCTTGAGTAGGTCTTTTTGATAATCGAAGGTCTTGAAAGGAATTAATCCTCTAAGTGGATGTGAGATCATGCAATAGTTATCAATGAAGAATTGTGGATCCTTTCCGCATTTCACAATCTCTTTTACAATCTCTTGTTTTGACAGTTTAAAAGCCATTTGACCTCTTTGTTAGGCGCCCACCTTTTTCATATGCTTCTTAACAAGGTAATATGCTTCCGATGCTTCATTAGAGCCTTCTTCCATGGCCTGCTCGGCGTTTCGAACCCATGAAACATAATCTTCAGGAGGATTTCCGGAGACATATTTCAGACTCATAAATCCTTTCAGATATTTATTACGCCGCCAGTGACTGCTGGCGTCCACTTCTTGCTCGATTGATTTTTTGGCATCGCTCATCGATCCTTCACTAAGAACATTTTGCAGTTCTTCTCGGATTATTTGTTTTAGTTGTTGATTTGTAAGTTTCATATCGAAATCCCAATAGCCGTGAGTTCTTCAGGAGAAAGATAAAACGCTGATCCGGTACCACCGACAGCGTTTTGAGAATTGATCCACGGCTTGACCGTGTCGAGATTCGTATTGACAAATTTACCCGGTTCGAGGGTAGCGAAAAGGTCATCTCCTTCTGGGGTCTCTCTAAGTTTCCAGATTCTGGCTTTGTCTCCAAGGCTTTGGAGAATTAATTTTTGGCGCATTTCAACTTTGCCGGGCACCTCTTTTCCAGCAACGCCCATTGCCCAAGAGCCCTTTTCGAATCCCTCGAGGATAAGCCCTCCAAGAACGTTTCGCAGTTCTTCTCGGATTATTTGTTTTAGTTGTTGATTTGTAATTTTCATTTTTTTGTTCCTTTTTTCTCGAATAATTTATGTTGTGATCCCAACACTTTTTTCAGGGATTTTGGGTTTAGATTAAAAGGTTCGCCGCCAAGCTCTTCAATTTTATTTAAGAACTCGCTTTGCGGTAGTTCCACAAGATCACCCATTCCACGAGTAGCCTTACCTAGCACTTCTCCAAAGTATAATGTGTCGCCTTCATCCTTTCCATCACGTGTCATAAGACCCTCTAATGCGTCCTTGGAGTAATAGAAAACAGAGTCCAAGCCAGTTGACGTCCCTGCTGCGGTTGCCGAAACTGCTGGAACGTGCAGCATTACAGGGTCTCTCCTGTATGTTATAATAAAAGGGCCCTCTTGCCAAAAAAGCTTGTCGAACTTTCGTTTTTCAAACCTGTTCTTCTGAGGAATGTATCTCCGAACAGTATCAATAACACTAGTAGCTAATTGACCGCGGTTCTCACTCAGAATGGCACGTAATTCTTCTCGAATAATTTGCTTTAGTTCTTCGCTTGTAAGATTCATTTTTGATTTGCACCTTTTTTAATTTTTTCGTTTTGTGGTCTCTTGGTTGAATGTTGCTCCAAGAATTTCTTGATAACATCGTTTTCAGAAGAGCGGCTGGGTTCTAACAAAGCATCCATATCTTTAATGCCTGAAATTGTATAGTGCTGATATGCTTGTACAAAAGTTCTAACTCGCGAAGTGCTTTGTACAATGATCTTTGGCTCGCCTTTCTTTTTAAGAGTAATGCCATTGCCTGTTATGGATTTGTATTCCCTCTGTAGGAATTTTTTAACTTCATTAAGCATCCGTTCCATTTCCTGCTCGAACTTGCTATCTTTAACATCTCCAAGTCGGACATCGCTTTGGTAAGTAATGCAAACAGAGTCAGCATAAAACTTTACACCAAAGCCATCGTTCACTCTCTTGTCTAGTATTGGATGACCATTTTCACGGTTAAGTCCTACATTGTGCGTCTGTCCGTCTAGACTATATCGCTCATCGTGAGCTCCATCGTATGCATTCGCCGCAGCTTGGGCTAACCCTTGAATAATTTCTAATGTTTTTGCACTCATTTATTTGGCCTCCAACCATTGATCCAACGTTCCTCACGATCCTCAACCCATTGTATATAGCATTTATTGCAACAATCAAATTTGGTCATGTAGACATCATCATTTGATTTAAATGAATAAGTGCTACAAACAGGACAAGAACGCTTAGATTCTTCTTTAAGTAGTTTTGAGGGGATAAAAACGCCATAGATCTCTTCTTTGTCTAGATCTTCTGTGTCTGCATCCGGGGAGTAAGTTTCTTTAAGTTGCTCGAGATATTCTTTCTCTTTCTCATTATCCCATTGAGATTTGGGATTTACAACTGTTTCTTTTCCGTATTTCTTCGCAATTGCCTGTTCTACTTTAACGGCGTAGTTTGGGTCTTTGTCTTTCATGATACCTCACTGGTTATTCGCATCGATTTCCCTCACGGCGTAGTATGTTCCCAGTGATGTCCCTGTCGCAAGCAAAAAGCCTCCGAAGAAAGCCCACATGGTTTTATTTGGTTTTATTTCTTTTCGGAGCGATGAAATCTCTTGATCTCGAAGTTCCAATAGAGTTGCGTTCTTTTCTGTTTCTGTTTCCAACTCTGCTTTTAAATAGTCTATTTCTAATTGTAGTTCCGCTTTTGTTAATGAAATTGCAAGCTCTTTTTGGATCTCACACTGTTCCATTGACATCTCTCGACCAGCAATAATGTTGGCTACTGCCTCATCGTTCATTAGACGGCCGTTAAAGGGTGCTACGTCGCCTTCTTTGAGGTGAATGAGCATTGGCTCTGCAAACGCTGTAGAGAGCAATAATAGTATCATTCCGACCCAGCAAAGTGCTTCTTGAAAACATTATATCTCATTCCCGTAGGGACAAATGCCATTTTCATTTTTTCTACTTTGATAAACAAGAGTCTTGATCTTTCGCTAATTAATTTATCAATACGAAAACATTCCATAAACTTCTGCCAATCAGGTCCTTCGACACTAATGTGCACGCGAGGATCAGGAATTTCACCATTGGGTGTCCCGCCATGTACATCCAGATCAATGTCCAAGTCGGTAACCATTGAGTACAATTCGAACCCTTGGATAATTTGCTCTTTTTCTCCGGATAGGATTAAACTTTTTATGTTCGGATCAATATCCTCGCAAGGTTGGTTCATTGCTTCTTCAATCATCTGCTTAAGTTTTTTCTCTGTGAGTTTCATTACTTGTCTCCGGGTGTCATTATAATAATCCCAAACTCTTCAGATAAAATCTTATCAATTGCTTCAGGGTTGTCTTTGTTAATCTCTATTAATTCTTTTACTCTTTTAGATTTACCAAATGCAGCACGAGTATTTTCTTTTGTTGCTGTTTCGTTTGCAATCTCTAAAGCGCGTTTGTATTTAATGTTGGCTTCGGTTTGCATTTCTGTTTTCTTTTGGGAGGCACCTTCAATCGCATCGGCTTCTTTCTTATAAAGCTCTCGAGCCATTTGTAATTGAGTTTGGAGTGCTTTGACTTTCTTGCCTCCGAGAGCATAAGCCAAAACTATGGCGCCCACAATAACCAGAATTCTCCAGTTATGAAAGCACCATAGTTTTATTTTAGCCCAAGCGATTTTCATTAGAATTGACTCTTTAGATTGAATTGAATCTCTATATTATTCCAAATAAAATCCCAAACTTCTTCCGCCTTGTCAGGGTGATCATCTTGATCCAGTTCAGCCTCGATTCGAGGCATCATTAATGCTTTTGTTTCTTCCTCACTGCGGTTTTTCTCGTAGTGAAGTAAGGCTTCTTCTTCAAGCTTATCTAGTTCCCAAAGGACATATTCGTCAACGTCATCACGATCAGCAGTGAGAGCATCTTCCTCTCTTTCCTTCTGCCTCAGGGCGATTGTTTCCGGCGTATCCGCTTTAGATCCAAAGGTCTCGAAAACAGATTCCAGTTCTTCCTTGATAATTTGTTTTAGTTGTTGTTTGGTTATTTTCATTCCTTTATCCTCCGTGCTTCCACGATTTTGCGAAATCAATAACAGATTGACCACCAATGTAGCAAACTGCAATCATTCCCCAAATGTCTGGGTCCAGTTGTGCCCATAGCATCAAGCCGGTTGCCGTGAGAAACACGAGCAACTTTCGACTTGCAACTTTTTCTTGTATGGAATCTAGAATTCCTTTATCTTTATTCTTAATGTATAATTCATTTTGAATCATTACTTTCTTTTCTTCATTCATTGTATCTGATCTCCAAGTTCTCTAAGGATTTCAAAACCAGCGTCAAGTTTATTTCCTTTCCAGCCTCTCGCTTGCATCATTTCATATGCTTGTTGTTTAATTTGCTGAATGTCCATTCCTTGATCTAATAGTTTTTTTAAATGCATGCCGGCTTCTTGCTTCCGGTCTGCTGCTATATTACCGGGTGCACGAGCATTAACAATAGCGTTGTTAATGTTTATCACCATTTTTTCCATTGGGCCATCTGTATGATCGTAAGTTCCTTCCAACACAGACTCCAGTTCTTCCTTGATAATTTGTTTCAATTGTTCTTTTGTAATTTTCATTATATTTTTACCTTTGCATAGCCATCTACTTTCTGAATGTCAATTGTCATGTCGACAATATCTTTGAGAGATTCGAGATGGGAAATCAATAGAACCGTCTTGAATTGTCCTTTGATCATTTGAAGAAGCCGTATAAAGCCTTCCATATGCTCTTCGTCCAATGCTGTTGCTGGTTCGTCAAGTATAAATAGTTCGCTTTTCGGTAAATTAGTCACAGATATTAGTGCTAGTCGAATAGCCATAGATGCAATTGTCTTCTCGGCTCCTGATCCCATCGATAATGGCCGAGGATCATACTTGGGGTGCTTAATGTAAATTTCTAGTTTGTCTCCAACATTGTCAAAGAAAACTTCAAAGTTAACAAGAGTATTAAGGATCGTAGAGATTTCTGCATTAATAATGGGGAGCATTGATTTGATCACCTGATAAGATACTCCATTAGGATGCATAGCTTGTCCGAATAAATCATAAGCAATAAAGTCTTTTTCTGCATCATCAATCTGTTGGATCTTTTCTCGAGCTTCTTCTATTTGTCTCCGGGTTGCGCCCTCTTCTGACATAAGACTTAGGACCTTTCTGTTGCAGTGCTCTATATCTTTTGTTTTCTTTTCGATAGTGGTATTGATTGCTTTTAGGTCTCGCTGGAGCGACTCGAGGTTTTCATACGCTTCTTGGTTCTCACGATAGTGAACAATTTTTGCATTAATCTCTTCGATTTCTTTTGCCGCAAGAGCCTTCTTACTCTCGTTTGCGTCAGTTTGCGCTTTGATCTTTTGTATTTGGACTTCATTCGTTTTTACCTCTCTGAACTTTACGTTGTAGTCATCCAATTTTGCTTGGATATAAACAATATTTATTGCTTCTTTCTTCTCGTTAGCCAGTCCCAAATCATGCTCGAAACCTTTTAGAGCTTCTTTAGATTGTTCAATTAAAGTTTTTGCTTCCTCTGCCTCTTTGACGAACTGATTATTGGAGCAATATTCGCAGTCAGGATCATACTCATGGTCATGAAGTAAATCAATTTTGTTTTGATAGTTGGTTATTTCCATCTTGGTTGAACGAATATGTCTTTCTATAATTGAAACGTCTTTCAAGAGACCCTTATGTTTTTCAATTTGATCTTTGCAATTTGCAACATCAAAGTTCTCAATAAAAGACCGTAAACGTATCTTTAAGGCGTTTAGTTTCTTTAGCTTGCGCGCACCATTGATTAACGACTCTGAAGCCAAGGAGAGGCTGTTTTGCTTCCTTAAAAGGCTAGTATTCAATTCATCAATGTCAACCCAATCAGTTCCAACGGAATCCAATTGATTTTGAATTATTTTTCTTTCTTCTTCTAGAACCTTAACTCTAGTAGAGTGCTTATCGCACAACCTTGTTTGACCAGCTACTTCTTCTTTGATTTCTATCAATGCTTCACGAGACCATTGAAGTTTCTTTCTCCAATCTAGTGAAGTCAAGTGTTTAATCACCCCTTTAATCTCAGATGAATCTTTCTTAGCCAGCTTGTGTTTTGCTTCAAACATTTTTAAATCAAGAAACTTAGCGAGTATCTCTTTGCGCTTTGTTGATCCTTCATTGATAAACCCAAAGGCATCTGTTTGGGAAGCCATTGAGGTGATCATGAAGTCACTAAAGGTCCCAAATGTTTTCTGAATATTCTTGTCTGTACTGGTTCTTGTTGTGCCGTTTTTGCTCTCAAAATGCTCACCAAGACTATAATACGAAAAGTCCAATTCAGTTCTTGCCTCTTTGGTTTTTACTCCTTTGAGGTTTTTTTCATATCGTTCAAGATTTCTTGTAATTGTGTAGGTATCATCACCGACTCCAATCTCGAGTTGACACTTAGATTTTTGCTTATTTTGATTAATAATATGGACATTTTTTCTTTCCCCTTTCGACGTTACATTGAATAATCCAAAAAGTGCAGCATCTATAATGCTAGATTTTCCGGAGTAATTCTTACCGAAGATCCCGACCAGCCCATTGAGCTTGTCAAAATCAATTTCATTTTTTTCGCCGTAGTTAAATAGGTTGTTCCACTTCATTTTACGTAATTTCCAAACAATATTTCTTGATACATCTTCGGAACCTTCAATTTGCTTAGAATATTTACGGTTTAGTTCTAAGACTCTGTCCAGTACTTCGTCGGATATTTCTTTGTCTGAGAGGAATGCTTTAATATATTTCTCTTGGGTATTTTGGTCCCGCATATTAATGCGCTCACCGTTGTTTTCCACAACAGTCTTTGAAGAATAGCCGGCTTTGTTAATAAAGTTCACCGTATACGGCTTCCAAGTTATTTTAGCGTACTCGCAGGCTCTCCTTAATTTAACCAAAGGAAGGTTGTAGTTTGAGACCAATCTTAATCGAGCGTTCCTAGGGACATCTACTTTTGGCAGAGTTCCGTCTTGATTAATTTCAACAGTTACAAACGGACGAGGAGACATAAAAAATCTCTTCTCAACAGTAAAACTATCTTTATCTCGAATGTTCCAAAGAAGATATCCTTTTCCCAACGACTCTCCAAAATTCTGTTGGACGGTTGAGCCAGCATACCAAACCCGTTTTTCTTCGTCTAGGTGTTGTGTCTTATGTATGTCGCCGAGCATAGCAAAATCAAAATCTTTAAACACATTAACGTCATCTTCGCCATTCTCAAGGGCCCAACCATCAGAAACTTGGCACCCCATGATAGCACCATGGTAAAGCGCAATGTTTACCATGGATTTATCAGAGGGAGGCACCCAGTTGTCTCGATCAAACACAGAGAGGACATTAAGGCAGATCGAGTCTGTCAACTGGGTCTCACCTGAGTCTTTTAAAAGGTGTAAGTTTGGATGCTGAAGCGCGTCTATGATTGGCGTAATAGCATCTTGTCGGTTTTCGTTCTTAAGGTTACCATCATGGTTTCCAAGAATAATATAAGTTGGAGCGATGTCAGCTAAGTTCTTTAAAAAATCTGATGTTAATTCGAAATATTCTGGTGACAACTGTGTCTTTGTGTGAGCCATATCACCAGTATGGATAATATAGTCCGGACAGTCTTGCTGTAATTTGTCGTAGATTTGCTTAAATACAATCCGATATTCTTCATGATATTTAAGATTCCGGATGTGTGTGTCAGATATGTGTGCAAAAGTAGTCATATGTCCTCCAATGTTTACTTCTTTATTGTAATATAACCCATATTTCTTAGGTTGTCAAGTGTAAAATCTAATTTATAAAAATTTAATATTGAACACACTAGGTCTTTCATCAATGATGAGTTGCCTGTTATGACCCTCATTTCCTGATTCCAGTTTTCATTAATGAAATTGTGTAGTACGGTCTCGGCTTCCCAGTGCCTCAGACCATGAAGATCAAGGGTTTTCATCGATCAAACCCCTAATATTCATTGGTATTCTGGCTTTTGAAACAGTAAGAATTCTTATATAACATTGAATAGCGCTTTTATAATCCTCTGGTGAGGAATTGTATTCGAGATAACTATGCAGATTCTTGTAGTTTTCAAGGTCTTCTGGTGTGATGCTTCCATATAATTTTGTTAATAAATCTCTGGCTTCTTTTGGCGTAGTTGCAACGAAAGAGTTGCTGTCTTTATCCTTGATACCAGTGGTGTGTGAGAATGTGTACCCTTTTGCGGATAACATTGCTACTATCAACTGAGTTCTGTGCAAGCCCTTCATCTGACCGGTTTCGGAAGAATGATAAGCAAACTTTAACCATGGAAGGTCCCCTATCATCCAATCAATCTGAACACCATGGTTCCTTTCGCCATAATAGTCGTATTGAGAAAACAATGTAAAGATGTTTCCGGTAGTGGTTTTCTTATTTGCAACTTGAATAAGGCCCGTTGAGGCAATTGGTGCAGATATTAACTTCAAAAAAGCCTTGAGTTTACACATGTTGTCCGTAGCAGTTCTTGCCCTAGATTTTGTTTTTTCGTAGAGCTTTCTCCATTCCTGCGGGTCAATTAGATACTCCCTTAGTTCTTTGTCGTTATATGGTTCGTCATCGAAAAAATGCTTAAAATCAATGGCTAAATCCATATCCCCTGATACTTCTTTTTTACCTGTGCTTCCCACTGTGTGGAAATTTTCAAATACATGTGCTTTCTTTGGGAACGCATACCCTAAGGCTTCAATGTACTTTTTTAGTGTTGGTCTAACGTTTTCGCGGACAATTGGTCTCGCTTGATCTTTAAAAATATTACCGCCCATTGGAGCCTCCTTCTTCTGCTATTATAATAATATCCTGTATTTCTATACAATTTTCTTCTTGGAGAATTAAACTTGTCCACCAGCAACCGCCTTCATGCCGCATTTCCTGCTCGGCATCTTCACCATTGATTAGCAGAACAGATACTGTTAACGATTCGAAATCATTACAAACTCCTGCTGTGATTTCAATTTCCGTATGTTCTGTGTAGTCCGAACAACTCCAGTTGTAAGCTTCGATTGGTATTTCTACCGTTTCTGATTGGACGGCATCATCGCACGCCAATAAATATAATAATGTTAACATTTGTCCTCCATGTTAAAAAAGTATATTAATAATATAACACATTGACTAATTTTGTCAAGTATTTTTTATATATTTTTTAGTTGTTTTTCAAGCCAATACATATCACCATCGACAGATTCGGCATTTTTTAATTTTTCTTGAAACGATTTTTGAGACATTGAGCCAATGTCTTCATGAGTTCCAATGTTTATTTTTTTAATTTCCAAGTCATATTTCATCAATGACCGAATAATCCACTGTGCTTTTTTCTCGGCATCTGGGTCTAGTGCAATATACACCGGAGTGTCATGGATTGCTATTGCTTGAAATAGTTTTGAATCTTCTCTTAGGGTTGACCCTAAAATTGGTATTGCATTATCTCCAGCTACAATTGCATCAAAGACTCCTTCGACAAGTATCACAGGGTCGTCCCAGTCAATATTAAGCTCATTAAAGACAATATCTCGACCGCAAGGCGGGTTAAGGTACCTACGAGAATGCCTAGTGTAAGAGCGAGCAATAAAGTAATTACAATCGCCTTCTGTGTTGAACGACGGGATGATGATTCTTCCCCCATATTTCCCTCCTTTGCTATATCCGATTTTCCATTTTAATATATCTTGTCTAGATATACCTCTGCTATTTAAATATCGTATTGGCTCCTTAGATGATAATGGCAAGTGTTTGTTGCATAAGGAGTGAAACTCTTCTGGGAGTTTTACAATCTGCTTTTCTTCTACACCATTCATTTCATTAAAGAAGTTGTCGAATTCAGAAAGATCAAGTCTTCCTTGGAGTTCTAGATACTTTTGTCTCTGTTGGTAATTACCAAACTTTCTTACAAGTCGGTAAATGTTCTTGCCTCGAGCATCGCAAACCCAACATTTAAAAGAGTTGATCGAAAAGTTGACCGACATCTTCTTTTTATGGTGGTTGCAAAACGGGCAGGTAAATAAGTGTTCATCGCCAGCACGGCGATAGGAACCGAGTATATCGGTTATTATCTTTCGTTTATCATTCATATTGTCCTCTCAATTATAATATAACATGGTGAGAGGATTTGTCAAGAAAAAAGTTAAATTATCCCTGCTCTTTTAAAAATTACTTCGAGTTGATCAGCGTATTTCAAGTGGTCTTCCCACCAATCTTCAGGCAATTTTAAAAGATCTGCTACGAGTAGTTTCAATTTTTGCTCTTCTTCTTCTAGTTGCGCAACTCTATCTCTAAGACCGCCTTTTCCTTCGACCTCTTTTTGTGTAGGGACGTTACCGGATTTTGTCATGAATGGATTACCTTGGTTGTCGTATCTATCAATTAGTATTTCAAGTGGTCTTATGTTTTTTTGGTGGAAGCCCTCAAGTCCATCGTAGATGTCCCAAATTAAATCATTCTTGGCGTCCTCGGGCCATTCTTGTGCAAAACCCATTTCCAAAAAAGAAAATGCTTGAGCCCAACTACCAGATTGAATCATTCCCAAGATTTTGTCATGGTCTCCCTCATCTGATACTCTGCTCTTTGAGTCGTAATATGATTCCGACATTGCTGCTTCAGGATCTTTTGAGCCAAGCAGGTTCTCATACTCATTTATTTTTTGAGTAAGCGTGGCTCCGCCATCGTCAATGATGTCGTCAAAAGTGAATGTGGTCTGGTCAAATTCACCTTCAGACATGTTGCTTACCACAATCTCCAATACTTCCGACGTCGGCAGGCTAGTTCTCCCAGCGCCTACTTGGCTTGCTGGTGTTAACAATCGTCCTTTGATGAACCCTATTCCCTCGGCTGCGTCTTTCTCTATTGTGAACTCAACCTTCTTTGTTTGTTCATTAGAAGTTTGACCCCTTTGGATATCATCAGACGCTCCAAGTCTTTCACTAATCTTATCGAGCACATGCGTTATAATTCTCCCTACCTCGTCAATTTTCCTCGAATAGTCCTTGCGGGAGAATCTTGCTTCTTCCATCGTCTCAAGTATTAATGCTTTCAATTTTGCTTCTGTTAATTTCATAGTTGTTTACCAATTATTTGTTTTTATAAAACTTTCTATTTGTGCTCGGACATGTGCCTCAAACACTTCTAGTTGTCTGTCTTCCGGAATATTCTGATAGTCTTTCAGCGAGTACCATGGTTTTGCAACAAGCACCATTCCGCCGCCGGGGGTTGGATGTGTTTTATAATATTTTATCTGAACCCTGAACATGTTTACTCCGACTCGGATATCAATACGATCAACAGAGTTAGGGTCTCTTAAAGTCCAGCCTTGTCTATTTTTTGATTGGGGTGTCATATAACGTTTAAATTCACCAACTAATTTATTGATTGCTCTTCGAAATGTCAGCTTTGGTTGTTTGAGGAAACGTTTTACTTGTTTGCGGTTTGATCCCGGATGATACACTGTGTCCACCGGCGGCAACGTTGGAAAAGTTAACACGCCTTCTGAATTTGAAGAAGTGGGAGTTTTTAAATCATCCACATAGGCTTCTAGGATTAATTCTTTCAATTTTGCTTCTGTTAGTTTCATAATTATCGGTCTCGATTTGCTTTATCTATCTCATGGGCCAAGGGCATTGCTAGCCGCCAACTTGGATCAAACATTCCCTGTGCTTTTCCAAAGGATTTTGTTGAGTGGCGAGGGGTGCCTCCGCTTCGTATACGACCATAAATTGCTCCCATTTGTTCTGAGTCTGTTAACGAGGGCCAAAAGCCCGGAGCATGAATTTCGTAAAAAGATCCTAAAAAATCTTTAAAAGCGAACCATTGCTTTTCCCATTCCACAAAGTTTCCACTCATTGCCAATGATACTAGTTTGGACTGCATTTGTTGGACCCTATCTACCCAAGTCTCATGGGCTTTGTCTGATATTGGTTCTCGCCATGCGGCATTCGGAAATCTTAATTGAAATTCCCTCTTCTCTTTACTCATTCCATCTGGGACTTCCATATAACGATCCATGGCTTGCCTAGGTCCTCGGGATGATCCCTGACGGAGCCAGTTAAGGAGTTCAGCACCATTCACAAAGTCCAGTTGGCCTCTAAATGCATTTGAAAATTCCTTTTCCCCTAGGAACTGTGTTGCCAACTCTACACCTTGGGTTTGTGTTTCGCGATCGTCGCTTTTTAAAAGGTCTAATAAAAATTCCTTCTGTCCGTCACTTAATGACTCTTCCATCGCTTCTAGGATTAATGCTTTCAATTTTGCTTCTGTTAATTTCATACCAGACCCTCGCTTCTATTAATTAGTAAAAATTTTCTTTATTTCCTCTGCTGAAACGTGATCTGGTATGAATTTATCAATGGGCTTCCCTGCTGCTAGGGCCTCTCTGAACTCTGTTGCCGAGATAAATTCTTCCTGTTCGTAGGAATGTTGGATCTCGACGATGTTCGCGAAGGTTTTAAAGTAACCCAAGAAGCCCGCTTGGTATCCTGTATCTTTTGACGACATACCAAGAGAGATTTGATTTTCCGTTTTGTCGTAATTTTCCTCAGCCCAGTCATACACATCACTAAAAGGGTTTGTGTAGTGGCCGTTTTTGCCCTTTCTGACGCTAGCGCGTTGATAGATGACCTTTGGGTTATCCAAGATGCCGTAAAGCCTTAGAACGGCTTCTGCTTGCTCTATAGAGACTGCAAAGTCATCGCCAACTTTTCGCTGACGTTCTCCACAGAAAATTCTAACCTCAGAAACTTCTGGGTTGTTTATGTAATACATAAAGAATTTGTAGTGCCCGACGTGGGGTGGCTTAAAACCGCCGGGTATAAGTACAGTAATCATGTCCATGTGTCCTCCTAGTTCATGATAATATAGCGTGTTGAGTTTAGTTTGTCAAATTAAAAGTGAGATAAAGCAACGACAATTGAGTCGGCCATGTCATCTGTACCGGGTTTGGGGTTTCCGTGGCGAGTTAGTTCAAACTTAAAATCTTTTGGGTACCTTTGTTGAACCCAGTCGATAACTTTTTTCTTTGTGTTCTCGCCTCTTTTGATTTTGATTCCGCACTTTGATCTAGCTGATCTTGACGGAACAAGAGTTGGTACGATGTCAAAACATATGTATGAGAGGACCGAAATCATCCCGTTAAAGCGTTGCAGCTTACTCATGGTACCAGCGGTCGTTTTGCCACCAGAGAACATCGAGAAAGGCTCTTCTATGCGTACATGTGTTATCTTATAAGTCTTCTTGACCCTAGTAAGTTCTTTGTGAAAGAATTCATATGCTTTGTCCTCCAAGGTGTCTTCTTTGAGTTTCTTGAAATTGACCTCAACGAGATTCTGTTGGTCGTCAATAACACAATATCCAATTTTGGAGGTACTTACATCTATTCCGAGTATCATAATTATATTATAGCACGTTTTGAACTAGATGTCAAGCTTTAATTTGAAAATAAATTCTCGATCTTCTGTCTTTCGAATAGGGGTGGCTAGTTTAGCGAAGCCAATAAGATTCTTATCCTTATCATAAAGAGCGATCTTAGAAATATAAGTTTCTTTGTTTAGAGGAGGTGCGATATCTGAATAGCTTGCGGAAACCATATTTTTTATCACGCGTTTACTCTCAACATACTGATACGAGCCACTGGAGACCAGTCTAAGGCTCTCCGCGGAGTTATCTAGATAGGTAGGGTTGTTAGAGTGATTAAGTTCAGCATATGGTGCTTTAGCCATCATTGTGAGCGTCTGAACGTGGTTTAAGCCTTGGAATTCTAAGGCAAATGATGCAGATAAGGTTGTTGTTCCAATTGTGCCTCCATCATTTGCTCCAAATCCAAAACGTTGCCATGAAGATGTTGTTGCAGAATCATAATCTATTGTCGTGGCATCAATCTCAGCTGAGGAAGTGAGCAGAATAATCCCTTCATTATACAAGATGGTTCCGACGATGGCGCCGGTTGTTGAACCAGATACTTGAACCAATTCTCCATTGTATCGAGTATCAGAAGCTTGAGCAGCGAGAGTTCCGGAAATATAATATTTAAGATTAACGGACCCTTTTCGTATTGAAGATCCATAAAATATTGATGGAACAGAAATCAAATTCACATCACCGGAGTAATACGTATCGAAGTCATAATGCGGAGACATATACTTATAATGATTAACAACATTCTTCAATGAACGAAGATAGAAAGAATCCAACCTCGCACTTGATGTTGCTAAAGGCGTTGCCGTAACTTGGCTGGATGTGATATAGTAGCGCGTTATGCTCGAGGACAAATTATAACTTGAAGTAATTTGATTTCCGTCATAATTGAATTGAGTATTCCAATCATTCTTGGAAACACTCTTGAACGTTGTCTTGAGCCCATCCTTAACAACATAAGGGTATATTCTTTGATCATCTGATCGGTTTATGTTGTATTCGTACAGAGAGATATAATTGCGAGGGACGCCGATTATATTATCTGAATAGCTTCCCGATATGTATGCTTCATCATTTATATATATAGAACCGCTTTGAATGTAAAATTTTACATCTGGGTATGCTTCTATTGTATTGACGAATAAATCGTTCGGCTTAAATTTGTAATATGACATAGCATCCTAGTAATCCAAACGAGTTCTGATTGTAAATTCCGTGGCTGGAGATTTTTTCAATGGCTCGGATAACTTAGCTGTTGCCATCAATTCATTATTATCATTATAGAGACCAACCGTTGTGATATAAGCTACTGGATTGTCTGTTGCTTGTGTCTTTACTCGCACCTTAGATCCACTAACGTATGTTGGGTTGGAAGAATAATTGAATTCATTGTGGTTCGCACGACAGAAGTAAACTGTTGAGTTGAGTTCCGTAGTGTTGTTGAACTGAAGATTTTGTATTCTGTGTCGGAGGTAATCCGCTGATGATGATATTTGCGATCCTGTTAGAACTGCAACGATATCTTCGAGGGCAGGATTGTATTGCAATGGGCCTCCGCCGATTCCGGCATCGTCCAATTGATCTCCGAACATAGAAGCGGTCAGAACCATAATACCAGCTTGATAAAACAACAATCCAGCATACCAGTAGGTGGTGCCTGCGATTGATGCTGTGTGAGTACTAGCTGTGCTAAGTTCCCCGGACCCTGTTGCATAAAGGATTCCATACTCTCCAGCAGGTGAATTAACACGATACTCTGTTGATGCTCCAACATCGGCAATCGTAATTGTATTCCCCATTGGTGCTGCATAAGAAGCTGATACTCCCAAAGTCAGGGAGAAAGTTTCTTTCTTGATCTCATCCTTAACAAGTAGTCGAGAGAATGGAACAATGATTGCGTCATTAATTTTGTTTCCACCACCGATGATGTCGCCATCTTCGTCAAACGGCAATATAGAGCCAGTGGCGTCGTACCCCATTAGTATTTGGGACATTTGATTGTAGATGTTCTTCTTTTTAGATTGTTGACCGGCGGCAGTAGTAATCAAGGGATAAAGCTGAGAATTTGTGCCAATTCCGACTGTTATGTCGAAAATATGGTTCGCAGAAGAACTTAGATAGGGATAATCATATACACTCTGGAACATGCCATGAGAATAGTTCTTGATATTATCATCATCTGGGAATGTACCGTAAGTTCCGGAAACTATTGTTCCTGTCAGGGGAATAGCCTCATGCAAGAGAGTTCTTGTTGCAACTACATCATTTTCGTTTAATGGTTTGAATGTCATGTTTAATTTCCTATTGTAATCTTACGTATCTTACTGGTACGTCAATTAGTGTCCCAGTTTTAATACCGGTGACTCTAACGTTAGTGTCGATATAGTAAACTGGTGATGTGCCTGCTCCACCGGGAGTTCTATTTGGCAGAGTTGTTGTTGAGCCCAACTGAGTGAACAGGAAGGAGCTTGTGTTAAGATCCATTGATGCTTGAATTCTGAAGCGTATAGAAGTTCCTCGAGGACCTTGAATTACTTGAGACGGACTATTGGTATCATCTGTTATAGATTTAACAAACGTATCCCCTAGGTCTAAAGTATAATATGCGATATGATCATCATCAGTATAATCAGCAGTTGCTAGAGTTCCTGTTGAGTCGACTAATTTACCTAAGCGATCATCAATTTGAACTGTATAGCTTGTCTCTACTAAACTAGCGTCCAATTTTCTTTTTGGAGATATCTCTGTCGTATCAAGCCCTTGATCTATTGCAACCAACGATCCTACCAAAGATTCACCAAACATGAAACCTTGAACTTCTTGACCATCGTCACTTCTTGCAACACCAGTTGTTGTTGCAGAGCTTCCGTCATTATCTTCCGTCTCGCGATTGACAGCAACATAAAATGTTCCAGCAGATGCTCGAGCATTCTTTGGATCGGTTTCATTCAAACGAAGAACCGGCAGAAACAACAATTCTAAATTAGTATATGTCTGAAGTTGTGTCTTCATCGACGCTGCATTATCGGTGAATGCTTCTAGAATAGGAGTCTGTAATATTTCCAAATCATAATATGCACTTCCGCTGGGATGTGTCTTGTTGTAAAGAGAATAGTCTATCTCTTCGTCACCAAGGGCAAACTTAGTTATCTGGAATGATCCATCACCTTTTGCCAATTGTTTTCTTCCGTGGTCTGTGAGTACAGCGTCTAGGATAATGTCCCCGCTGTTGTCTAAAAAGCCCATATGTTATCTCCTAATCATTTTCATAGTAAATAGAATTTAATCAAAAATCTTCGTTTGTTTTGTTTTTTGTTAAGGTAAATGTGATATTATAATCAATAATTTTCCCAGTTAATGTTGATTTGAATCTAAATTTAAACTTTCTTCCCCACACCGATTTTTCTGCAACACCCAAGGTAATATTGTCAATGGTGCCCTTGAGGGTCTCTAGATCTGTCAAGAAGGGCTGAGAGTTATCGAAAATCGCTTGTTCAATTGCTGGTGTGATTTGAAATAAATTTTTAAATTTTCTAATATTCTGTTTCAACACCTCTTCGGGAAAGGTATAAGGATTAACAACAACTTTTGAGTCGTCTGCATCTTTTACCAATTCTACTTCATAAATAGGTGTTGGGTTTGATACAAGACCTTTTGCGTTTACTTTTCTGAACATATAATACATTTTTTCATTAGCAACGACTTTGTCTTTAAAGATTGCATCTGGTGTCTCGAATGGCATTCTTACTTCTGTTTTTAGACTGAAGTCTCTATAATTACGAGGGGCAATTCTAGACTTATAGATTTGATATAGCCCCGAACTGTCGGAATCCTTAAAGACAACAGTGTCTAGCGGAGAAGACAACTTTAGATCGATTAATTGCTTTTGGTCCTCTTCAAATAAAGGCTGAAATCGCTCTTCAATCTCGCCTTTCGTACTTGATAAATACACGTCAAGAGAATTGGAAGAATTGTTCTCAGTTATAAATTTAATCTGAGGAACCATTGGCGGAGGCTGAGAGATGGTTGTTCTTCTTTGGAACATCGATACGGGAATTAAAACTACTGTGGGCTCATTAATAACCTGTACGGTTGCGAATTCTTGACCATCTTCACTATGGAAGCGTAAGTTTTCATATCGATATCTGTTTCCGACAACAACGAAGTGAGATGCACAATCATATATGTATTGCTGGTCATACTTTATCTGAGTGTCGTTTAAAACCGTAATGTCCTTCGATGGAAGAAAGAATGTTTGTATCCTTGGCTCGATCGGTTCTTGCTTGTACTTGTTGAAAGAATAAACAAAATCTTCGCGATGGGCTTCGTTTCCATTGATCACGTTGTCATATGATCGGAAAGCTCCATTGGATATCTTTCTGATGTATCCCGCTAGTAGAATTTTTTTATAATCCCTGATCATTTTAGATTCTTCGCCAGCATTTGGATCCAAAGGGAAATAGTCTTCAAAAGTCGACGTGTCTTGGGAGATAGACCAATCCAATAAATCAAAAATTTCAACGCCAACATTTTCATTAACCACTGTTCCGTCCTGAATATTAAATGTACCGAGCGGTTTAGTAGTTCCTAAGTACCCTTTCAAGAGATCGTCAAATATGTTTATTTTCTTTACAAATTCTATGAAAGCACCATTGACTTTAGTAGTTAATCTAATCTTATTATAATACGGGAAGTTATTCAAATTGAAAGAAGAGTTGATTTCAGAATCCTCAGGTACTACCATATTCTTTAAGGGCTCAACACCGACAAATTTGAACGGAACTGGTGCATTTTTATTTTGGAAATCAGTGAATTGATTTTTTCTTGGCTTCGATGAAGCCGGTAGGAGCGATAGTTCATCAATAGCTGGTATTGTTTCTTCATATGGGTCGCTTATATAATTAAAAAATGTTTCAAAATCTTGTAAAGCAACCACTTTGCTTGTCTCAGTTTTAGTCTCCACTGTCGGAGCATCAAGCTTTGGTAACGAAATATAATGATCCAAATATGAGGTACCTGTCTTTACGCTGTTTCTAATAATCCTGCGGAAGTCTGTATCCGTAGTAAGAGGGTCAAGCCTAATTGTTGAGACTTCTTGGAACAGGGGACCTTCGGTTGACAAATCTTTCGATACAACAGACATTTTTAATCTTGCATTGGCTGAAGGCTCTATGTTTGAAACATTGCCTTTAGATACGATGGTCAAATCTCTTCCTAATTCTTGACGTAAGCCATCAGAGTTAACTTCTGCTATTTTTATTTTAGACATCAGTAGGATCCTCCTGTTGTAAAAGATGTGCCCCGACGTGGTGCTCTTGGGGCCTCTGCTACATTTCGAACAGGAGCAACAGTCGGTTGTTCTTGTTCCTCGAGAACGCCTTCTATTGCTGTTTTGTCAGGGCTTTGCACAACAATATTGGTAGTAGCATACTTTATTTGAGATGATAAGTCATTCTGCATATTCTGGGGCTCTTGAGTTGCCTCTGGTGTTGGCGATGTACGTGTGGTTGTTATATCCTGATTTGAAATAACAAATGTTTGATTAAGAACCGGTAATCTGAAGTCCTTGGAGGTCCTCAGACCCAATTCTGGGATTTCTGCATAGGACATTCTGCATAGGACGCTCGACTGATCTGTTAACGAAGCCATATCGATCTCGGTCCAAATTGGTCTTGCGAGATTATGATTTCCATTTTGGTTCTTTTCGTACCCAGATAACACCTCTACTTTTTGTATGGATTGGAAAAGTATCTCTGAGGCTATTTTTGTATCACTATCGGACATTATATCAACCCTAGAAGACAGAATATTGTTCCTTGCTGCTCGGGATCGGGATCCAACGAGAGCTTTGAAAGCCATCGGTGCTTTTAAAAACACACTAGTAGAGAATGTTTTTGAATTTATTGTATTGTACAACGGAGTGCTTGAGATTGACAAGTCGAAATTATTTCTAGACGTATCAGTTACAAAATTAGTTGAAACCTCTAGGGAGCTCTCTATTCTCTCGTTTATTTCCGCTTCTTCTGGTGTTTTTTCAAAGTTATCACTGGCGGGAACAAAGTCAGAGTTATCACCCAAATACTCGCTACTGGTTATTATTTCTTGGTCTTGAAGATTGTTTATTTTTGGAACCATTCGAGTTCGAGAGACCGAAAACGAACCTAACTTGTTTGTCTTTGGTATTGATTTCTTTGGGGTTCCTCTGGAAGGTTTTTTACCGAATGCTCTTCTGAACGGTGTAATTTGCAAATTGGATACCTCGAAAGACTTGATAAACTCTGATGTTAATTTTTTTGTATCTAATTTGTCCAACTCCATCACGCTAACTTCTTCATTATCAAAATTAAACATGATGGGAGAAAAGAAAAGAAATTTGGCTCGAGATACATCTTTGAGCGCATTTGCAATGGAAACGTCTAAGTTATCATAATCTTCGGATCTGAAGCTCTTGGTGGTGTCGAAGAAGCGATTAATTTCCATGTTCGCCCTTTTATTATAATCCTCTAGAGATAACACAACCATACCCTCAGTTTCTGATCCAAGATAATCATATGATCTTCTAAAGTCGCTGAATTGGATCACGTCTTGGAATTCTTTTGAAACGAAAATTAAATTAGGCAAGAATGATTTCTTTATATTTCTTGGCTTGGTTGTGGTACCTTGTTTCTCATATATTTTAAATTTCTTGGCGAATTCATTTGACAATATATTATATTCATCTAAGAATCTGTTGCCGACTGATGTCGTGTAATTACCTAAGGAGAAAGCCGTGAGCTTGTTGGATATAAGATCTTGTTCTTCTTTTTTTGTAATCTTGTACAATATAGAGTATGCTTGATAATATTGGGTAATTGAATTAACAATACTGTCTGGCATTGCAACATCTAGCTTTAGACTCTTGAGATCATAATTATATCGCGATGGACTGGCTAGGAATGTTGTTGCTTGCTGTAAATCATTGAGAGCTAGATTTAAATCTTCAATCTTTTTCTCCATAAATTCTTGGGACTTATCTACAATTGAGATCTCAACCTTGTATTTAAATTGACCCTTACTTTTCGATGTCAGAGAGGTATCGTTGAAGCTGTAGTGTCGCATTGAAGTGTCGCTATTTAAATATATTTGCTTGACTTTATTCGTTTCCTCAAGTGAATTGGAAACATTCTCTATTGTTGTCGTAATATAATCAAAGGAATTAATATTGTCGGTTCCTATCGATGGTGTCCCTAGCGGATTCGCAACTTTTCTTGTTTTAACTTGTTGTCTTATGATTGCCATTGAGTTTATTGTTATTGTATCCAAAAATTCATTAAACAATTCTTTACTTAAGCCAAATATTCTTCTTCCATACTTGGACTTAGTTAGGGCGAATTGTTTCAAATTAAACGAAAACATTCCCGATAAGTTTGTGTTTTTATCCATGGAGTAGTACAATTCACTGAATAATGGGTCTCTTGTGGTCGAAATCTCTCCTCGTGGGTCGGAGAGTAAAGTTCTATTATCGACAATCTTTAAATTGTCTACTTCTTCTAATCTTAATTGAGAATGCGGAACGCCGCTATGTAAGGATCCCTGCATGTACCCAGTTGGTGGGTGAAAATGGACAGGACCTTTCCACACTGTGTTGTCCGGACTAAAAAACAAATTTGATTTTGAAACAATTATTTTATTTTCAAATATTCTCTCAGAAGCTAATGCTCCGAAGTATTGCCCTAACTCGCCGGATAACTCTATATCATAAAAATTAGAAACCGCCATTGTGTCCAGATAACAAAATGCAAACACAACCAAGTTCTCTACGTCATTGTCTGATATGAAATTAAACTTTCTGTTAAAGGAGCTAACATCATCTTCCATAGTCTTTGTGAATTCAATAACAGGCGCTTGATAAATTGATGTAGTTTCATCGTAAAACGATGATTGCACAACACTATTAGGCAAAGGACTTAAGACACCAGTAGTTAAAGAATTGGACAAATTAACATTTGTTGTTTGTATCAAGCATACTTTAATGAATTTTTGCAAGTCTTGGTTCATAGACCAGATTTCATTTCCGTTATCCTTGCGATCCTTTAGTTCTAGGTGCACATTTACGTTGAAAGATTCCGTATTGTTATCTTCCATTGTTATCTTCGTTATATAAACATTCGGAAGATTTTCTAAACCAACAATCTGACTAGGCATTACTCACATATCTCCACATCTGTAACTCTTGTTCCGTAGATATCAAAGTCAACAGACTCCATATCAGGGCAATCCACCTCGATATTAACTTGTATATCGTTGGCTTTTAATTCCTTAATTCCCTCGCATATATCGGCGGATGGGATATTTCCATCTGTGTTGAAATTAATATAATATTCAACATACGTTGGGTCGATATCAACCTGCGTAGCCCTAACTTCATCCAGCAAAATACCATCGACAATTTGATCGTTTCTTGGTGTAAACTTTAAAGGAATTAAGTTTTCTTCTGCTGTATCGTCATACAAGAAGACCTCTACCTCTAGACTATCTTTAAAGTTGAACCCAGCAATCTCTCTAAGTTGACTAAGGACTTGTTCTTCTAGAACCTCGACATATGTTCCATCTTGGAATACTTGGGAAACCGGTCGTTGTGGCGACACTTTCTGTCCTCGAACAGGTGGGTCATCGCTAGTATTTCTAATTTGCATGGTGTATTCGATCACTGATTCAATTTGTGGGATCTGCCGGATATATTTATCTGATCCGGTTAAGGTCGTCTGGACTGATCCGGTTATCTCGCCTTGAATAAAGGTTGCTTTCCAAGAGGGAGCATCATCACTGGTCTGATCCGAAGTTCCCATAGGCTCTGTCATATAGTTCAATTTCATTCTTGTGTGCGGACGAGTTTCATCTTCAGACCTTTCGTACGTAAAGATACTACCTTCTACCGAAGTTAGATCTCGAGGCGGCCTTACTCTTGGTGTTTCATCAATAATTCGAGCTTCTATTAGGTTGTTAGTCTCGGTGAAGCCACCAGCAGCCGAATCATATAATATGTCGTCATCAAAAAAAGCATAATAGACTGGTTCGAGCTTGCCTTTGGACAACAAACTTCTTCCATACGGGGTTAGCTCGATGCCAATAACGTCTTCTTTCTTATTAAAAAATGTCATTTCCCGTCCTTCTTGTTTCCTCTTGCTTCTGAGATCGCTTGAGATCGCTTACCGCCGGCATCACTAGTTGTGTCTTTTTTGTTTATTTCTTTAAATACCTTGTTGCCCTTGTCGTCATTTTCAACATTTGCAAGAGTGACCTCAGCATCTAATTTAACTAGTTCAACGAGCGAAAAGAAATCGTAAGGCCAGTTGTATGTGATATCAGGATCTTCACCTTGGGCTCTCTTATCTTTATCTTCATCTCTTTCAGCCGCCAATTGCAATGCAGGCTTAGGAAGACGACCAGTGTTTTGAACTACTTTATCGAAGTATTTGGTTTGTGCACGTCGCTTGACTTTGAATACCATCCACTGGATGCTTGAAGGCAACTCGTTCCCCTCTGCATTTTCATCAAGCTTGCCATCTTTAATTACTGATCCACCTCCAAGCAATTCATGTGCGAGTAGCTCATGGGAAATTGAAGCTTCGGCTTCGTCAAATGATGTTCCAATATCTGGTGGGAGATTCTGCCATATATCTGCAAGGTCTTTCTTAGATAAGTTGTGAGTGAATTCAAAAACATACATCGCAAATGGCTGGATTTGGTTGTATCTTACGAAGTCCATTGATGGAGGGAACACATACCGCTGCATTTTCTTAACCATATCGATAATTGTGTTTCCAACCTTTGGAGGTCCTCCGAGCACATAACTGCCGGGCTCCACTTCTCTTTGTAATGCCGAGAGGGTATCATCAATATCTGCTCTTGGAATAGTGAAGAATTGCCTTGTTGCGTCTTTCTCGATAAAAGGAACAGCAACAACCGCTTCGGATATTTGTTTTACTTCTCCGACTTGTCCGAGCTTAACGGGGTTCTTGTCGAAGCCGCAGAGATCAGCAAGGGAACGAACTTTGTTTTTAAGTTCCACCTTGTCTACATTTAAAGCGCCGGCGAGCCATGGCTGAGGTATGTCGTCAACCTGAAGATATACTCCTTCATTTTGAGCAGGCAATTCACCATACTGGTGCCACATTCCTCTTGCAACAGATTCAGAAGCATACAAAGGCTTAGTACAGCTGTTTTCATCTAAATTTGTGTACTTATTGAAGTTTAACATTGGGGTTTCAAATTTTGGCTGTATGACCCATTGAGATTTTGCCTCAGTTGTTCCCTCAGAAAAAACCTCTATATTAGTCTCCGATCCATCCGTCGTGAGGCGTTTTGAGATAGACTGGGCTTTTCCAAATAAATTGACGCTCGATTTTAATTGCATTGCATTATAATTTAAAACAGACGGATGCTGCGGTCCATAATATGTATCGTTCCTCAAGGGTCTGATATCGCTTGTTGGAGTGTTGGACCAATTTGTCGTGGTGTAATATAAAGCAGGCGGTAGTGCACTCCCTGTTGATGCTGGAAGCTCGACCCAAGGAGATTGATCGTAAGAATCATAAGAGCCAGTATATCCATTAGACGAGGCCTTTAATGCAGCTACACCGGCCAGATCTCTAATTGCATCATTCTCTCCGGGCCACCAGAAGCGGGTATAATATGGAAACTTTTGTACATCTGTAAGGATTTCGCTCAATGTATATTTCTTGGTCTCGGTTGGCTTGAAAATTAAATCACACCAGCCTTCTCCATGATAATAAGGGGCAGTATATGGAAAATTAAACCCACTGAGAGAATCAGACCCAGAAAAATTATAATCAATTGAGTCATACGTGTAAGAGCCGGTTCCTCCACCCCATGTTGAAGACCCAAAAGCAGTTGGTCGGGAATACATAGTAAACGTTTCTCTAACTTCTCTTCTTGGATATAAATCTTGGGGTGGCTGGATGAATTCATCATTCAAAGCTGGTAGTTGATCATTTGCTTTGTCTCGCGAATGATACATCTTCACTCTCATGACATAATAATTACCCGAAATTGCATTACCAAACTCTGGATTGGATGATTCTAGCGAGGACAATGTTGTAAAGTTCTGGCTCTTCAGGAAAAACTCTGGTACTTCAGCCAGAAAATTGTTTGCCATTTTTTTATACAAGTTATCGCCATCGCCGCTCCAGATAGCCGTAACGCCTTCTCCGCCGATGCCAAAAGGGTGAGGCTCCTGAATGCTAAAGTCTTTATTGGCCATGTACCTTTCTGGCTCCACTAGTGCTTCAAATGGAATTCTGGTGCTGAAAATACTATCATAGTACCCACTTGAGCTCAAACTAAGATCCGATCCTGTAATTACATAGTTTATTTTGTCCGAGCCTGTTCCTTTTGCGTAATCATAAGAAGCTGTTGCGGCATTATCGGCATCGAAAATGACGGGGTAATCACAAGCGACACCTGACTTTATTGTATTGAACAGTACTCCGGGTGCGAAGAGAGGTTCTAATACTACTTGATTGGCATAATTCGAAGAACCTGTTGTTGGATTCCCTCCTATACTAAATGCTGATATCGCATCTTTATGTGAACTATAGAATTGTTGGGCTATTTGCGTAGTTCTGTTTGCTGGGTAGAACCCTTCGTAAGGTAGGAATTTCTTGACAGCCTTGCATTTTAAAGTAAGAACCGAAGGGGAAGTGAAGTCTTCATGGTCTTTCTTTATTAAATCAAAATGTTTAAGGAAATCTGATGTACTTAGCACCTCATAAAACGTAGATGAGTTAGAAGTTGTCGTATTCGATTTAAGTGCACCAGAGATTTCGAAAATAGAAGATAACTCTTCGGTGATCCCTAGGGTCTCATATGTTTCGACGTGTGAACTAATTCGAAATTCCGGAACTATAGAGTATCCTTGACCCTTAAGTCTAATATTCTGTGCGAAGTCTTCATATGAATCATAAAAAGGATTCTTCCCGGCTTGTACTGGAGCATCCCATGTTGCGAGCCCTTCAAATAAAGACCCCGTTGCTATAGAATTCGATCTCGTAACTTCGGACAAATTCATTCCTGATGGTGAAACAACGGACTCTTGTAGATTGATCGTGTGTCTTTTAGCATAAAAGCAAGATGCTGACAATAGGTTATCTAGATTTAAACCAGAAGGTCCGGGGGAGCCGCCTTCTGGTATGATCTCCGGACTAGCCCCGTAAGTAGGTGTTCCGGCAGAAGTATAATACCCTCTTCCAACATGCGAATAAGAGTTCATCAATACACCAGCGCCTCCCAATGAAGAAGATGCTCTTGGTGGTACGAGTGCCACTCCACTGTCCTCTCCCGTATTAAAGCCGAGTATGTTTGTTATAGCTAAACCACCTACAACAGCACCAATGTAATACCCATAAATGTCAGCGGCGGAGCCGTTGGTAGACTGTGAGGGTATTCCCCTCGTCGACCAGTCGGCAGCAACATCAAGAGGCCACATTGATTGTGAAGGAACAGTAGAGCCAAAGCCATTATCAGCCGAAGTATTCGTTCTATCTGTCCGGACGTCTCTCCAGAATTTGTTAACAAAGAAAGTTCGGCTTCTTGTCTTATTGAGGTATCGGTATTGTTGCTTAGGCCAGATGGATTGCTTATAAGTTAGCAAATTAAAGATTTCCAAAGGCGAAGAGTCGTCTAATAGGCCACCATTGAGATAAAGTTCTTTAAGTTTTTCATAATTCTGATCTGATTCCTCGATGGTCTCGTAGTATCGGTTCACTTGATCATTCGCGAAGAACGCTGTTTCATTTGCGAATGATGTTTTTATCTTCACCATCTTTGTCTCATAAGCATCAATCTTGGGATTGTACACGTTGAGACCTCCGATAAGTTCGAGGGGCTTGTATGAGTCAACGACGACAGGCTCTGTAAACTTGTTTATCGCTCCGAAGCGATCTATGTGACTATAGTTCTTTTGATTAATTGTGATTTCGTATTTGTTTCCGGGCTCTTGGACATAAGTAAAGATGTTGTTGGCTCGTTGCTTTCGTGTTAATGGGTTATTACCAACTCTAATCTGCTGCCATGAAGGATATCCGTATGGTCCATTTCTTTTTATCATTAAGGCGTTGAAAACATCTGGGTTATCGGCGACTGCGAATGATGGGAGATTTGGTTTTGTGAAAACGTAATTCAAGTAAAAGCTTGTAATAGCAATTTTTTGAGTAGCAGGATCTTTAATCCCGATAGTATTTAGCCCTAATGGAAGACCAGACGTCTTGGTATTGTTATAGTCTATCTCTTCTACTGTTAAATTATCCCAATCGCTGATATCATACACAAAAGTGTTCAGTCCTACAAAATCTTGATAATAATTAGCCATCTTAAACTCCAAATAATGTTGATGCTGTTGGGAAGGTTATTGCTGCATTAATTCCCACTGACGAGCTCAATAGCCCATTTGTAGGTGCAAACCCGTATAATATTTGATCCTCTCTCCAATTTGAACCACTAACCGCGTTGTTGATCCAAGAATATTGAAAATCTGATCGAGGCAACAATGACGCTACGTTCATGTTGTCGAATACCTCTGTGTCTACAACTGAAGAACTCGATGACCGCGGAGTCACTAACGTATTCCTATGCTGTTTGTGAAACGAAGGCTCAACATCGTATCCAGTGCTCGATACAGCTCCGTACTGGCTCTCTATACCATATTGTCCGCAATGTCTTGTCCTCAAGGTCCTCAGACCCTCTCGACGGTTTGCGAAGGAATTAACTCGTATTGTCGTTGGTTCTCCGGAACCACTGCTTCGAACAGAAAGGTTGCGATAATTAAGCGAATTATAGACAGAGTATTGTCCTGTTGCGATGTCTAGATACCCTCTAGAGTTGACCTCAGGTCCACCGGGAGCTGAAAATCGTGTTGAAATTACGTGTCTTGAACTTGTCAGATCAGACCTTGGGATCTCGCGAACAATATCATTTGCCTTAGAGGATACCTCAGGTTGAAAATCCTGTCCGCCTGCAAGATCAGTGAAGTTGAAATAAGAGCCACAGCTCGAAACAACAGATCCAGAAACAGGCCCATTACCAGATGTTCCGGATGCTGTTGCGACCAGAGAAAAGTTAGCTTGAGGCGGCTCACTAACACATACCCCAGAAGAACCAGAGGCTAGCTTAAAATTTGTCGATACATTGTTGATGTCCAGACTTAGCGGAGCAGATCCTCTGCCGGGAATCACATCTTCATCATTAATAATGTTGTCTTCAAAACCATAGTATTGAGTTATGCTTGCAGACGGAATCACGGCGTATAGGTCAGAAGGATCTATTCTTTTGCCGCAATTAAATAGAGTATCTACGGCGGCTTGTGAAGCTGTGGTGTTTAAGATGACTATCTCATCAATGAAGGAGTTGTTGCCACCAGAATATATTGTCCTGTCTTCGGTTGGCCTTCGGTTGAGAAAGAAGACATCTGTCGGAGTATTCTGTACAAGCCCGACGCTCTCGCCACTTGGGATCGCAGCTATTGAAGACGATACCCCATTTATATAAAGAGTGGCGGCAGTAGAAGAATTAAAAGTAGCAACATGACTCCAGACAACATGTATTCTCTGGTCAAAATAATCAGCCCTGAATGTTTCATAACCAAAAATATCTCTAACAAACCCTCCTCCGGAATTGTAGGCAGTCATAAATCTTAATTTACCGGCGCTATTTATAAAAACATTTCTACCATCTGTCGCGGCTGTCGACGCTCCAGCACCGGCATCATTGCATTCACGATATATTGTATTGGACATGGTAATGGATCCGGAACCCATAAGCAGCCAAAATGAAATAGCAAAATCTCCCGTTCGAATCTCAGAAGATCCTATAGAGGCAGACATAAAAGAGGCATTCCTCGCTTGTACTTCGATGCCTTGACTGTATACCAGATTGGAAGTTGTATATGTGGGAGTAACTCCGGAGTTGGCTCTAACGCTTGCACTCAAATTATTGTACCAGTCGGTATCAGAGCTTCCTGTTGCAACTATGTTAGGGGCACCACTACCTGCTGTACCGTAAGTGCCTTCTCGGACAGTCAAGGTATCTGTGCTGTCGATAAAATCTTTACCATATACCGAAAACGAACCAGAAGCACTAACAGCCACTGTTCCAGATTGGAATACTAAACTTCCAGTGTCCGGTTGTCTGTTGGAATATATTCCTCCTCCAAACACATTACCTACGTTATACGGAGCTTGACTAACAAGCGTGAAGTAATTCGTGGTCTGTGGGAGAGTATTGGAGATACTGTCTGGTAAAAGAGAGCCCTCTTCACGTCGCAACAAGTACTTTTGATTACCAAAGGTTGAAAAAACCTCATATTGAAATTGAAAGTTTCCATGGACGGGCGAATTTAGTTCTGTTTCAATGTTCCTAATGTTGACTGGTCTCTTAGCTTTTTCCTCGCGGTTATAGATCGCAAGCTTACGACTTGTGTCAGGATAAGGACCACCATAATCAGGACCAACAAATCCCATTGCGCCATCTAAGTGTGGTGATAATGGATTATCTCCAAGTAGTAATCTCCAAGCCTCAGGTCGAGTGTATTGATCATCGAGATTGTTGGCTGTTGCGAGAGCAGAATCATACTTATTTAGATTAACGTGTCTATTTTGAGCACCACCTACGTGTGCTTGTGTGAAAGGCCCTTGAATGGGTATTTCGTTCGTTATATCAATTGTGTCAGAGTGGATATTAACAAAAATAGCATCAGATTTATATAAGCTTGATACTCTACTGTTGTATCCACTCACCAGTGATCCGGACTTAATGTTAAAAGGCCAGAACATTGAAGCCTTAAGAAGATAATCGTAAGAAGAAGATGCATCTACCGGCAGAGAAGACGTAGCATCGGTAAATTTACCAACCTGAACTGTGGCATCAAAATAAGATTTTGAATTTGGATCTTGAATATCGTCGCACTTTTGTCTCTCAATGATACCTTGCTCAAAACCAATACCGATACCAACAACGTTTCTTGGGGCGTTGGATGGACCTTTATCTCCATGAATAGTAATACCACTCTTAAAGAAGTCTCGATTTTTTTGTTCCGAGAAGTTGGTACCACCATGAATAGAGTTGTTCATATCTACTGAAAACTTGTAAGGATTGGATAACCTTCTGATGGCGTAAGTTGAGCCCTGATAGATTGTTTTATCTGGCTTTGATAATACCGGCGCAGGATCGTTGTTGTCGTTAACCAACACTTTCCGTATTCTTTCGCGATCCGGAATATCAGTCCTTTCTTTTCTTTCTTTTTGCCATAGACAGTTTGTGTTGTCATCAGTGGAAGGATGGCCTGTTTTCCAATTATACGTAAGCTCTTCGATACCACGGATGGAGGCTTCGGTGCTTTGTACTGTATCGAGGAGACCGGGTCTTCTTTGATATTTGTTTCTCTCGAGAATATGAGACTCAACAATGTCTGTTACTCCTGTTCCGAAGTTAACGGAAGCAGGAACCAATTGATTAACCATTTCGGATATCGAAGCATCGATCCACTTATAGTACCTAATAAACGCTTCCGGATCCATATCTTGCTCGACTTTGTCAAAGAAGTGCTGTCGGACTTTATCTAGTCGCTTGTAATTGTGTCGGTATCGATCAACAGGGCGACCTATCAGGTTAGCAAACTCCTGAACGGAAGAAAACAACTTTAGCATTTCCTCGGATACAACTTGGTTCATGCTTTTCTCAAGCATGTAAAAATTATCACTGACGTCGTCATCTTTAATGAAGTTTATTTGTTCTTCGCCTTTAATAAAGATGTTGTCGTTTGTATATGATATCTCTGGAAGCTCCTTGCGCTGGGCGTATAGGAACTCGTTCTCAATAAATGTAGATGTTGATGTTCCAAACCCATCGCCTTTCCCACGATATTCTCTTCGAATTATGTTGTCGATCCAACCATAAATTGTATCAGATGAGCCACTGGTTATATCGTCGATTGTAAAATCGCCCGAACCATCGGAACCAGACACCGTGTCAAAGTCCCAATTGAAAATCGTCAATTCTTGTGAGGATATTTGCTTATCGGCTATTGTGAAGATGTTCGACCCACGGTATGTTTCTAAATTACCAAAATTCAAAGGATCCTTGTTGTGGGCTTGGATTGAAGCGTCCCCGATATAATCAAACCATGCACGCACAGAACCGATTTGCATATCCGATCGTTGTAAAACCGAACCCGTAAAGTTGGTAGCATGTGCTCCAGCATAAACTCTTTTTGGATTGGACAAGAATGCCGACCCACTAGCGTTTGAGACAGAAGCGGTTAGAAAGATTTCGTTTGCTAACTCATCAAAATTATAGTTGACACCGTAGAATTCGATCGTATAATTTGGAGTAGCATTCGTTACATTACCAGCGTATGGATAGGTATCTGGCTTTACTCTTAGTGCAAGGTTCCAGTGGTTGTTGTTATATATATCTGAGATGTAGCTAGATGTTAAATTGATTGTTCCGTCTTGGCTCTTAATAATAAATCTGGCATCTTTCGATTCTAATTTATCTCGGACAAGATACACCGACAGACTCGCGGTTGTACTAGTTGCCCATGTATAGTCAGAAGGATCGCCCTCTATGGCCTCGTGAAACCCGAAGATAGAAGAAGACAGAAATGGAGTGTTGTAAAAGCCTATATCTAGCTCTTCTTTCTTGTAGGGCACTACTATATCTGCCTCAAGCGTGAAAGCGTTATTTGACCCATTAGCGCTCGCCGTAGAGCCACTTATGAAGGTTAGTGCGTTGTTAGTAGATGATGTCTGATACATCGTCGAGGAGAAATAATCAGGATTGTCGAAATTAATATACTTCTTTTTGACTGATGTTGCCTTAGCTTTATCTGTAAAGTAGTGAGTTCCACCATCGGTATATACATTGAGCTTTATAATCTCATCATCGACACCAAAGCATCTGATCAAGTTTCTTATTGATTTCTCGGTTCCTTTGGTCTTATATATGTTCTCAAGGTTGTTATATATGTTTGTGTAGATAAGGTTCTTTATTTCATTGACGTTGTCGCTGAAGAACTTTGAATCAGTGTTTTTGTTTGCAAATGTCTCGACAATTTCAGAATTTACAAAGATGTCCTTTGTTATGAACCCTTTGTCTGTTAATAGGCGGTTTGCAAATGGAAGAGCTTTTTCGGTGGCTTCTGTATATTTCTTCTTCTTTAAATTAGGGAGGGCTGTTATCTGTGAGTGTAGTGTATCAAAGTAGCTTGAAAGAATTTGTGTGATTGATTTTAAGTTGCCTCCGGACAATTCGTCTTCTGACTGCATCCAATTGGGCAATGAACTGAACAGTGAACTTCCTTGTTCGTTGTCATGGTTGGACCCAGATGTAGTCATCTCGGAGGTTAACGAGGATACTTCCGGATGATCAGAATATATAATTGGATCTCCACCTTCAACAAATGCATTTGAAGACAATGTGAAAGCAGAGCCAGTATTTCTCGCTGTTGATGTGTATCCCTGCCAGTGACCGTTAGCAATCCTTCCGGAATAGTCTAAAACCTTTTGGTCAGTGGATGAGATGCCCACTATACCTTCATTGAATTTATAATATACACTCAGGCTTATATTGTTAGTGTCGTCATCTGTATTCGATCCTCCTCCGACATTCGTGAACCAATTTAAATTGATATCATTTGAAGTTCGTCGGGTCTTCCAATAGCGGAATTCGTCTACTGAGGCAGATAGCTTACCAGCAGTTGCAGCAGCAGCAGATCCGGATGGAGAGGTTTGCAGGGCTCCAATATAGCCTGTTATAAGGCCGTTAAGCTCACCTATCGGCGTTCCAACTGTTTGAGAGAGGTTTTCACCACCATCGATGTAGAAACGCGTTGTGATACCCGTAGAGGCGCTTGTGAACGATACCGCATAATGATGCCAATTCGTAAGAGAAGCTGTGTCTATTGTTGTATCACAAACCGCTTGCCTATAAAAACCAGCAGTACCACTTTGTAAGGTTGCAATAAACGTTGCTCCGGAGCCTCCGGTGAGTTCGAGAGTTAAGCGACCATAGTCAGCAGAGGATGAGGCTTCACCATTCCACAAGTCGAGTATGACTTCTCGTTCTGTGTTTGCAAGGTTGAACGCATCTTTCTTAAGCCAGAATTCGATTGTTGATCCATCAGATGGATTTACTCTCCAGTTCTGGGTTCTATTCAGTGCCGCGTTATACTTTGTAGACTTATCGAACGTAGATCTTATTGGAGAATCTGACATTCCGGCTGATGCTGTATGTAGACCTCCCCATGTTCGGATGTATTCTGGTGTTGCTGTTCCACCATAACCATCAACGATGCTAGTATTATAACCAGTGGTTCCGAGATTGATATACCCTGTTGATTTTGGATACTTGTTTGTAAACATCCACCGGTCCAAATATGATGAAGACTGATGGAAGCTAATTTTCTCCGCTTCTGAGCCGTCGTAAGGATAGTCATCATGTATTCGAGAAATTGAATTAGAATAATACAATTCCGCAGAACCGTATTTAACGAAGTTAGAAGCTGTTGCAAAGTCAATAGGAGGCAAATAAGTGTCTCGTTCTACCACCTCTTTGTTGATAAATGTGGAAGACTCAACATTTGCACTTGCGCTTTGGTAATTCTTGATTGACTTGCCAAATAGATTCTTAATACTCATTATTCACCACTCTAAGTTTATAGGTAAAGGACTGTTCTTCGTATGTTGAAGTATCCGGATCATAGATTGAAAACTTAACGCCATAAGAATAGTTTGGTTCCAAAAACGATGTATCGAGATCAAAGTAGTTGCCGGAAACATCATATGATAATCTCGTTCCCTGAACTGAACCGGTGTCGTATGGTATTACTGGTCTATCATCTATAATTCTATAAACTTGATATGACGCGCTTGGGAAAACTAAACTGTTCGGCACTGATGTGGCAGTAGTATAGATGTTTGGGCACCATTGCTTTTGCCGGGCATACAGTCTTATTCTGTGTGTTTGGTTGTAATAGTATTCATTCTGTTTATTAACGACCGACAATACGTATCGATTAGTATCGGAATTAGCGGCTGGTTCGAACCTATCAATGGTAATTGATCCGGTCTTAAACTGAAGCGCTGCTGTTGTTGCATCTGGAATTGAATTACTTCCGCTGAACCATACATCGTAAATGTTTTCGATTGAGGTTGAGCCCGTATAGGCAAAAGATGCCGAATAAACACCAGTAGATACCCAACCACCAGTAACAGCATATTGATTAGAGGACTGAACTCCTCCGCCAATTGATAATTGCAATGCGCTACCTGAAGGAGCTGTGTTTGCGGAGGACCCTGAGAACAAACTGACCATTATTGGATCTTGCCCTATCGAAGGAATATTTTGCAATCTTCCGCGGACGTAGTTGTACATATAGATTGTATTGAGGTTGTCGGCAGCAGGAGCGGTAGAGCTACTGAGGTATAGTTTTCCTCTGTCGTCTTGCGAAGATGAGTCCCATCGGGCCTCAATGACCGGTCTATCAAAATATCTATTAGTTCCTCTGCCGAAGAACATCTTTGTATAGTATGATAAGTTCTGAGATTCTAGCGAGGATGATAATCTTATCATCATTCCATTGTTGTCTGTGTCTCCGTTCCATAAATTCACCAGAGAAGTAATGTCGATTTCCATATCTTCATTCCCAACGGGGAAATCAGCTGTAAAATAGGTTGCTCCCGGGGCTAAATCACCACCGGGCGCTGACCAAGAAGTAGAACCAGAGCGTTGTATCCAGTTAGACCCTTTGATGTCGTAAGTCAGATCATCATAGTCTTCCATATCTAAACCAAGGCCTTCTTCCCATGCTGCATTTAATTGAATGACCTCAAGGGTATAATCTCTAGGCAGCGTTTGAGAATGAGAGGCGTTGTACATCTTTAGATAATAAGAGGCGCCGGATGGCACTGTACCTGAAGTCCTGTCGGATTTAATACTATCAACATCAAATTGGATTAATACTCGAGCCTTCTCTTTTGAGAAACCAGATACTGATGAGGAGACTTGACCATATATGGTAAAGACCTCTACTATATCGGATTGTCCCATATTAGATCCGGTGGCTCTGGTGCTTAGATCAGATTGAAATGCATTTGTGATGGTATTGTCTTTAGTGGCGAAGTATCTTTTAATCATTATACCAATGTTCCTTTAATATCGATGTTTGGAAATTTCAATTCCATGACCACGTTTCGAGGGGTCTGGATGTATGTTCCGTCTCTGGATAGGGCTTCGTCGAAACTAATTCTAGTTGATGAATAATTGCTCCCTGTTTTTTGGAATACATTGACTTTTTTAACGTCTGCAACGCCTTCAATCTTACCCAATACGCTATACATTCTTGTTATATAAATAGGTTCTCCGATATACAATTGATTCGAAAAATACTCTTTAATCCTATTCACGCATTTACCAATTATGTCTTCGTTCGAAAATCTCTCGTCAACAGTGACTTTAAAATCTACACCAAAATTAACAACCTTGGCATCAAATATATCAATGACGTCGTTTAAGGATTTGTATTGCATGATCCAATTTTTAACATTACTTTTGATTCTGCTGTTGGCTGTTGTCAGTTTCCCGTCGGCATCTTCAGATATAAGATACATGGCAATTCGACGATTTGTTGCACTTGGGTCATTTACGATAGATACTCTCTTAACCATACCAAACTTACTTGGCATATTGTATATCATGGAAACATAATCTTGCTTAGTAACTGCTCTGTTTTGTGTTGAGTAGTATGTTTTAGCTCTTTGCTTCAATTCTTGCCCTGTCATTTGTTCTGTGTTTCCAACGATGGGTTCGTCGTTCGTAACCTCAACTGAATTTATTATATCCTGTACCTTTCCCGAAGCTAGCGATTGCAGGTCATCAAACAACACAATTCTATTTTTTATAGTGTTAATTGTGTTAACTCCGGCATTGGTGTTCGATGCAGTGTTCGATTTAACAACAACTGTCAAAGTTGTTCCGGAAGGGCTAATTCCTAACTTGGTTGTGTTCAGAAGCTTTGCAGGATCAAACGTAAGATCTGTTATTGTCTTCTTTCCGTGCATTTTGATTGCAACTTGTGCAGGGTCTGCTAGTCCTTCTTGTGGATCGTCTTCGGATCCAAAGCCAAATTGAATATAAGTTCCAGTATCGTCCTGTTCTACAACAAATCTTCGGCTGGCCACAAATGGTTTAATGATACTTCTCACGCCATCCGAGGCTGCGGTTGGGTTGGTTGTTTCTTCAAACACAACCTCCTGAGCTAGGTTTTCAACTTCATAGTATTTATTTCCATCTGAGTCAACGACGGACAATATCTCGGTGATGTCTCCGGAACCCAAACGGATCCTTCTGAACCTTTCGAAACTAGAATCCGTCAAGTCGACAGTGACTCTCTGGAGGACACCCGATACTACTTGTCCGAATGTTTTGATTGCGAAGTGTGTGGTTGCTCCGGTTGTAGCATTAAATCGTGCAGCTACAATTTCATTATTACTATCATCGAAGCGAACATCTTCAGTAAGTGTGAATACTCCACCACTGTTGGCTTCAAACGAAGTGCCTTGGGCTATCGTCGGCAGATAAGCAAAATCAGGTGCTGTTCCATTACCGGTTGCTGGTACTAAGCAATAGAGAGTAACTATTCCATAGGAATTTGGACTACCCGCAAACTTATATCCCAGTGCTCGAGCGTGCTTCCTTATATTGTTGAATTCTAATGATGTATCCAAGAAGCTTTCGTTGACTTGATAATCAATGTAATATGACAAAACGTCCCCGACATAGGCAACCGAATCTATCAAAAGTGAATTAATCGTTGATTTGGAAAAGTCTTTCCATTGTTCTGGGTAGTATCTTTTTGCATGCTCTACCAGATCATTCTTGATAGAATCAAAGTCTCTACTAGTGTATTTTATTGGCGTGTTTTTTAATTTCGTCATACAAGACCCTCTCTCTAAAAGATAAATAGTTTATTCATTAAAAGTTAAAGTGTGACGGTCAATTGAAATGTTTCTATTATCTGAGATTCTGACGTTATATATTCCAAACGCACTCCAAGAGTGTTGCTATCAACGTTTTCATAATTAAACTGTATGCTGGAAATTGAAACGTATGGCATGTATTTTGATACCTGCTGTCTTATTCTTGATGAAATGCGCTGTTCGTTGTTCTGCGTCTCTAAATCAAACAAGAAATTAGACATACCTACGCCAAAATCAGGCTCCATTACATATTCTCCGGGCCTTGTCAGCAAGAGCATTTTTAAATTTTGTTGGATAGCGGCTTTTGTTTCACTATCGCTAAATGATTCAAATCCTGAATCTGAGATTCCAATTGGGAACACTATTGAGAGAGACATTATATTTTTTTCCTTATTTAAACATTTTCTGGAATGCACTTAGGCATTCTTCTCCATCCGGATCGAAAGGCTTTATATCAACGATTCGAATAGATTGCCACCACTTTACACTAGAATCTAGATTTAAGAAGGAATTCGGCAACAAGTTCTTTAAGAATTTTGCATTTTTTTGCTTATCTCGCCCTTGCTTCTCCTCGGCAACATCATCATCGGTACGGTACGTGGAATTAAAAGACCTTCTCAAAATCCGCTTGGTATCATTAAACACCCTACGCTTCCAACTCTCTTGAAGTCTCGCGGGGTCTTCTTGAGTTTCGTCTTCATTTTCCTCATCCTTTCCAATGGACTCAAAGAAGCCATAATACGAATATATACCAAACAGCGAGACATATGATCTAGTTGGAAAACAATAATCGAATAATATCTTGAATTCTTCTTCAAGGACCAACTTGTCTATATAGCACTTAAGATCTTCGCCGAAATTGTCATCATCCAAATTAATCTCAGACATCTTCATGTCCATGACATCTTTTTCAAACACCACAACTGGGATTGCTCTATTTCCTACCTCTGGTATTGATAAAGTCATTTCTCTATCATATGAGGACAATTCTTCTCGGAATACCGGGTCCAATTGATTAACTTGCGCATAGAAAGTATCATCAAACTTAATTTTCAATTCGGGAGGCGGGAACTGATATGTTCTTTCTTGCTCTTTTCCTGCTGGGATTTCATATTCGAATTCAGATATTGAGGAGTAAACCAATCTTACCCCAAATTTTATACCAATGCTTCCGGCCAAGGTCCCAGCTACCACAAATGCGTCGCCATAATATTCAGATATCCTTTTATCCGGGTCCAAGTCAGTTCTATTTCTTAATATGTCTTGGAATTCTTTTATATTATATACCTGTTCTGTTCCGTCTTTTTCAATCACCCTCAGGTATCTTTCCAAGTAAAAAATCCCTTCTTTAAGCATCGGAAGTAAATTTCGAAACTTTGATTCTAAAAACTCCGGTACCATATTATCTGCGGGGTCGAAACTATCTTGTAAATACTGATACACATCGTTATATCCAGTTGGAATTGGTAATTCACTGATTTCTATTTCCAATTCATTTAATGGATTTTGTGTCTCAACATTCCTAACTACGTCGAATACTCTTCCATAGTCGAAACCAGTTTCTCCTTCTACAACAGGTTGCTCAATGACCGACTCTCCGGATCTTAGAGAAGACCCTAAGGTAATACCGTTTTTTGATAGCAAATATTTGCTAATATCGTGAACCGTTGGTTGTGGACGAAGGTTGAAGTTGATTTTCTTCATCAACTCTTGCACTTCTTTTTCAATCAATGCTCCGAGAAGAACCTCGGCAGCGGCTTTAGTTTCATGTAGTGTTTTTACTTTCCTAGCCAATTTGATCTTGAAAGGAGTAAGGAAACCCAGCTTAAACGCCAATCGTGCCAATAGGGCTGCGGACACACCTGCGCTATCAATGGTTTCAATATCGATAATACTGTTGTACTCGTCTTCCCAGAACTCACCGAAACCTATAATAGCAGAGCCTTGGAAGATGTCTAAAATATCCGAAAAGTCATATGATCCATCAACGATCGCTTTTGGGTTTATTCTTATTGGGTTGAAGTTTTCTTGTGCTTCTGTTATAATTGCTTTAGCTGCTGTTATCTCTGGTGTCTCCTCCATTAATCCATCAATAATTTGTCGTTGGACAACTTGAGCGGCTTGCTCTAGAAACAACAAGTAATATGTATAACCTTGGACAATATTAAAACGATTGGTCTGGGATATCAGGCCCTTCCTCATCTCATCGACCAGCAAACTGATAAATGTCGAATCTATGTTGTTGGGCGAGAACGCTACACTACTAAACACGGATAATGTCTTAAGAATAAATTCTGTTGCATATACTTTTGTAGTTGCCAACACCACACCTTCCATCATACCATGGGAAGATTGAGCGAAGATTTTATGATAAGGTTGTTCCACGCGACAGTCAGGTGCCAGAGACAATCTTTCATCGAAAGGCAGGTTATCTTCAACTTGCTTAACTCGGTCGGAAATCTCTGATACATTTAGAAATCCATTATCCACGTCATCACAGAGATCAATTTGTGGTATAAATGTCTTAACCATACCAAGCCAGCCACTATATGTCATTGGTTCAATGTAAATTTTTGGAAGCAAATAAGAGCCCCCATGGATAGATGGGTCCAAGAAATGAACTCTCGGATTCTCTGTTGCGCTCTTTCCAAGCACTTTTTCATTTGGAAGATGAGTATATACCCAAGTACTTTTATCCTCGGGGTCGGCATCTGGGTTAACATAATGAAGATCCACAAAAGACAGCGGAGTTTGATCGGTATAACCAAATTTAAACCCAGACGGGATGTCTCCATCGACTTTACCAGCCGCCGCGGTTTTTGTAAAGCCTAGAACCGTTGAGTTAATGGAGCTGTAAACCGAAGACAAGGAGCCGTTGTCATGCACATCTGATCCAATTTTGTTTTCCAATAGCGATTTAAAAATATACGATTGATACGGAAGAGTGTTGTCTGTGTATTCAACAGCGTACTTAGATAAATCGATAGGAGACCGGACAATAATATCAGTTGACCCAGTTACTACTGTCTTGTTATCTCCGAGCTCGGATGGGTCTAGTCCCAGCTGTTCTGCTTCTTTCTTTCTTAACTTCCTATAGAAAGTTTCATCGACAGACACTCTTTTTAAAGAGCCGGTCTCATGTAAAACCTGATAGTTTATTTTGAATTCATATTCTTGATCTTCTTCGCGGTCGACAAAATTCATATTAATTTGCGGCAGTGTTGGGGAACTATTGTATGTTGGGTTTTGCTCGAGCAGTTGTTTTCTCATTCTAATACCAACAGTCTCCGGAAATACTCCGAAAGCCCCATCCATCCTACTGGTGATTAACAAATTTGCATTATCTTTTCTAAATTGCCAAGTTTCATCTGAGTCCGAGTAATCAGGCCAGATTAACGGATAACTTGTTCTCAGTTCATGCTTTGGTAGTCTAAAGTTGTTCTTATCTCTCAAGATATTCCCAAGGACCGAATTTCTTCCTCGGATTAAGTCTCCAAGAAATCTTTTCTCAATTAATTCAAAAAAGTTTTTAATATAACCTTTCTTCTGTGCGGCTAGCTCTTCGTTCTCAAAACTAATGGGAGCATTGTCCTCAGAACACTCGGGTTCTCGAAACAAAGATGCCACAGCTTCTTCTAGAAGACCCTCAGGGCCCTTCTCGGATATCTTGGATAAATCTCCTAAGTCATCTAAAACTCTATCATTAGCTTCATTTATCATTCTTTCAGCAGTTGATTGGTCCAATCCGCCATCTGTTAATAAATTAACCCTATCTTGATCCCATTGATTTTTTTGTTCTTGTGTCAGACATACGGAGCTAAATATCGGGCCGTCGGGTTGAGCATTCACTTGATCCTTAATGGCCGATCGAAGCTCTGGTGGTATATAATTTGCAACAGAAGCAAAAACTTGAGCGACTTGATTTGTTGTCCCAAACACACTTGAAAACTCTGGGCACATGGCATTGGTTAGCTCCGCTATTCTCCGGAGTACTGTTTCGTCCATCTCTGAGGGTGTTGTCGATAATAGACCTAGAACTTCCCTTTTGGATGTTGTAGAGTTTATTGCTTTAAACAAGCATTCGTAAGAATCATTAGAGACAGGCTGCTGATTTATATTGGGGATTTGCGATGGTGTTGACGGTTGGAGACCGGCTGCTTTAAATAAATTATTCTTTGTATCATCTAAATCTTCTTCATTTCCGTCGGGACAAAATGCATCTCTAAATGCATCGTCTAGACCTCCAGAGTTTGAAGCTAGAGATCCGGCAGCTTGAATCGATTTACAAATTGCTTCATCAATTGTCTGCAGCACTTTCATTAATATCTTTGTTATGACTCCGGTGAGAGACTTTTCAACTTTTTCAATGAACTTGTTTCTTAATTTAGTCAACAAGCTCCTATCATAGAAGTTTGAGAGTTTTTTCCCTAATAATTCAGGAACTCCTATACCTACCCCTAGATCTCCACAGGTTTGCAGCGAGAATGTACTCAAAAAACTATCAAGAGGAGGATTGAACATACCTTGGTTTGAACAGTCTGTTTTGTTTAAAATCCTAGGCAACAAGTCTCCTCCCGGAAATCTTTCTAGTATGGACAAAAGACTATCTAACTCTAATAACTTTATCATGTTCTGAATATACGCATCAACAATTAATTTTTGCATATTACCAAGCGCCTTACCATAAGTTCCGGGCTTATGCTTGGGCTTTTTCGACCCTTCGATGACGTCTTGCTGTTGTTCTTCGGAGAGGTCGGAAAATTGCTTTGATAGCTCAGAAATTTCTGCTTCCGCTTCTTGGATGTCGCTTGCTCTGTTTTCTTCTACAAATTCAGCAAATAGATCTTCTTCTTCATGTACGTCGGAAAAAAATTCTTCAACTTCAGCGGCATCGGATGACTCTGATAATGTTTGTCTTAGTTGCTCTAATTTTTCCTTTTTAATTTGCTCCTCTAAAACAGCAATACGTTCTCGATCCTGTTCTTGTTGCTTTTCTTTCTGGACATTCGAACGAGTTAGATAATTCATATATGCATTGGTATTATCCATGGATCCAGAATCATAACCTTCTTCCCATGGGAGCTTAAGATCTCCAAATTCTTTTTTGAACGCATCTCTCAACTTTTGTTGCTCTTGCGGGGGTAGGTTGGAGATGAATATCCCCATGACATCAATGTCCATCTGCTCTAAGGCGACCTGTACAATTTTCTTTAGTGCCGCTTTCTCTGTTGTCCCAGATAGCAAACAACGGAGTGCTTGGGTGGCGAGACCTTGAATATTACATGTGGACATTCTCTGCATGAGTGTTTTACGATCCATATCTTTATCAATAGTACTGAAGCTTAGACCCTTGTATCCAGATTCTACCCAGCTATCAAAATCCACCAAAGATGTCAGAATACTATTTTGTGATTTTAATTCTTCTAGGGCTAGCTTTCTTGCCATTTTTGTGTAAGGATGACTGTTTCTTCTAGTTTTACGAGCGTCTCGGGCGGCTTTTCTTTGTAATTGTCTTTGATCTTGAGCATCAAAGTCATTGAGATCTATTGCTTGCTTTTGTAATCTTTCTATTTTTGAATTCGTCTTGTCTAATTCTTTATTGATCCTGCGTAGATTAACAAAGGTGGTATTATCAGGGGATTGTTCTTGGGCGTAAACTTGCTTCTCTTGCTCTAGCACTACCAATTTGTTTTGCTCTGCTCTTAGATCGGACAATATACGATCCAACTCTTGCTGTTGTGCTTCAAGAATGTTTTCTTTTGTATCCCTTCTAGCTTCGATACCGGCATCTAAATTTTTCTCAAATTCCATAACCTCTGGTTCATTGGAGAAGTCCGCTAATTGCGAACAACCTTTCTTGTTGTACTCATATGACAGAATTTCTCCCAAGGACAGGACTTCTTTGAGCATATAATCATTAAGGTCAAGTGAAAATTTCTTTGCATTGTTAGCAACGCAAGACCCAACGGTATCTTCGATTGTTTCTTTGTTTAGAGTGCCGTAGTCAACCTTTATAAGTGGAAAAGTAAATTTAATTAAAAATTCTAACCATGGATACGATTGTCTTGCTTGGAGTGCTAAATCTATTTCTTTGATCTTGGCAATGTAATTCATTAGTGTGGGATCGTTACTGTATTTAAAGAAGAACCCATCTTCGTTGTTTTTGCCTAATCCTTTGGTGAATTCCTCGTATTGACAGCCTTTCTTTTTTGCTTCGATTTTAGAAATCACATAAGGGTTCTCGTTATCTGATCCGTCGAATGTAATCTTAACTAATCTAGCGTTTTGCTTTGTGGCGCTGGGAGTGTTGGAGCGTATATTCCAGCCATTTTTTTTCGCCAAGGTCTTAAGTTCATTATAGAAAACTTTAACCTTCCCTGCGTACGTTGAGGCGTAATAAGAACTTACTTTCTCTCCATCTCGCGTTAAGCTAAGTTGGCCATTCTGGCTCTCGTCAAAATACGATTGATATTTTGAATAGACACTCATAGCAGTTCTCAGTCGATAAATTTGCGCAAAGAGGGCGCCTATGTCAAGTTCGACTTCTTGCTTGGTCTCAAGTGCTTTGTCTTCTAAGTCTCCTAATGAGGGCCGGTCAGGCACTGCCTCAAATACATATGCTGGAATGACCACGAGGACCTTTAAGAGACCTTGATATGGATCAATCATGAACTCCTTAGCATACGCGTACAGTTCCAGCGCAAATGGGTTTTTTATTGTTGGCAAATTGGCAACAATATTACTGGTTGTCTGCAAGATGTCCACTGGTTGATCGGGAAGAAGGGGATCCGGAATGTTTTGAGCTGGTACCTCGAGGTCAACACATCGCCCTGTTTCTGGGTCTGTGCTGAGTGATTCAAAGATTGTCGTAAGATTACTCGAATTTGCTATTAAATCTTCGGGTTTCATTGCCGTAAGGGTTGGTCCCTCATGAAAAGCGCACAATACTTGGTCAGCCACAAGCTTTCCATATTCCTCAAGCATTAATATTAATGCTGGTTCAATGTATCTCCTGAGAAGCTGTCGACGGGCATTGCCTTCAGGAAAAGGGCCATCTTCTCCAAGAACAAAAGACATCATGTTCTTGTCCATAGTAACGCAAACAGAGTATTCACAAGTCTTTTCATTTAAATACGGCTCACCGACCATCATTGTCCAGTCAGGCTCCATATAATTTGGATCCGGGACACACGTCGGGCAGAATTCTTTTAACGGCTTAGCGTCTGGGGTCTCTTCGCAAACGTCGGTTTGGTACTTTGTAAAATCTGTGTTAGCCATATTACTTTCCTATATATACTGTTGAACTTAAAATTCTATCTGAGAGCGTACCCTTGAGTTCACCATCAGAAGTACCAACATGAGCGAAATCTGATTGAACCGATTGGTATGTCTCTCTAATATTCCCAGTCGTTGTTTTAAAAAACGACGGTATGCTTTGAGCAGCTTCTTGGATACCTTCTGGGCTTGGATTAATTGCAACAACGCCAATGCCTTGGCCATTGTGTGTGTGTAAGGCAATTGCTGTTTTATAATCAACTAAGTTTACTTCCAAATCTTGTATCTTGTTTCTTAAGCTTTGTATTTCGTCTTTTATTTCTGAGAGATATCCTACAAGACTATCTCCTAAAACAGCTGGCTGTGCAGCTTGGTCTGATATTGACGTTAATTCAATTTTAGGATTAACGTTGCTATTTAAACCTACAGTTCTATCTCCGCCTTCTGCTGCTGAGACTCCTGCTACTATTCTAATTCTTTCACGTCCCATTATTAAAGTGTGATCGGCCTTGATGCCAATGCCGGACTTTAATTTGGAAGATATTGCTGTCGCTTCGGTAGACTTTCCTAATGCGAAATAATGTTGGATGTCTCCGCGTTCTGTTAAATAAATTCTGGCACCGTCAGTTATAAAGTTCGCTCTTGTTTGGGTGGAGGCTGTTTTGGTTCTATCTTCGCAACTTAAGGAACCGGCAACGATATCAATTGCCTCACATTGAGTGAAGCCATGACCGCCAAGTCCTGTTCCGCGGTGGCCATAATTATCCTTTGTTAAAACAATCCTCGAGCCGGTGTGTCGGCCTTGATTTCTCTTTCTTGATATAACATATTCTTCATCACCAACAGGGAAGAACGCTGGTAGGCTTTCTCTGCTTTTTGTTAAGAACAGTCCGGTTTTATCAGGAAAGTTAGGGTTATTCTTGATAGTATCCGTTATTTGTTCTTCGATTGACAGGCGCTGTTCATCTTTTAAGACCACATATGCGCCCGAGTTATCTATTTTCTTTTCTTTATCAGCCATTTATTTTTCCTTTTGAGAACACAAATTCACTCTATTCATCTTTACCCGAAATGTATAAACTAATATGTATATGCTCTCCATATATTGAATTAACAGCTCCAGTTTTTCGCTTTTCTTTATTGACAGTGCTGTCCTCGACATTTTCCCAATTAGTGTATCTTATCAAGCCAGCGTTTTTCATTTCTTGCGTTGTTTTAAACAAAAGAGAGCCCTCAGTAAAAGATAGATCATTGGTTCTTAAATCAAACGCTCCTGATCTCATGTGCGCGGACATGTAATTACCCTCACTCATTGCTTTTTTCATCCACTCAACCATTTTGTCTTTATTAATTGGGGATGATATGAGTAATTCCCTGACTTGTGCTTTATATGTGAAACTATTATACTTTGTATCATACCAAGATATTCCATTGTTGTTGACCTGATCTATAACGGCTTGGGCTTGTTGACTAGCGGTTCTTGTGGTGCTAGTGACTACAACTTCACGATTGTACCCTTTGTTTCTCAATCTAGACGTCAACACAGTTAGAAAATCTAGTTCTGCTTGATTTGTTATGGAAACACTGCCCTTTGTTTTGAACCCTGATCCGGAAGTGCGGGGACCCAACAATGTTGGAAGCTCTCCGGAGAATGCGTCTGCTATCGATATGGTATCTTCAGCAGCAAAATTAGCGGTTCCTTTTCTAAGCTTCTTTACTATAGCAATACCACGCCGATCTTTAGTTGTATATCTACATTGATACACATCTCCAACAGTGGGAGGTGAACCGTCAAGAGAAGCCGCTTCGATATAGCCTATCGGGTGAGCATTAATTATCTTTTTTAAAACGTTTTTAAACTTAACAGCAAAAGGATCAGGGAGTATCAAATCCTGAACGCCTATCGGCCTGACTCTTACCAGATAATAAAAATTAGTGTTTGGAATATCTGGCGGTGCCTCTTCTGCAGAGGGTCCTTCGGGAGGTGAAAGAGTTTCGGCGGAGGAATCCTTGAATGGGTCTGTCAATATTATCGCTTCGAAGTTCTCTGGGAGCTTATTATAGATTTTATCTATAATCAAGTCTTGTACTAAATCATTTCTCCGTGATGTACGATTCTCTTTATTAGTTAACTCATTCGGTGTTATCGCCATCATCTTCCTCCGATTTTTGAATTTGATCGAAGATTTGTGCGAAGTCCTTATCGGTTAATTCATCACCGCCTTCATTCTTGGACATGAGAGCACACAACTTTACTAATTGCTCATTTGATCTTTGCAGTGTCTCGACATATTTAGCAAGGGTCATACCTATATCCTTGTGTCTTGCATCGTCAACAGCAAGGTATTTAATGGCATCATCCAATAACTCGCGGGTTATCTCGCGGTCATCTCTTATATTAGCAATAGCTTCTTCAATGTGTTTCTTACTACTCATATCAATAATTAGAATTTAGTTAAATTTTACCATCATCCCAGTCTTTTTTGAAGTCTTTATATCTTCCTCGCATTTTATTTAAGTGCGTTACGACCTGCTTGGTATTCATTCCGGTTAGTTCTCGGAGATATAAATATATCGCTTTCTTATTAAATATCTCAATTTCATCAACAGAAGCTAAAATAATTTTTACGGCCTCATAGACCTTTCGTTCAGCTTCCTTTTCAAAGTCCACATCCCAAGATTCAATTTCCGACCATAGCTTCTGCCAGAACTCGCGTGAGACTCTTTCTTTGTAATATTGATCTCCGGGATCTACAAAGGACGTTTCCAATTCTAATTCAGCATCTTCATAGGGGACTTCTCTTTGAAGTCTTTTGGTGTTCTTTTTGACTTTATGGATGAACCAATTCTTAGTTATCACACTAAAATACGAGAATGCTTTAGATCCACGATTGGGATCATACTTATCTAAAATAGTAGTAAGCCACACCTTGCATTCCATTCGCAACTCATCAATGTTTGGTAAATTTGTAAATTTATATGAGAATACAATCTTATCTACCATTTGATTGAAAGCTGGTTGTATCCAGTCTACATATAATACTTCTTTTTCAGCATGATCATCGCTTGTGCAAAACTTAAGAATTGCCTGTTCGTGTTCCGCCGTAAAATACATCTTGCCTTTCTTGGCTCTCTTGGATCTCTTCCGCATCTTCTTCCTCTTCGATTATTACTTCTAATGGTTCTGTTATGTCTGTGATATCACCATACTCTTCTTTCAATAATGAAACTAGAGCGTTGGTGTGTTCCATTAACATCTTTAATGTTTCATCGCCATAGAACATCTCCAAGGAGTAAACTTTTCTTAAATGTTCTCGATAATTTGCTATCATCTCTACAAGATCCCCGAGGTTCTGTGAGACATATGATAGTCTTTGTGATTGCTCTCGACTAAACCATACCAATAACGCATTAATTGATAGCGAGATTGATAATGTTAGGGCGAGCCAGATTTCAATTGTCATCTTTATAAAATTCCTTTTGAGCCTTATCCTTCATATCCTTTAGAAGGGCCCTATTAGCCTCGATAGAGGCTATCGTTTCCTCGCCTACCTTAGTACCCCTTGAAGGTTCAGAACGCTTAATAAAGGGCATTTGCGGCACTCTATTGAGGCCTACCGCAGAACAGAAGACGCACGACTCTTGTGTTTCATTCATTCCGTGATAGACCTCAAAGTATTCAGAGCACTCTTGGCAGCCGTATACATACTTAGGCATTAAAGATTGCCTTTAATGGTTGGGGTATTTGTTTCGGCTGATGGAGTTTCAACAACTGGCGGGTTCGTAACAATAAGCTGGTTGGTGTCATCGACTTGAATCTGAAACCCGGTCAACATAGGGACAATGTCCGTTTGTGTCATGAGTGAATTCTGGAGCGCCATCATAATTGCTCCTACGGCTTGATTTGATAATGTGTAGTTCATTATATCTCCTTAATAACTTAATACTATTATAACATAGGTTGCGAAGGGTGTCAAGGGCTATTTTAATAATTTTGAAAATTATTTTTATGCCTTCTATAATATAAAAATGGCTTTTCAACATGTTGGTGAGTGGCATTTCCATCTAGAATCATTGCTTTCCATAACATATAATCCTCTTCTGAAAGTCTTGATTTGGGATTTTTTTTATATCCAAACTTTTTTGCTAGTTCAACATTATATAAAGAAGAACCATGAATGTAATTTCCCGCTCTTATATTTCCTTTTTTAAATTGCCAAACATAATATCCATTTATCATTTTACAACTTCTTCTAGAAGCAAATTTTTGAGCTTCGGTTCCAAACAGAATTATGTCATACGAGACAATATCTGAATTAACTTTCTCTAGCTCTTCTAGGGTATTAGGGTGGAGATAATTATCTCCACCTAGCATGAGAGCATGAGTTGTATCTAATCTCATTAAGACATCTTGAAAATTATTTACTATTCCAAGGTTTTCTTCTCGTAAAATTGGAATAATCCCATAATCGCTATATTTTTCTAAAACTTCATCAACACCATCTTTCGCTCCATCGTCAATAACATAAATTTTATCTGGTTTTCTGGATTGGCAAAGGACCGATTCTATAGCTTGAGCTAATAAATGAGCATATTTATAACTAAAAATGCAGACTGAAATTGTTTTGTTCATTGTTACCTTCTGTTTTTTGATATTCTTTTTAAAATTGGATCTTTATAATCTCTCCAGATCTTATTTGAACTCGAAATAGACAAATAAATCGCTCTTCGCTCTCCAAATTTCAAAGGATTTACTGAATGATAAGCATTATTAGATTGTATCGAAGCTAACAGCCTATTTTTTTTAACTTCTACCGTTTTTGTTTTAATTGGATTATAGTTCTCATCTATTTTAAATATTTGATGTTGGCCGGCTGTTATTTCACTCTGATCTGTAAAAAACAACATTATAGAAATAAGTCTGGTGACATTATCCGTATGGACCCCTCTTCCTCCATTGTTGAGCCCATAGCCAGAGAGGCCGACTCCAAAATCCATCCTAGGAAATAGAAAAGTCTCATTATTGACTTTACTATTTCTTGAAATAAAATTACGCAATTCATAAGGC